CCTTCTCTCCTCCCTTTTTTTCTTTTCTCTTTCTTTCTTTTCTCTTTCTCCTTCTCTCCTCCCTTTTTTTCTTTTCTCTTTCTTTCTTTTCTCTTTCTCCTCTTTTTTCTCTCTTAAATCTTTCCCTTTTCAATTTTTTCAGTACTAATAAATTATTCTAAATAAATATCTTCTTTCTCCCTCACTTTTAAAGGAACGCTTTAATTTTTGTTTTTGACTCTCCTTTTGTGCCGACCTGCGTAAAAGTCAAGAGTTTAAGTTGGCAGCAAAAGAAAAAGACAGAGAAATTAATCTCTGTCCAAAGTTTAGAAATAATTTTACTTTGAGTGTTGTAAATTGTGTATTTTGTTTACCTTCTTTGTGCCGCCATCCCTATCATGATGTTTTCTTGGCCCCACTTCGCCCTGCGGGCGAAGATGTGTCCCCGATTGAGTTGCTCCGCACTTCGTGCTTCACAACTAAATCGGTCAGTCCCCTTCGGGAGAGTAACAGGTAAAAAAAAGCAACCTCTTACTTAAAAGAGATTGCTTAAAACACACAACCATTCCCAATCGCTAAGAGAAGGAAGGAAAGAGAAAAAAGTAAAGAAACAATCCTTTATCTCATTTACTACCACATCTCTGATGTCTATTGTGCCGCGGTCCTCTGCCGGCAAAAGTGCTTTTAAATAACAAACATGAGAAATGAGAACTAAGATAGAAGGTTTGTAAGGCGTTAAGAGGTCAATAATATCTCTAACTTCTTCAAAGTGTTCAATCACCATTTAATTCCTCCTTTCCTTTTGTGCCATCAAGAAGGTGCGCCGCCCCAGAAGAGAGGCAACACCCATTCCCAACAAAACATCGCAGGCCGGCACGGGGTAATTGTTAATTTCTAAAAAGTTCATCAAAAAGATAAACAAATGCCGAGTCTGAAAGAAGAGCTAATTCCTCTCCTTTACAGCCTGCTTTCCCTAAAAGACAAGCTAGAATAGACCTTGGACGCCAACTAAAATTGTAGTTTACAGCATCTCTTATTATAGAAGTAAACTGATTTCTGATGAAGGACTTATCTGTCTTGTAGATTGAAAGAACTTTCCTTATGACAGCGTCTTCAGCTAACAGCTTTTCTTCTTTTTGTTGCTGTTGTGCCGCCGCAAGCTCTAAATTTTGATTGAATTGATGAGAGATGTGGTCTTGCTGCGGCTCTACTGTACGATGATGAGGTTCATACTTGCCGATATATTTAAGTTGAGCTTTTAGTCGGTTAGAATTAGGAGCAAGAGGTTTATCACCCTTTTTGGTCTTAGGTAGTTGTGTTTCTGTTTTTTTAAGCCGCTCAGCCAAAGAGCTTCCGATTACCAGCTCTTTTTCTCCTCTTGTCTTTTCTCTAAGAATGTCTAGCTTTCTACCAAAATCATCCAAGTTTTCAACATTAAAGAAGTCAATAGGAGGAATTAGCTTGCCAAAACTTGGGATTGTCAGCCAATATTCAAACATCTCTGCCGACGGCAGAACATCTGTGATGTAAATGCCATATTTAAAAGTTAAAACAAAAATACGTATCATTTAGAAGCCTCCTTTCTACTGTAAATAATTGTTGTTGTTTGCTCATCGAGAGCTTCCCGCAAATCGCCAGAAGTTATTTGGATTGTTTCTCCAATTTCTCTGGAAGCCCAATCTTCGTCTTCTTTAAGGAGTCTCATTTCTCCAGATTTGTCTTCCACAACCACATACGATGTGCCGCCAGAAGTGAATTTATCGACTACTGTTACTTTAAGTTGAATACAAGAATTAATAACTCCAATTTCTGCTCCTATGATAATTGCAAAACCAATTATCATCATTACACACGCCAAAGGATAACTTTTATTCTCCAAGCAAACGCCAAAAACAAGGAGGCAGATAATGAAACAAATGATTAAAGAAACAACAATAATAAAAATTCCAGCTCCAAAACTCATTTCTTATCTCCTTTCATTTGTTGTTTATTCTTGCCGCCGTCCTCAATGAAAAGATACCCAACAATTCCATTTGGAAATACATAATCAAAGATATAGTTCTTTTCATAGAGTTCGTTAAAGGCGGCAAGATAAGTGTTCTGTGACATATTACAGAACTTGTGAACAGCAGAAAAGCTTAGTCCTTGCTCATAGCCGTCCATGTTTTTATTAAGATAACACCAAAGTTTAAAAGCACTTGGGCGAAGCTCATTCATTGCTCTTTCCATTGCTTCAAGGTTCATGTAGGTGTAATGATTATCTTCATCTCTTAAAGCCTTTTTGTTTTTGATTGCTCGTTGATTAGGAACTAAGGTAGGTAGTGCCAATTATTATCACCTCAAAGTTATTTTATTTTGAAGAGAAATAAACTTTGCTTTTAGTCAGAAACACGAAGAAAGCATGAGAACAGATGTCATCGGCATTGAAGAAATAACTTTCTGTGTTTTCAAAGTTATTTAACCTTGAAATAATCTTCTGATAATTTGTTCGTATAGAGAGAGAAGTTTCTTGCTCAGAAAGCCCCTCTTTATGGCATCGCTTTTTCCATTCTGTTAAAAGAATATTAACAAAAGCTGTTTTTGCAGTATCAAAATCTGAAAAAATTTCAAAATCGTATGGCTCACTTTTAAAAACTATATAAACGTCCATTATTTTTCTCCTATCACATCACATCACTGTGGGTGTCTTACTTCTCTTTCATAAAGAATAAACTCCTGTTCTTCAACGGCATAACTAGCCAACCCGACATCATCTATGCTACGTTTAATATCTCCGTTATCAAGTCCATCAAGGTCAGCACGAATAAGCCATGGAATTTCACCATCACTAAAAATGTTCTTAGCAGCAGTTCTGATGTTTTCAAGAAAGCGTTCCTTTGCTTCATAGAAATCAGAATAAACTTCTGGGTTCTTGGTGATTGAGTCATTAATGATATAAATTCTATCCATAATAATTATTCCTTCCTTAGATTAAAGAATTATTGTGCCGCCGCTCTAAAATTCAATTTTGGTCTTGCGGCACGATTTACTTAATTTTTGTCATGTGCGAATGATACTTCCATATCAATTTTAAGTGAGAAATTACTCCCATTCTTTCACAAGAAACATAACGAGGAGAAGGACCACAATCTCTTCCATATATGATTTCATCTTCTCCAAGAGTACGAAGAGTAAAGGGCTGAGAGGAAAAGTTAATTTCACTTGAAGGAAACAGACGATATACTTCTCTTAGATAAGTGTGCTTGGCTTTTGCAGCGGAAGACGTATAGAACTCATTGATTATTGAATTGTTCTTTTCGTTTCTTGAATAAGTAAGAATGTGATAGAATTTCATTTAAAATCTCCTCTCAGTTAAACTTTTGTGCCGCCTTACTGTGGGTGTTTTACTTCTCTTTCATAAAGAATAAACTCCTGTCCCTCAAAGGTATACCTAGCCAAACCAACAGCATCTATATTGTACTCAATATCACCATCGTCAAGCCCATCAAGGTCAGCACGAATAACCCCTGGAATTTCGCCAAGAGTGTTCTTAACAACAGTTTTGATGATTTCAAGGAAGCGTTCCTTTGCTTCATAGAAATCAGAATAAACTTCTGGGTTCATTGTCAAAGTATCGTTAATAATATAAACCATATCCATAGTATTTATTCTTCCTTTCTTATTTTCTATATATATTATACCAAAAATTTTAAGAAAAATCAAGAATTTGCTGTGCCGCCAAAGGATAAAATTCAATCTTGATAGGGCGGCACGTTATTATTAAAAAGAAAAGAGTAAAAGATTACTCTTAAAACTCTTTTACTCTTTTTATTATCATTTCTTCTTCATCATACAAACTTAACTTTATTACTTTTCCGTTTTTAAAGCTTTTAAACTGTTCCTCATTCATAATAGCAATCATATAAGCATCGCCTTTTAAGGAACATTTTACCTCATATAAGACTTCATTATGCTCAGACCAATAAGGAGTTACAGACTCTATTGGATAGGAAGATTTAAAATTTCCTCCGCCGTAAATACTTATTACTATCGTTGCAACTCCTAGGACTAAAAGCACAACTCTAAGTATCATTTCTCTTCTTGCTGATAACGACTGTATTACAATTCCAAAGAGCATTAGGATTATCCCAATAAGCACTCCTATAATCATTAAAGCTGCTCCCATTATTACCTCCGCCTACCTTGCCGCCTAAATTGCTAAACTTTTAAAAATTGTTTAGCATTATACTTACTAATAACAGTGACTGTTATCTTCTTACTTCTTTTCTGCCTCCTTAAAACATATCAAGTATCTTGAACTTGAAGTTTACTTTATCAACATGACAGTGGTCTGTTCTATCCCAAAGTGTTTCTCTTATTCTCTTTAGCAGGTCAGTATAATCAACTACATTCCTGTAAATTCTGACAAGTTTTTCATCAACTCTGTCGCCGCTGTCCTGCCATTTTTCTGGAAACCAAACTATCTCATTTTCAATCTCAATCTCAATATTGATTGGATTTTTGAGATTGTCAAGTCCCTCAATCACTCCTCCAGTATAAACAAGAAGTGCTCTTTCAGTATTTTCTCTTGTCCTCATGTAAGCTCCTTATCGTCGTCAAGTGCTTTTGCTTCTGTAATCATAAGAGTAATCTTAGAAGTTGGAGAAGTACAAGAACCATAGCCAAAGTAATTAAAGTCTTTTAAAGCATCAACTACAGCTTTCCACATAACGTCATCTTCTAAAAAATTAAACTCTTTCAAAGCTGTTTTTTGGAAGAAAGATTTAGCTCCCTCCTTTGTATCAAATGCAAAAACCTCAAAAATTTTCTCAGTATCATATTTGTTATTGATGATAACTGCTGTTTTCTCACTTCTTCGGAGCTTTCTTTGCTGCAACTTCTGACTCATAAGCGTCTGCCTCCTCGTCAAGGTCATATTTCTGAACAGGTCTCTTGCAGTCTTTCTTGTTATACCAAGGTCTTGTTGAAACCTTTACTGAAACAACCACATCAGAAGAGAAACCGTCTTCATCCTTCGCTTCACCAACAACCACACCGATTTCATTTGATGCAGTCTTGCGGCAGCCGTCATATTTCTCAGAAAGATAAGCAACAATGTCCTCGATAAGTGCCTGACGTGCTTTTTCCTTGATAACTGAAACCTTTGTTTCTTCTGTAAAATCAATCAGTATCTTCTCTGCCATTTCACATACCTCTTTCTCTTAGTTTTAAGTTAAATTAATTGGAGAGTCTTTGAAGATTTCTCACTTCTCTGACCCATAAAGGGCAACTTAATGTTGCCCACGGCTCTTAGAACTCAGCAGTATCTTCTGCCTTCTCCTCTCTCTTTGCCTTATCTGCCGCAATCTTCTTCTGCTTTGCAGCCGCCTTCTCAGCATCCTTATCTGCCTTTTCCTGAATGTAATCCTCATACTCTTCCTTTGCAGTAGCAAAATCGAAAGCAGGGAAAGTTCTGGACTTTGTCTTTCTCTCAACGAAATCCTTAGCAGAAGCGTTGATTGTTACGCAAACTGGAGCATCTACTCCCTCTACAGATGCCGTGCCGATAACCACACCAATCTCATTGGTTTTTGATGTGCCGCCAGTACGAACCATAGCAACGTTGTCCTCTCCGTAGATGTCTGTCAGTGCAGAAAAGATAACGCTCATAACGTCTGTCTTAGCATCTGCCTTAGCCTTTGTAACTGGGTAATCCTTTGTGATTTCAATGTTCTTCATATGAACCTCTTTCTCCTTTTAACGTCTGTGGTGACTTAAAGTTGTTCGCCAGATTTTTTCTGACTTCTTTTTTATTTTCTATATATATTATATCAAAAATTTTAAGAAAAATCAATTATTTAAAATAAATCTTTTCTTCTTTTTAAAGGAAGATGACTCATCTAATATTAGTAACTCATTTTTAATTAGTTGGTTTAAACGTTTCTCTGACTATTGACATTGTTTTCCTCCAGAATAATTACCTATACTCTATATGGCATATATCCAACGAAAATCAATTCCAGAAAAATCAATAATATTCTTTTTAAGAATATTAAATTTTATATACCAATATAAGCCGATATTTTCAGGGTCTTTTCTAAACTCATTTAAGGTAATCGTTTCTGTTATTAAAGGAATGTCTGTTAGAACATAATAATCATCTTCTTTCTTTAAAATAGACCAATCTTGTAAAATCTTAACGTATTTAGATAATGTGTTATAGCAAATATTTGGGAAGTATCTTTTTAAGAATGTTATAACTAACTGTCTCTTATAAAGATATAGAAATTTTTCTTTGCTTCTTCATAAGTCATATAGAGGTCTGTAGTTAAAGTGTGGTTGTAATTCATTGTTACCGTATAAACGAAATCCATTCTTTTCTTTCCCCTTTCTGATTTTCTATAATAATTATACCAAAAATTTTTAAAAAAATCAATAATTCTTTAGAATTCTTCACCACAGATTGGACAATAGAAATGAACATCATTAGAGTCTTTTCTAAAACGTATCTTAGGATAATCGTCCTTATAAATTGGTTCGCCACAATTAGGACATTGAACTTCTTCTTCCTCGGGGTCAGCCATTCCATTCTTTATCATTACATAACGCATTTCATCAAAGTAACAAGGCTCTTCTTTCTTAGTAGCATTAGCTTCTTTAATTGCTTCCTGAGCTTCTGAGTCATTTTCAAGAAGTGTTGTTGGTTTTAATATATTCAATCTTCTTATTGAACTCCTTACCATTTACGAAAAGAGAACACTCCCAATCAAGGTCTTCTTCGCCTACACGAGAAACCTGTATTGCTGCCCAAGGGAACTGCTTGCTAAGTTTCCTCATATTTGTACGCCAATCATACCACTTAGCGTCAGAAATAAGGAGAGTCTCATCATCAAGATAATCTACATTGTACCCGCTAATTTGGGAAAGTGGTTCATAAATTTCAGCAACATCTGCCTTTTCATTTTTGACTGTTATTTCAAAATCTGAGTAATAACCCATATTATTTACCTCTTTTCTGATTTTCTATAATAATTATACCAAAAATTTTTAAAAAAATCAATAATTCTTTTACCCTAGGAAAACCTCAATTTCCTTTAATATAATGGTCTTTTTCTTTAATTCTTTACTGAGATAAGTCCAAGTAATCACATTCATATCTCCATCAAGAAAAAGTTGAACGAGATATCCCGAGGCGGCAGTAGCATAAACATCGCAACAGATGTAAGAAGTTACTTCCAGATACCAAGCTAACACTGCCATTCTTCTGCTCTTAAATCTTCTTGGTGTATTATTAGAGTTGGTTAAAACGTAAATCTTCATTTATATCCCCCATTTCCATATATTCCTTTTTCCAAATTTCTAACTTATCTTTTATTTCACCTTCCATGAAGAACATAATATCAAGATATAGTTGCGGACTTATTCTAAAAGGAGGATAAGTTGTTTTACGATGACGATGTGCCGCCCCTCGTAAAGTTGGTAAACCCATCATTTTTCGTTTATTATTTGTCCAGTTCATTGGTTCAGCATAGAAAGCTTTCTTTTTAGCTTCATAGGCATCTTTTTCTGCTTTTAGTTGCTTTTTAATAGTTTCTGGATACATTTATTTTCCTCCTTTCTTTTATATATATTATATCAAATTTTTTGTACATTTTCAACAATTTTATTGTGTCAGCTTACGATAATTCTAAGCAAATATTCCTGCAAAAGTTCGGGTCGCGGCACGTCATAATTAAAAAAGAGAGGCAAACATCGAGTCTACCTCTACAAAAACAGGGGAAAGTATGTGAAAAGATATGTTGTCTCTCAACAACTTTGGTCCGCCACGTTAGATTTGAACTAACAACCTTTCGTTTCGTAGACGACTGCTCTCTTCCAATTGAGCTAGTGGCAGAAGCTTACAACTTATTTTAACGTGTAGTTGCCAAACACGCTTATGACTCTGCTTTCATAAGATTTACAAGAATTAGAGAGAACTTAGTACATCCCTCCAGAAAGCTAAATTCTAAAACTCGTAAGTGAAACGAGTCGTTGCGAACTCTTTTTCTTGCCGAGAAGAAGTTGTTCCTGCTTCTATCTCTCCCTCATTGCTATCGCTCTTCGAGTTGAGGTATCCCGACAAGGACATAAAGCTTTAAGTGCTAAAGAGACAAGCCCTTGATGTGTTATTCTCGCACTGGAACTCAAAGCAGTTCCTACTACTACTAGCCCATATTCAGTAGCCAAATCCTAATTAGCAGCCGGTCGCTAATACCCAGTCTTATGTACCTCACTAAGACCTAAGACCTAAGACCTAAGAACTTCCACCGATGAGAAGTTTTTACGATGCTACGTCATCGCTCCGTTACAGTTTACTGTCTGCAAACCACAGCCTCTTAATTCGCCATATGTTAGCCAGCAAACTAAGAAGAATTGGGTGCAGGGAATAGAGTTGAACTATTATCTTTGGGTAATGAACCCAATATCCTACCATTAGACTACCCTGCGATATTTTGATTTTCTTTCTCATTTTCTATAAATATTATACCAAAAATTTTGAAGAAAATCAAATTTTTGAATGGTGGAGATGGGGAGTACCGCCCTCCCGTCCGAAACACTTAATACCACATTTTCTACAAGCTTAGTAAGTTATTAATCTTATCTTGTTACCGAGAACTCACACTCGTGCCGCAAGAGCAACTCAAAGAAATACAAGACTTAGAACCGAGTCAGTTCCAAGAAAAGAAGATATTTTAAAATCAAAAGACCAATAAAGAGTTACAAATATCTTGAAATTTAAGCTTTATCGGTCTTGCGGCTTACGCCGCCAGCCTAAAATTAGGCAGCAAATCTAACTGTGTCAGTTAATTTTAAAGTTGACTATTAAAAGGTGTCACCTTGCTTGCTTATGAAGCTTTCGATGCTCTGTCGAACCTATATCATCCCCGTAATATTGCGGCATAACTAACGCTTTTTAGCGAAATAAGTTAAGCCGTAGTAATAACCTCCATTATTAAAAGCATAGAATGGGTCTTCGACTCTTGAAATCCAAGCACTGCCTACTTTATGAGAGTAGTAACCCGATTTTGGATTGTAACGAATGAAATGAAAATCACTTTCCTTTGTCATCATCATTATTCCATATTCATTATCTTTAAGTTCATTAAAGTTAGAAATAACTCTAACATCTGAGAAACAAGCAAGAATTGAAGTAATGATTAACTGAATTGCTGCAGGTGTATCAAAAGCTACTTCTCCTACTATATCCTCGAAAACTGACTCAGAATAACCATTACTTTTAAGATTATCAGCAATCGCTGCAAGAGTAGCTTCTTCTTTATCGACAGGAAAGAAACGAGTTATATCATCAGAGTTATCGTCTGTCTCCCACCACCAGCCTTCATCGTCTCTTCTTTCGTCAATAAAGCCATAAGTTGCGAAAGGATGAAGCCAAGTGTAAGTACCGAAAGCATAACCGAAACAATTGTAATTGTAAATATGAGTACAATATGGGCCTCTTTCATGATTGATGTTAAGAACATCTGAAATTGGCGAGATAATTTCTCCTGTTGGAGAGCAACAATTAACAAAACGGCAATCAGACATACTTCTCATTCCTTTCTTATTTTCTATAAATATTATATCAAAAATTTTAAAGAAAATCAAACTTTTGTTATTTTGTGCCGCCAAAGGGCGGCAGATATAACATCAATACGAATTACAGAAATAAAACTCATACTCGAAGTCCTTTACTCCAAGCTCGCCTTCTTCATCATCAACATCGGTCTGAAGAGTTTTGTCTGAAAGCTGACTATTTTCATCAAACCAATCAACGAGTTCAAAGAAATCTATACGACCTTGGAAGAAGAGCAGAGTAAGGTCGATTTTACAAAGACATCTGTGAAGAATTTGCAGATATGCAGGCAATTCCCAAATTGAGTCAAAATAGTTACCTGTACATTTTCCTTCTGGAATAGAACAGAGGGTATCAATCTCTTCCTGATAAGCAGTTCTCAAGTCTTCAAGATAATCTCTAATTTCTTCTGCTGTGATTACGTCATCAAGAACTGCATCAAAATCACCGCAGCAAAGAGAGTCTGAAAGATTTCGTGCCATTGAATAGCATTTTCTCATATAAATGATGGGAAGCGTAATCTTCTCACCATTTCTCTTAAAAGTAATATCTACGTAAGTATCAAGTCCCATTAGAGTCCCTCCTTCTCTTCATCCTCATAAACTGAATAGACGTCGTTTTCATCTTCTGGCGGCACTTTTGTTTGCCACATTAGCTCTTCGTTTTCCAGAAGTTTCTGAGCAAGTTCATCGCAGTCGCTTGAAACTTTCAGTAGACAGAAGATTGTTACTATGAAATTTAAAAGAATAAGTCCTATGATAATCCATCCTAGCATTTTATTTTACCTCTTTTCTTATTTTCTATAATTATTATAACAAAAAATAAGAAAAAAGTCAAAGAACTTATTGTTCTTTGACTTTCTTTATCTTACTTTGCTTTGTGTGCTATTTTATAAATCTCGTCAGTTGAACGCTTAATTTTTGAGTTAATATCACCGAGAAGAGATGCTTGATTTAACCTTGTTCTGTCAAGATAAGTATAGATTTCTTGTGAAACTGCTTTAAAGCCCCTATAAGCAGCCCTTGTAGCCTTAAGACGTGCAATACGTCTGGCTTCATCAAGATTATTCTTATCGCCATCCTTTAAAACAGCAACGCCTTTATATTCCGCTTTCACCTTATTGATAAGAGGACGTGGTTTTGTCTGACTTCTATAAGCCTCTTCCTCTGTAGCAAGTCTATACATACGATATGCAAGGTCAAGAGTTCTATCTCTCCTCTGTGGCAAAGCATAGCAAACAACTGCCGTTGGCATTTCAACGAAATGATATGAAAATTTCATCTTAAACTTCATTCTTACTTCTCCTTTCCAATTACCTCATTGAGCAATTCTTCAAGATTAGTTTCAGATTTTTTAAACTTAGACTCAAAACATTTCCTAAGCATATCAGCCTGAAACTGTATAAGTGGATTATTAAGAGCCTTATTAATATTTCTCTCAACATCTTCCTTGGTTACATTAAAACCTGTAAGTGTATTACAAGCATTAAGTAGTCCTGACTTAGCCCAATAATTTGGGTCGTCAACATTATCGAGAAACTCATTAATGTCAATCTTTTCAATAAGGTCATAAGCTTCGTTCATTGTCATAGACTTCTTTTCATTACTTGGCTTAGCCTTCTGCTCTTCTTTCTTACCGCAAGAACACTTTTCACAAGAACACTCTCTCTTTATCTTTACTGGCTCATCTGGAATAGTATTAACCTTTATCGGGTCTTTTGAAATGGAAGGATAGAAAGAATGAGCAATCTTTCTTGTACTAGCAGTAATTTCTATCCTACCTGTATATGCAGGCTTATCATGCTCTCTCGCATAAGCATTGTAACGAGCAATCTGCTCCTTTAGCTTATTCGCCGCCGCAAGAATATCTTGCTCATAAAGATGAAGCTTAAGGTCAATGTTTGTCTCTTCTTTAGCCTCGTCTGCACACTTCTTATAATCTTCTGACATACACGCATAATAATCTGCCTTTGATGCATAATGCTTACCACAAACTGGACAAATATAACTCATAAATAAATTCCTCCTTTAATTATGCCTGAAACAGGTAGTTCATATAGCCAAGATACTTCTTGTCAACAAGATTTCTATAGCCACAAACCGCCGTCTTTATCTCCACTGTTGTTGTACCATCTTCGTTCTCCTTTATGATTTTCTTCTGAACCTCATTCTCACAAAGAAGGATATTTGTTCCTGGAACATAGGTCATCTGACCTCCACACTTTGGACAACGAGCAAACTGCTTACGCTTCTTTATCTTGCCGTCCTCATTCTTCTTATTAGCCACCTTTGGCTTTCTCTTAATGCCCGTTTCCTTAGAAAGTTCGTCCCAGCAGCCCCAGTTTACATATGTTCTTGCCATAATAGCATCCTCCTTTATTTATCTTAAAAATCGTATGAACGTGAATATTCTTCCTCTGTCTACTTGCGGCGGCGGAAATTTTTATTTTGTTTGCGTTTTTGGTCTTTATCTTCCTGTGATTTTTTACGTTTCTTACGAACGATATTCTTATCAATATCATTCATCTAGCGACTCAATGTCTATTTCCTCCATGTATATGTCTTCTACCTGAATAAAATCGAAATCGTTCATTTTGATTTCTCCTTTCCTTTATTCTATATATATTATATCAAATTTTTCTGAAAAAATCAAATTTTCAGATGTATTCTCCCTAATAATCTTGAGACCAACGCTCAGAATCGTAGCCGCCTATGTCAATGAGAATTGGCATACCTTCTCTGGAGAGACCATAGTTACCACGATGAAGGTCATTAATGTTATCTTCAATTTCTTCATAAAGGTACATTGTGCGGCGTATCCCATATTTTTTTAAAAGAAGATGAAGATAATGAAGAGGAAAATGATTGTAATACTTCTTGTAATACAAATATTTTGCAATTTTTACCTCTGCCGGCAGGGCACCGAGTTCAGCACATTTTTCCTCCGCGTCACCGTAACACTCTAAATTTACAGTGTGGTCAATTTTTTCCTGTATATAGATTGGAATACCATTAAGATTAGTAACATAGATATTCTCTGCGATAATTGAACGGGTATCTTCATTAAAATTCTCACAAACTTCATTCTCTTCATAGCAAACGTCGCCATCAACACCACTTATCTGAGTAAAAGTAGAGTTAATAGGGTCAATCTCATCAATTATATTATAGTGAAGATTAGTAAGACGATACAAGCCACTGAAAGGAATTTTAATAACATAAGGACGATGAACTGGAATAATAACAAGTTTTGTAATTCCTGTTGCAAGAGAGAACTCTTTATTTTCTGTCTCATTCAGTATAATGTAAGACTGGTCATCAAAATTTGTGCAGATTGGCATGTTTTCTAGTTCATCATCACCATAAACAACATCTTCTGAAATATAGAGTCCTTCTGCATGGTCGCCGAGAAGTTCTTCAACAAAATTATAGACATCTTTTACAAGACTTGCAGTAACTTTAATCATCCAAACATCTCCTCTAAATTCTTAATATTAGCATCTTTTGGAATGTCTTTTATTTCGATTGGCTCTATGGTACAAGAGCAGCCGTCAAGATATTCTTCGTATTCAGTAGACTCATAAAAGGCGTCAACAGAGCTTTCATAATCATCATTTTCTGAGTCATAATCACAATAATTATCTGCTGCCAGATAATCGTTGTCATTTCTATAAGTATCGAAATCTTCTTCAACAGACTCTTTCATAAAAAATTCATCTGTATCTCCAAATATATAGTAAGAGATTTCATCTGTGCCGCAATAAGGCGTATCGAAAACTACTTTAACTGCTCTGCTCATTTTTTTTCTCTCCTTTTCTCATTTTCTATATATATTATACCAAAAATTTTTAAAAAAGTAAAGTCCTTAATAGTCATTTGACTACCAAGGACTTGATTATTACAACTGATAGAATCGCATTAGTTGATAAACATCTTCGATATTATCCATCCAGTCAAAGAGTTTACCATCATAAGCGAGCCAAAAAATGCCTGAATACTCCTTCCAACCAAGTTGAGTTATTGCCCAAGACAAAAACTCCTTACGAGTAGCGGTGAGATTATCATTCTTCCACTTATTTACTTTTTCATTCAAATGGAGATAATAGTTCTTTCTGTCTTTAAGAATTTTGCGACAGTTTTCAAAGGTTGGCTTATAAGCAGGAAAATAAGTCAAAAATTCATCAGTATCATTCTTCAAAATCAAGTCATAAATACGACGAGTTGATAGATTATGATTAGATGCCAGATAATGAAGCTCAAAATATTTTTCAGTTTTCATTTTCAATCTTGTGCCGGCCTCCATATCCCAAACAACAATGCCCTCTTGATTGTCAGTTAAAGACTCAACTATCTTCTCACAATCTTCAAGACCAGTAACTTGCTAAGACTTGGCCGCCGGCACGCCAATCTTTTCAGAATAAAGAAGAGGATTGATTTCCTTACCTGTTTCGTTTACTCTTATACCTATCAAGAAAGCACAAAGTTTATCATAACGGCAAACAACCTGATTAAAAGGTGAGCAAATTTCAAAAGTCCAAGTGTAATCTTTGTTTAATCTCTCATAAACAAGACCTTCAGCTTTGAGAGCGGCGGCAGCAAGGTCACCAAAAGTTTTATAGCCACCGACTTCAAGAGGAGAAGAATAAGCAGAGAGATTGGCGTTAGTTGCCATTCTCCATTTACCTTTATACCAATAAAGAGAGATAAGAGTACCGTCCATCTTTTCAGTTACATTGAGATGTTTTGATTTCCAATTTATCTGTGCCGCCGCAGGTTCACCAAAATTGAAGAACTTATCAAAAGAGTGACGAACTATTTTCCAAGTTCCTTTTTCAAGTATTAGACCACGAGCTTCCTTAACGATTGGGTTAAAGAAATCAGATTTCTGTTGAGAATACTTGAAAAGAACAAGGTCATCATCTTCTCTTATAGTCAAGCAATAAGGGGCGGCGGCAAGAACTTCTCTCCAATTTGGCTCATTCTTTATAAAATCTATAATATACATTAAATCACTCCTTAATTAGAACGCAGTTTGTGGAAGATACAAGATAAACTTTCCCGTCTTCTCCTGTGATTTGTAGCTGTTCACCATCGTAGTCCTTCCAACTCTTTATTTTGACCTCTTTCGTTGTGCCGTCAAACATACTGATAATTGCTGTATCATAAGTGTAAGTAGTATCAATAAGTTGAAAATTGCAAGAAGCAAAACTGAGCATTGTGCCGGTGGCAAGAGCTATCATAATAAACTTTTTCATTGAAATTTCTCCTTTGTTTTCTTTGTTTTTTCTTTTCTATAAATATTAGATCAAAAATTAAAAAGAGAGTCAAAGATTTTCTCTTCAACTCTCTTCATTAATTACTTATTCATTTTCCATAAAGCCCTTGTCAAGTGGGAAATTCAGTAGAGCTGTCTGAGGTGTCCAAGATGAAGCAGGTGTTGACTTTGGGGCTGGTGCTGGTGTTGAAGTTGATGCTGGTGTTTTAGGAGCAAAAGGATTATTGCCCATAAGCATCATCATCATAAGAAGGTCATTCTTGTCGCCGCCGTCCTTGTTCATCATCATCATAAGAGGAAACATTGATGAGTTTGCTGTGCCGCTGCTCATCATTGACATCATCATGATATCTCTCATTGAGTCATCATTGCCGCTGTTCTCAAGCATAAGGAATGGGAGCATTGAGCCAAATGGATTAGAAGGGTCTGGCTTGAAGTTTTCCATTAGAGTAACAAGCTTTACATAGAATGAGAAGCCGAAGATTGAAGTCTTAGGGATAAGATTTTCGATTGTACCCTTTCTTACATTAATTGCAGAGATATGAGTATCTGTGATTGCCTTTACAAGATAGTAAACTTCATTGTAAACGATAGTATCGCCCTTCTTAAGGTCTTTTAGGGCAACAGGAATACCATAGACGGGTATGTCCATTACAAGATTGGCTACATCTGTCGCCACAAGAGTGTCTACATTGTAAACAACATAAGAGTTACTATCAGTCAAAAAGGCGAGGCCGCTTGGGGAATACTTGATAGTACCACTTGTATATCTACCGATAGAGTCACCAAAAATTTCTTTCATATTCATTTTCATAGAATTATCCTCCTTCTTAAAGTTAAAAGGCTTTGTTGTTGCTGTTATTTTTGCTTCTGCTTGAGTTGTTATAGAGCTTGGCTGAATGAGAGATGGATTATCTGTAAGAAGAAGAGCATCATATTTATCTACAAAGAAAACACTTTTTTCATCAAAATCTTCTTCTAAATCATTTATTTTAGAGTGTCTGTCAATACCAGAAAAATTTATATAGTCTTTAATATGACAAAAACTTATTGGTCTATGATATTGAACATCTTTAACTATCCAATTACAAGAACCTCTCTGTAAGAGAGATTTAACTGAATTATTAACATCTTTCTGAAAAAGATAGTCCTTAATTTCAAATTCATCATTGATTGCAAGGATATTTTCTTGGTCTTTTATTTTTTCTTTATAAGTTTTAGTATCTATACTAAAAATAACATTTTTATATTTTCCTGTTTTATCATCACAAATTATCCATACACAATTTTTCTCACAAAATTCATATGAAGTAATACGTTCTTTTGGTTGAATGAGAAAACTAGATACGATACATTCTTTATCTATATGTTCAACATAATAAAGATGAGAATGATTGCTGTTTACCGCTGTTGTAAATTGAATATAAGATTTTTCTGTTAATTTAGACCTAATTTTTTCTTCTTTGATATCTGAAGTTGAAAGATAATAAATCGCTTTTTCTCCAAAAATAGTTGATTTATTCCATTCATTAATTTGATAACAAGAAAGTTTTAAATATTTTTCTCTGCTTTTGTATTCCCAATTTGTTAGTATTGGAGAACCATAAGCTGGTCGTTCAACAGATTTAACACATTTAACTTCCCATGCATCTGCAACATAAGTAGAATAAAGCTCTGCTCGTTCTTTTGGATTACAAATTTCGGGATTAAAAAGATTAATACACTTAAGGATATCTCCTTTTACAAGTTCTTCTTGAATATTAGAAAAATCTGTATTTTGAATATAACAGCAAAATTTCCAGCCATTTTTTTCATCAGTGCCGCCAAGAGTGATTTCATACCAATCTGGTTCATAAATTTTTGAAGATATTTCATCTGCCTCTTCCCAGTCTACAAGATAAGTTATAGAGCTATTTAAATCTGCATTATTTACTGTAGGGTCAATACTAAGTATTCTATACTTATGTGGTTTTGAAATTACTGTTGCTTCATTTATATTGGCTGGGTCTCGTCCATAAGAAGCTTCTTTAGTAGGAACAATAAATTTTGCGTTCTTATCAGCAGATAACTTATAACTTTTTTTCTTTAGAACAAAGTAAGATTGAATATCTTTTGTATCTACTCCCTGTAAGAGAAGTTTTTCAAGGTCACTTGCCTTATATTTTTTAATTTCTTTGTTCTGTTCTTCTATGTCTGTTGAGAAAAAAAGATACCTTATCTTTCCATCTGGAGTATATGTTAGTTCAACAAAGGATGGATTATTAATATAATAAACTTTTTTATTATCATCTTCTATGATAATTTTTGTAATTTCGTTAGATAGTCTATCAAGTTCTGTCCTTTCACTTTCTGTTATATCAAAAGCAATACGAATCAACGGTAACATTCTTGTATAAAGAACTCCACTTGTAGGTTTTCCATCTATTTGAGAAACATTCCCAACTATATCATAAGTTGACTCTGGCTTAATAATCTGATAATCAACACCAATAATTTTAACTGCCTGATTTTCAGTTGATGTTGTCTTTAAAAATGTTATAAGTGCCATTTACTTCCTCCTTCCTTATTTTCTATAATAATTATATCAAAAATTTTTAAAAAAGTCAAAAAAATAAAGGGCAATCAATATAAACTGATTGCCCCAAGACTCTATATATATATAAATTCTATTATATCATTTGAAACCATTTATTCAAATCGCTGCAAGAGTCTTAAACTAGATGCCTGCCACCTGGGACTTTATTTATCATTCGGGATAACACCTATTTACTATTCAGAGTAACACCTAGATAACTTAGGAGAATATATCTCTCACTCACTTTTCGCTCCGAAGAACATACTTTGTGCTAAGTCATCGACGTAAAATCTTTTACATATATTTGATAAACTTTCCATTTGTTCAAATGGTTTGCTGAAAGCATCTATATTTTATTTAAAGAAAGTTATACAGCGGCACAATAAGTACCGCTATTAACTTTACTTCCAAGAAAAAGCTGATTGAGTAAGGATTTCCTTCATTGCCGTATAAGCATCTTTTTCAATCAGAGAACAGAGGTTCTTAAATGGACCTATTCCAGAACCGCTAACATAAGCAACATTCTCATCAAATGTGCTGAGGGTTGTGTTAGAACGACTTTCAACATTCCAAAGTATAAGCTTTGGCATTGTAAGTCCTGCTTCTTCAAACTTAGCCTTCCATTTTTGAGAAATTGAGGACGTATATGTGCCATCATACCAGTGGTCAATCTCCATATCACTTATAACAACAAGTGCTTTTGGTGATTCTGAAGACTTAATTGATGTCTCATAAATTGCTTCAAAAGCAGCATCAAGATTGGTATTAAAACCTATTGGTGCTGTAAAAACCCTCTGGAGTGCTTCATCAAGACTAGAATTAGCTCCAATATCAATAAAAGCTGGCTTACCTGAAAAAGTCATAAACAATCCCTTATAAGCTCCCTTGTTACGCTGAGCAAAATAGGTTGCAAGTCCAATAGAAGTTGCAAGTGGTCGATAGCCATCAATCATCATAGACCCAGATACATCTGCCATTACAACAACATCGAACTCTTCATTGATATAATTTGGAAGTGCTGCCCACTGCAGTTCATCAACCTCTGATGGCTTATTATCACATCTAAGGCAATCACTCTTATTATACAGAAAACTATAATGCAAAGCATCCTTAATTATTTTCTGAATAATATCATATGGATAAAGAGTTCCAGCATTGATTTTCTTTTCTCCAGACTTTACATCTTTTAGATAAGCAAAAAATCTTTCACCCTCATGGTCATGAAAAGCCTGTTGATACTTTGTCATTGCCTTTGCTGGTACAGCAGAAAAATCAATATCTCCCCACTCATTAGCACTCATCTTTTTTTCAACAACAGACAGATATTGTCTAAGCTTTGAAAGAGTTTTACGATAAGTACGAGGAGTTAGACCAAGACGTGTAATAGTCTTGTTTGCAAGACGTCTTGACTCAGCAGAAGAAGTATTAATGCTCTTAAGCCACTTGGCCATAAGACTAATTGGTCTGTTATTCTTCATATTATAAACATCAGAACGAAGCTGCTGTTCAATGAAGTTCCACATATCCTTTTCAACAGGAGTGTTTTCAAAGATATAAAGGTCATCCCACCTGCCGCAGTCCACAATAGTCTGAAAATTACGAGCGACTTTACAAGGGTCGATTTCAGCAAGACTTTTAAGCAAAATTCTGCCAATTCGTCTTTCGCCGCAGCCACCATCTCTGATATTTCTTACATAGAGAATAAGATTATCTGCAAGCTCCTTGTCTTCAACTCGTGCTGCAAGCCACATCTTTTCAATTTCTTCTGCTGATGCTCTACGCTTGCCGCCAATTGTTGAAAAAAGGTCAAGCAATGCTCCACCATTTGTAGAAGAAAATGCTCTGCCGCCGTTCTCTGTTTCTTTGATAAGAGAGTTCTTTTTAAAAGTATCTGTAAATGCCATTATTAATTCCTCCAAGATAAGTTATTCAAGTTAATATGCTTTTAAGCTGTCTTTATCTTTTATGTATATATTTAAAACTCTGAATTTATCGGAATTTTATATAAGAAAATATTTCTTCAAGTTATCTTTATTTTCCATGAGAGCATCGAGATAACGAAGTATTATTACCTCATCAGGAGGAGATATTTTATAGATTTCATCAAAAGAACGAAAATCATACCATCCTTCACCATAAAATTCTCCATAAACTTTATCCTCTATATCCCAAGATTTAATTGATTTAAGAAGATTAAAAGCTTCTACTGTTCTGATATAGAAAAAATCTAAATCTGCAACAGCATAATAGTGACCAACATTAAGCTGAGGATGCCAATATAAAATTTTAGGCTCTTCTCTGTGAACTCTACTAGATAAATAAGTTTCAAGATTCATTGAAAGCAAATCTATACGAAATCCTTCAAAATTTCTGGACTCTGGCACTTCACTTATTTCAGCTTTTAAAGCCTCTTCAAAGTCCTCGAATTTCTTACCATTCTCTGTTTCATAATAAGGTTTAATTATCATTCAGATTTTCTCCTTTCTGATTTTCTATAATAATTATATCAAAAATTTAAAAGAAAATCAAATATTTAATTGTGCCGCCTATCAAAATTTAATTTTAGTCTCGCGGCACGTTAAACTTTAAGAGTACAACTTGTATCTGTTTTATCTACTGAAAAGAAAGGTATTCCAAGCAATTCAACGATTGTTCGTTCAATGACACAGCCCGCTGATTGCTCCCAACCTTCCGCAAAATAAACGCAATCAGCTTCACTCAAACCATTTGCGATTGATTTTCCAAGACCTACTAGATACGAGTCCTCTGGAATAAACCAATCAATGATTTCAACCTTAATAGGATTTAAACGATTACGAATATCCTGTACAGCTTTCATTAGAGAAAGATTAATTTCTTGCTTTGTCAAGCCTGAACAAGGATGCGATATAAAGACTTTCATAAATAAAGCTCCTTTCTTTTATGGTTATTTAATACAAATAATAAAATTTTTAACTTCTTAGTATTAAACAACCGCTTGAAAATTGGTCTTATTCCCACTTTACAATTTCTTTTTTATAGTAATACCTGTAATTTTTTTAAATATTTTCGCATCAAAGTTTGGAAGTGTCATAATAACATTCTTTTCATAGTCTGAAAGACCATGCCACCAAATTTTCATACATTTTGTTTTATCAAGTTTTTTCAAATAACCGCCTGTTGTTTTATATCCAGGATGTAGTTCTTTTTCTTCATCAGTCATGTTGTTAGAACAAATCCATTTAAAAAAAGTATATTGAGCTTCGCTTAACAGACGTGCTGCTTCTGAAGTTCTCCAATCTTCAAAAGTCCAATCAGAAGGCTTATTAAACATAAGAATTTTTGACTCTTTTGTGTTAAAACAACCATTTGAAAAGTTGCTTATATTCCAATCGCCGCTATTGTAATCACCACTATTACAATTACCACTATTCCAGTTACCATAATTGCAATCACCACTATTAAAGTTACCGCTGTTATAAGTACCAATATTCCAATTCCCAGTATTGGAATGACCCACATTGTGGTCCCCGCTATTATAAATACCAGTATTATAATCACCACTATTGTAGTCACCGCTATTTCCATGGCCAGCATTGTAATTACCACTATTATTGTCGCCGCTGTTATAGTCACCAATATTACAACGTCCTGTATTTGCCTTTCCTATATTAATCATTTTCAAAGCTTCTTCCCATGAAAGTTCACGGACAATTTTAATTTTATTAGTACAACACTTACTTGTATTTGGCTCTATATTAATATCACCCAAAGCCTCAACTTCAGCAACCTTATTATCAGGGTCAAAACGATAATACTTAAAACAATCTTTTAACTCTGTACAAAAATGAAAACCTCTCTTACAGTATAAAGGAATTACATTTTCTTCAAACGTCTCTCCGACTGCATATTGAAAGCCCCTACACGTCCAATCGGGATTAAAAACTTTATAACCTTTCATTACTTTATAACTCCTTTACTTTTATGATAAAAAATATTTTTTGGAAAGAAATTAAAATTTATATCTTTTAGTTAAAATGGTACAGGTGGCGAGACTTGAACTCGCACGGATTACTCCATTAGAACCTAAATCTAACGTGGCTGCCAATTACACCACACCTGCTGGTACAGATAGTGAGATTTGAACTCACACGCCTTATGACAAGGGTACTTGAAGCCCTCGCGTCTACCAATTCCGCCATATCTGCTTGTCTTCTTTCAACCCCAGAAAGAAGGCACGACACTTTATTGTCACTTCCCTACACATTAGGGCAACTACTGCCGCCCCTCAAAGGTGTCATTTTGTGGAGACACAGGAAAGATTTGAACTTTCGGTCAGCGGGTTGCGGCCGCTTGCCTTTCCTCTTGGCTACTGTGTCATTGGTGGAAGAGACGGGACTTGAACCCGCACGGAAATTAATCCAAAGGATTTTAATGGTGTTGAACATTGGTACTGCCCCAATCTAAGACTTTATATCCAACGTCCTTTGTGTCTGCCAGTTCCACCACTCTTCCAAATTGAGAAGATAAGTGTCTAGCCACACGGCGTAACGTATCTCCTTTAGTGACGCCGATGCCGCCAAACTCTCTTCTTCTCTGAGCCATCTTTAAACTGACGCTCTAATCAGTACTCTTCTTGTGGGTCTTCTTTTAATTGGACGCCCTACCAATAACCTTTTTGGGTAAGGTCTTACCTCTCTAACTACTTTCGTATAAAAGAAAGTAGTCGCTTTCCCAGAAAAACTTGAACTCTTTTACAGTTGTTCCCACTGGATAGTTCCTCTCCACTATCAAAGTCGGTTGTGCTGGTTTTGTCCTACCACCAGTAAGCTAGTCTTTTATTTAGTAAAAGACACCTAATTAACACGACACTTGAATTATCAGATATTACAAACCAGATATATAATATTTTGCAGTCAGATGTCGTTATGAGACAGTTTTAAAACTTACTCAGGTTCATAACAAGACCCTAATTTATAATAAATGCTTATATTATTTGTTCTTCTATTAAAAGAATTGCAGAAAGGGTCTTTTACTTTTATATATTTATTCTTTCCAAGAGATACCACGTTTTATATTAGAAATAGTATATATGGAAACTCCAAACATCTCTCCAATTTCTTTTTGAGTCATTTTCTTTTCAGCCAATAAGGCTTTGATTTGATGCACCTTGTCCCAATCAAGTTTTCCTGTCTAAGCCCTACGACGCTTTTCATTCCATTCTTTTTGAGTAATAGGAGAATCTCCCTCAAATGCCCATTTAAAACCACTTGCAGATTGAAATTTTTTCTAACAACATTTCATAACACTTTGATTATTAATGTTCAATTCTCTTAAAATTTCTTTACAAGGGTTCCAAGTATCAAGATACTCTCCATTAAGAGTATACCTACATATTCTCTTATAAGATGCTCTTTTTTCTAAATTCTTAGTAGACATTGCGCCAAGACACCTACTACGTCTTCTTGACTCAGTAATAGTATAATTTTGGTAAGTAGCTAAATAATTGCTAACTGTTGACCGTGAATATTTTGTAATTTCAACAATTTGACCTACTGTTTTACCTTCATCCCATAAAGAATAAATTTTCTAAACATCAATATAACTAGCCGTATTGTCTCCTTGACCGCCTCTAGTCATATTATATCCTTTCTCATAAGAATTATAATAAGATATCCAATAGATTTCTCGTTCATCCAGTTTATCAATATCGCACTCTTCAATGACTTCAAAAGAAAAATTTTTAATGCCATATTCTCGAATTTTTTGATATAAAAGTGTAGTTTCGTTTAACCTTTTGGAGGCTGCTTTATGATAAGCTATTCTACGCTCAATATTCCTAGACTACCCAATATAGACTTCCTAAGTCAACTAATTTGTTATCTTATAAATTCCTGTCATTTTATATTCTCTCCTCTCCTTTTATTTGCTCACTTTTAAACTAAAATTAATCTTCATAAAGAAAGAAGAAAAGGAAGGATAGTGAGCACCTTATTCATAGAGTAGCTAATTCTACTATCTTCTTTCTTTATGTCGATGTTGGTTAGGGAGGTGAGATTTGAACTCACAACTTGCTGTTTTAGAGACAGCCGTTCTACCACCACAATTGAACTACTCCCCAATATCATATTTTAAACCCTTTCCAAAAAGGAAAAAGCGGCAAGGATTAAGCTTATTATGCTTATTCCTCGTTATGACTTCTCCTCACAAACTAATGTAACTCTTTCTAAGGAGTTTTTAAGAATAGACCACATCAGAGCATCTCTTTTATTTAGGTCTGCTCTCTTAATAACAGACCTAAAAGACTCTCCACACAGAAAATAGTAATATTTTCTATCGTCTAAAGTTGCGACATTTCTAATTGCAAATTCATAAGTCTCTGCAAGACTATCAAATTCTTTAGAAATGATTTCTTCCTTTTCACGATAATTAAGTCTTATCATAAAATACTCCTTTCAAAAATGAGATACTGGTATAACTGAAAACTCGGATGGTTTAAATAGGTGTGATAACCAACAACATCTTGATTATACAGTTGTATTGCTGCATGAAAATTATATTTATAACAAACATATTATTGCCTGTTATAAGGCAGCAACTTTCTACACTTGAACCTATTCTGAATGGCTCGTTTTTCAGTTACTGGTTGGAGTGACAGGTCTCGAACCTGCGGCCTCGTACTCCCAAGGTACGCGCTCTACCAACTAAGCTACACCCCAATATTATGATGCAAAAGAAAACTCCTTACATCAATTTTTGGTGACACGTGGGAGATTTGAACTCCCGACTTCGCCGTGAAAGGGCGATGACTTAACCACTTGTCGAACGTGCCATTGGCTCTCCCTGTTGGACTTGAACCAATGACCTACGCATTAACAGTGCGTCGCTCTACCGACTGAGCTAAGGAAGAATATAGAACTCTTATGAGTTCATTTATGGCTCTCCCTGTTGGATTTGAACCAACGACCGACCCCTTAGAAGAAGGTTGCTCTATCCAACTGAGCTAAGGAAGAATATTAGACTCTTACGAGTCTATTTGTGGCTGGCGAGGAAGGACTCGAACCTTCAACACTCAGATTCAAAGTCTGATGACTCTACCAATTGGTCTACTCACCAAGATTTAGTTCTCTAAACTTGCTTCCACATACCTTACACTAACAGGTTCTTTAACTTCTGATGTCTCTTTAACACCAACTACTTTTACTCTTGTTCCGTAACAAAGATAATTGTAGTCATCGTCCATAAGACGAATAATCTGACCGACCTGCGGCACAGTTTCCTCTCTGTTAAGAAGATAATCATAAGTTCTTCCTTTGAAGACTTTATTCCTGTCTTTGAATTGTACTGTTACAAACATTTAAAGAACTCCTTTCAAGATACCTTTATCGCACTTTTAATCCCAAATTAAACGCTTAAAGTTTTTGCTGAACGTATCTTATCTTTTCTTTTTACTATAATAATTATATCAAAAATTTTGAATAAAATCAAATTTTCAACTTATTTTTATATCAAAATTAAGAAATAAATATTTATTTAGTTAGTTAGTTATGTAAATCTTTATTTACATCTATGCCTGTAATTCTCTTAAAAATTATTGCGTCAAAATTCGGAAGTGATTTGACAATATCCTTTTCACATTCTGATAATTTATCCCAGAAAAGTTGATTACTTTCAAGATTATTCTGTTTTCTTAAATAACCACCCAGTATCTCATAATCAGGATGCTGTTCTTTTTCTTCCCTAGACATCTTGATGGCAGGAATCCATTGAAGAGAATTGTTATGAAGTCTATCTAATATAATCATTGCTTTTGAATGATACCAATCTCTGATTGTCCAATTAGATGGCTTATTAAACATAAGAATCTTCGGCTCTTCTGTGTTAAAACAGCCACATGAACAGTCAGTATAGTTCCAATCACCACTATTACGATTACCAATATTATGATTACCGCTATTATCATTGCCATTGTTGCAGTAGCCACTGTTAGAATAACCAATATTATTAAAACCACTGTTACGGTTACCATTATTACTGTTACCACTATTATAATAACCAATATTACAACCACCGCTATTATAATCGCCAGTATTGCGGCCACCACTATTATATTTGCCCTTATTTCTATTACCACTATTAGAGTCGCCATTATTACAAATACCGGTGTTATAATTACCATTATTATAACTACCAGTATTATAATTACCATTATTATCAGTACCAGTATTACCGAGTCCTGTATTATTCTTTCCCATATTGACTTTTTTTAGGACTTCTTCCCATGATAATTCACGGATAATTTTAATTTTATTGGTACAGTGTTTCCTTCCTTCTCCTTCTGTATCAATCTCACCGAGAGCTTCAACTTCGGCGACTTTATTAAGAGGGTCAAAAGCATAATAGTTAAAACAATCTTTTAACTCTGTACAAAAATGAAATCCTCTCTTGCAACAGCGAGGAGTTACATCTTCTTCATATGTCTCTCCAACTGAGTACTGGAAATCTCTACACGTCCAATCGGGGTAAAAGACTTTATAACCTCTCATTTTAAAGCTCCTTTCTTTTTTTCAAACTTGGTGCGTCTGAAGAGATTTGAACTCTCGACCTTAGCATTAAAAGTGCTCTGCTCTACCAACTGAGCTACAGACACATTTGGCAATCTTTTTTTTCGATTGCCTTTCTCATTTACTATAATAATTATATCAAAAATTTTGAATAAAATCAAATTTTCAATAAAATTTATATTCACATCAAGAAGTAAATGCTTATTTAGTTACTTGAACCTTTATTTATATTAATTCCTGTAATTTCTTTAAAAATCTCTGCATCGAAATTTGGAAGTGATTTAATTACATCCTTTTCATGGTCTGATAGATTATCCCACCAAAGTTGACCACATTCAGATTCATCAAGTTCTTTCAGATAACCACCTGTTGTTTCATATTCAGGATACTGCTCTTTTTCTTCATCAGTCATATTCTCAGACCAAATCCATTCGAGAACATTGTGCTGAATTTTGTTCAATAGACACCTTGCTTCTGAATCCCACCAATCTCTGAAAGTCCAATTAGAAGGTTTGTTGAACATTAAAATCTTTGATTCTTTGGTGTTAAAACAACCACTTGAAAAGTTGATCTTGTTCCAATCACCGCTATTGCAATCACCGCTATTGCAATTTCCGCTATTGCAATTTCCGCTATTGCAATTTCCACTGTTGCGATTACCGCTATTGCAATTTCCACTGTTGCAATTACCGCTGTTGCGATTACCGCTGTTCCAATTTCCGATATTGCAAAGTCCTGCGTTGGCTTTTCCCATATTGACCATTTTTAGAACTTCTTCCCATGAAATCTCACGAAGAATTTTTATTTTGTTGGTGCAGTGCTTACTTCCATCTGCTTCTGCATCAATTTTACCAAGTGCTTCAACTTCTGCAACTTTGTTATTTGGGTCAAAAGTATAATAGTTAAAACAATCTTTTAACTCTGTACAAAAATGAAATCCTCTGTTACAACATGAAGGTGTCACATATTCTTCAAATGTTTCACCAACTGTATATTGAAATCCTCTACACTTCCAATCAGGGTTAAAAACTTTATAGCCTTTCATTCTCAAAACTCCTTTCTTTTTTTCAAACTTGGTGCGTCTGAAGAGACTTAAACTCCTAACTTTAGCATTAAAAGTGCTCTACCGACTGAGCTACGGATACAAATTTAAGGCATCTCACCTTTAAGGGATACTCAATGGACTTCATTAGCCACTTATATGACTTTGTCGACATATCTTTGCCGCCTCATACCACTTCCGAGGACCGAATTAATTTTCGCTATGTGCTTCCCATAGACTTACGAGTACAATCTTACTCTTTCTTTCTTTTACTATAATAATTATAGCAAAAATTTTTTAAAAAGTCAAAAATCTTATTCACAAAGTTCTTCGTAAATTTCCTTTTTTAAATCTTCATCATAGTGATAAAAACCAACTCTGTTTTCTTCAATAAGTTTTACATATTCCGCCCAGCAATCAGGGCAAAAAATCATCTCTTGGTCTTTAGAATGAAACGGTTTTGAGCATCTTTTACAAACCTTTTCAAAAATAACTTTATTACTTCTTTTCATTTTTCTATATTTATTATATCAAAAATTTTTTAGAAAATCAATTTTCTAATTTCTTAGCGTAAATATAAATTGCCGCCCCGTCCTTTCTGATATAAACTTTACCAAAAACAATCTCCTTTGGTCCTATACCATCACAATATTCTATATCACCAAGCTTATCAGCTTCAACAATATCCTTAACAATAGCGGCTCTCTTCCACAAAGTAGTATCAGAAAAAACTTCCTTCAAAACTTTCGTGCCGCCCTCTGCATCTACTTCAGCAAAAGTCTTGATTGTAACTCTTACTTTCTTCTTCAAGCAAAGTCCATAATTATCTTCTCCCATTTATAAAACCTCCTTAATCCCAAAGTGACTGATAATAAGTAACAAATGCTGCCAGTCCTTTCTTAATCAAAAGTTCTCTCCTACAGTTTTCTTTACTATATTCTTTATAGGGAAGTCCAAGAATTGGTTCTCCTTCATCAATAATAAAGCAAAAAGCCTCAATCATTTCGTCAAGAGTTTCTACCCACATTGCATCTGCAAGTTCATCAATATCTGGTATCTTTGTAATATTAGCAATCTTCTTTGCTTCATCATAAAAGCTTCCAGGATACCCCGTATGATTATCTCTCAGATATGCAAGTCGTGGAGCGATAAAACAAGCAATAACATGGTCTAGTCCCCAGGCATCAGTAAAAGAAAAGCCATGTTCTTTTACAAATTCTTTTTCTCCTTCTATCACTTCCCCTTCCCCTCTCTGTAGTGGGTCATTCTTGGTTGAATAAGGAGGATGCTTTTCAATCAATTCTTCAATTTCTTTCAAAGTTCTCATTTTCTTTACTCCTTTTTTATTTATTATAATAATAACAAAAAACTTTTAGAAAATCAATCATTTAATTCAGAACTTGTTGTCATAAATATGCCATCTCTTGTTCTGAACCAATCTGTTACTGTTATAACCCTCTCTTTTGGCTCAACTTCTTCAATAGAAGAATACCAAAAGTTGTCTTCTTGCATTTCAGTTAGACCTCTTTCCCAATGAATAGCAAAATATCTGTTACAAAGCTTTACAATTGTAGTCATTGGTTGTGTCCAACGATTAAGCCTCCCCGAGACAACTTTATACTCATAGTCATAATCATAAACAAGATTTTTTATCTCTGACTCACTAAAACATTCACCTGCATCTATCTTTTTTACATATTCCTGTTCAGTCATTTTCTCTCTCCTTTCTTTTTATTATAATAATTATATCAAAAAAAATAAAAAGAGTCAAAGTTTTTCTACTTCAACTCTTCTTACTTTAAATTCTTATTCGCCGTCTTCTGATTTGTCTTCCTTAACCTTAATCTCGTCTTTGCTCTGAGAATATGCCGCTGGGCCAATCATTTCTTCATGAACACTCTGAGTAGTCATTCTCCAATCTCCCATATTTTGAACATTAGAATGACAATAAGATTTAAGATTTATAACTGGGTCTTCGTGAATTGTAACAACCTTAGACTTAGCTTCTGCTTTAACAACAGTTGGTGTTATAAACATAAGATTACCTCCTTAAAAAATAAAGGGAGACGTCGCCGCCTCCCCTAAGATTAATCTTGCGTTACAGTCTTTTCAGTAGAACTGATTATGCTAGTTTCATCTTCCTCATCAAGCTAGGTTGCAAGTTCCTGCATTTTAGACTTGATTGCGGCTAATTCTTCATTTAGAATTTCGAGAATTTTTTTACCATAAGCGGAATCTTCTTCTGTTTTCTGGCCTTCCTCATCTTTACCAATTACTACATAAGAACCAAAATTATAAGAAGCTTCTCCAATTTTGATTATAGCATCCTTATTTTTGTTAGTAAAGTTATCTATCATCTTCTTGATTGCCGCAGCCTTCTTGGAAAGCTTGCAAATCTGTGCTTCTATTGAGCTTTTCTTTAAAGGAACAGGCTCTACTGGAGGCACGCAAGGATACGGATATGGAGGACAAGGTGGATAATCTCTAGGCATTGGTGGACAAGGTGGAATAAACCACATTTGACCGCAATTGCACTTATTGTTATCATCCTGATTATCCTTACCACTCGGGCAACACTTACCATCGGGATACCTCGCGATGTCAGCGTTCATAAGTACGTCTGCGATTGGCATTTACCTATCACCTCTCTATAATAAAATAAGTAGAAAGGATTTTACTCCCTTCTACTTAAAGTGAAAGATTGTATGATTAACTCTATAAAAATCAGATTTAATGCGCCGCCTTATCGAGTTCATAAAGATGGTCAAGGTCAGCAATAAAATGAGGGTCGTGCTGTTTTTTGCACCAGTTATCAAAGTCACCATTGTAATGCTTCATATGACATTCAATAAGGTGAGCAATGTAGAGAGCTTTGCTTTCTGAAAAAACCTGTCCCTTCTTTGAACCGTCATAGAAGTGAGTTACATAACACAAATAATTATAAGCACTTACATTATCGTGAGAATAGAAGTGGGCAATTTTAGTTGGCTTACCACGCCAATCACAAAAGCCCTTACATTCTGGCTTGCCAATATCATGATAACGTGCCGCCTCAAGAACTTCTGCTGAATAACGAGTTTTGAGATGATGAAGAGCGGCATCTCTGTTGGTTTGAACACCAATCTCATAGGCTCTAATCATATGGTCGCCAATAGACAACTTATGATGAGGGTTATCGTGAGAAAGATAGCAGGCATCTTTAAGCATCTTTTCAAGAACATCGTCATTTGCTGAAGAAGCAAAACGAATTATATCATCCCAGCCCTCAGAATAAGCAGGAACTTGAAACTGTCTAACCATACGCTCAATCACAATTTCTGGAACTTTACGGTCTCGCTGTGCATTTCTTTCCTTACAAATCTACACTGGCTCAGCAAACAAAGCACATTTGAATGAGTAGGAATGGCCTTGAGCGACATTCTTCATATCTTTCAAAAAGTTTTTTCTCTTTTTTCTGTTAATATTGGTTGCATCATAATAAACGTTTTTGTTCTGTCTGATTGCCTCGGCACTTCTTTTTCTCATTTCTTGAAAAACTTCTTGATTATGTTTCTGGTCTTGTGCAGAGCCAAAAAGTTCTGCTCTAATATCATCAGAAGAGACATGAACCCAATTTTCTTTATCTTTCATTTCTTTAAAGTAAGTTGACTTGCCTGAACCAGGTACGCCAACAGCCATTATAAACATATTCTCCATAATTCTTATCTCCTTACTTTCTTTCTTGAAGCTTCCAAAAGAATATACTTTCTGTGTACAACCTTTTCTACAATCATACCCAAGTATTCTTCCTCTGTCTTTTCATCTATAACCATAATTCTTATTTTTCCATACGCTGTGCCGCGACCCTTAACTTCAATACGATTTTTAGCATAATTAATTGCGTCCCAAGGAACGGCGGCGAAATAATCTATTCGACAATCTGGACAAACAAGTATATAATGTATTTTACCATTTTCTTCTTTTGGCAAATGACTACCAATATTATAATAACAAATCTGAACATTAAATCTTGTATCTGACCCAACGCAAACCATTCGTGGCTTATAAATATTTTCCATACTATTCCGCTCCTTTTATTTTACTATAAATATTATAGCAAAAAATAAAAAGGAAGTCAAAGATTTTTCTCTAACTTCCTTTATAAATTAATCTTTAATTTTCGCCACAAAGCCAACTACAACTTCTGAAAGAGAAGTGTTAAAGTCTTGACAAAACTTACGAGTAAGAAGCTCCTCTGCAATCCAAGCCGCTTGAGCCTTAGAACTAGCTGTTATCTCATAAACTTTCTGGTAAGTTGGTGGTTCAGACATGAGACCTAATGAAGGTGACATTAAACCGGCAATATATTTACTCATAACAAAATTCCTCCTAATTAGACTAAAAATACTAAAAAGAAACAAAATTCGACATTTTCTTTCTTGTTATGTTATAATTATAGCAAAAATTTTGTTAGAAGTCAAAAATTTATTTATTTACCAACAACAAAATATTCTGTATCTTTCGCTTTTTCTTCTTCTGAAAGAGCAGCATATTCTTCTTCAGTAAGCTCAGTATGAACCTACTTAGCTTTTAATTCATTGATTTCAATTTGCATATTGTTAATAGTGTCTTGTAAGTTCTTAATCATTTCTCTTAATTCACTATCATCATATGACTCTCCTGTGCCGGCTTGCGGCTTTCGAGGCACTCTAGCAAAGTATGCTGGGTCAAGAGTATCGTCTCTTACCCTCATCTGTTCTTGAAATAAAATCACAAAATCCCCTCCTGTTCTTCAAACTGAATTTTACTTCAATTTAAAGTGGGAGAGGACTAGAAAATCTCTAAAAAATTGAGTTTAGAAAGAAACTTCTTTTAGAAGAATATCCCAATTAGTATTAAGCTGTCGAACAATTTCTTGCATACCTTTTTTATCCGCTGCCTTGTCCCAAACAGGAAAACAATATCCTTCTCTTCCACGGAGCTTAGCTCCTTTTGACTGGCAATACTTTAAGAAATCTGGATAAGAAAGACCCAGCAGTCGTGCTTCAAGAACATGATAAGATGAAGCAAATTTAAAGCCTTCTTTTTTACACATAAGTTCTGGATTAAAGCCGATAAAAACATAAGAGTCATTGAAATTTGAAGATGTCGTAAAAGCTTTCATATCATAACTCCCTTCTGAATTTCTTTCATTTCTTTACATTCATCCTTTGTCAACTCACACGCCTTACAAAATGCCGCCACAGGTAGCAAATTTTGACTGTCAACAATAGAAATGATAGAACTAATAAATGGCTCTACACCAGCTAGCTCGCCCTCGAACGGAGGCGGTGCCGCGGCAGAACGTTGAGATTGATAATTTGGAATAAGATATTTAGTAACAGTAGAAGGACTAACACCAACTATCTGAGCAGTCTTAGATTTAACTCCGCACTCCAGATAAACTTCATTAATCTGAATAATAGTTTCTTCACTAATTCTTCTAGCCATTTTCTTACTCCTTTCCTCTTAGTAGCCTAATTAAAAGATGTTGTAGTGAATAAGTAGATGAACAATCAATTCTTTCTACTTCTGTTGGTATATCAATTGGACTTGCATTTATATAGGCAATTCTTGAATTTTTTGGAACTACTGCCTTATAGTCTCGCTTAAGCAGCCACAGCAAACCTAAACTTGCATTTTCAAAAATATAGGACTTGTCTTTGCCCTTGACAGATATAATTCTTTCAATAGTACAATATTTCTCAAACTCTTCTGTTGATGGTCTTACCGCTCTTAATCTATCTCTTAATCTCATACTTTTATCTCCTCTCTTATTTTCTATAATTATTATATCAAAAAAAATAAAAAAAGTCAAAGAAACTTTTGATTTCTTTGACCCTTTATTAATTATTCAGCAGTTACAGGAGACTCCTTCTCTGACTCTTCTTCGGGTATAGCAAGTGTAATGTAAAGGTCAGAAAGTGCATTTTGCAGTTTTGTAACAACACCTTTTTCATTAACTTCAATCCTTACCACCTTACCAAGAATATCATTCCAAGTTGGTGCTCCAGCAATCATAAAAAGTGTTACAAGCGAACGAGCCATTGAAGAATTATCAAGAGTCTCTGAATCTGAACTCAGAAGAAAGATACATCCCGTTACTGCCTTAGACGGAGTAGTCTCTCCTTCTTTAAGATACTGAAATTCAAACTGAACAAAAGGTATATGTTCAGGGGTCATACCAAGTATTGCATTTGTAATCTGTGCGTTAATCATAAATTAACTCCTCCTTTATTTATCTAATTTCTATAATGTCTTGATAGACAATTCGTGTATTAACATTAATCCATTGGTCAAGATGATAATGACCGCAATAATGAACATAGTCATTTTTTGGACCAAGGTCAATGAGTTTTTGAAGTTGCTTTTCTGACGGCATCGGAGTAAAACCAAGAGAAGTACAGACTTCTGTGCCACCACAGTGAGTAAGAAGATAATCAATTTCAAAATTATAAGCTTCAAGTTCATGAAGAGCCTGTGTTATTACATCAGAAGAGATTGCTTCTTCTGACCACCAGTTTAGTCCTTCGGTACGAATAGAACAGTCTACTGAATCTGCTCCGTTAATACAAAGACAAAGCTTACCATTAAGATTATAAATATTACCACTTTCTGCAACATAAATATTATCGGTAATCTTCCGCGCCGCCGCACCAAATTTATAGACTATTGGATATTTTTGAAGAGCCGAATAATTGTCGTGGTTACCATAAACAACAAAAGTTGTCCAAGGCTTTAAGTCCCAATTATTTATCCATTTATTATCTCTTTCATCTCCATACCAAAGAACGCCCCAATCTCCAAGAACAACCATTATATCTGAACGGTCAAGGTCTTTTTGAGTTGGGAATTTTTGGAAAGAAAGCTTTGCAACATCAACTTGTCTATGAGTGTCACCTGTGAGAAAAAGTCTATGAGGCATTAGTCAACTACCCATTCTTTGATAGATGAATAGCAATCAGTCTCAGACTCGACCCAAATCTCGCTCCATTCTGCCTGAGCAAGAAGACAGCCAAGAGTTGACTTAGCATTAATACGATAGCGATGATTACGGTCTACGAGATAAACATTACCATTAACATTCGATGCCGCCGCAACAAAGTTCTTTACATCTGTTAAAGTAATAAGTTCTATTTTATTCTTCAAAGTAATTCCTCCTTTTAATTATTTGTTTTTATGGAAGAAAATTAGATATAGAATATCAATGCCACCTTTGATTAAGAAATAAATGACAAGACCAAAAAATATTGCTGATAACATTTTAATTTTCTCCTTTCATTTTCATTAATTATATTATATGATATTTTTTGAAAAAAGTCAAAAGTTTTATTGTACTGTTGGACTGTGACAAAGGATGTTCTATCATTATTCAAAAATTTCAATGCCTTCTTCATTTAACAATGTATTCTTCAAATCTTCTGAAATACCTTGTCCCTCTGTTCCAATATAGGTAGTAGCTTCGCCACCATTCGTATAATAATTAACAGCCTTTAATTCAAAAAGACTTATCTTTGTTCCAACATTAGTGTCTTTAATAACTGAAATGTCATATTCAATAAGTCCTAATTTTTGAAGCCAGATTAATCCATTGATTATTGCCTTATTATTTGATACATTTTTAGAAAGTTTTAAGAGTTCTCGTAAATCTTTAATAGTAAAAATTCTTTCATAACTTTTCATATAGCAAAAATGCTCTTGCATCTAAGCCAAAAGTAAATAAAGTTTAAGCTCGAGTTCACTTACTAGATATTCATATTGAATTTTATCTAAAGTTTCTTTTGGCATTATTCTATATGGAGTTCCTTTTTTAATAGTATAATATGTAGCTCCATCTTTTTTGCGAGCCATAAATTCCTTACCCCAATTCTCTTCATAGTGCCGCGGCCCCTCATATTTAATAAGTCCATTCTCTTCTAATAATGCCCAATATTTTTTAATAGTAGTCGGATGCATACGAAGCATTTCTTTGATTTTGTTAATAGTAAAATCCCTATGAGAAAAGACCCTTGGTTTATCTTTACCATTAAAATGAGATATAGAAATTAAGTAGATATATAATCTCATAGAATTTCTCTATACCTCAATTTTATCTGATATAACAGGGAGATTTTCACCAACTTTCTTTAGTTGCTTTTCATTATTCTTCATTTTATTCCTCCTTAGAGCTTTTCTTGCTCTAATTAAAAGTAGAAAAGTGATGAAAATTCTCTAAGATTTTCCTTCATCTTCACTTTTTAATACTGAAAATTCACATTTTAATACTAGGTTATCAGGTTTTACTACTGAATCTTCACTTTTTAATACTGAAAATTCATTTTTTACTACTGAAAATCTATAACATATCATAGATATTACTTTTCCCAAAAAGTAATCAAAAGGGGTTCTTTGTCGGGCCAAAGAACCAAAGCCCTTGTCGCGTCGTGGAGCCTGCGGCCCACTGCCGCGCCAATTCGGTAAAAAGAAAGAAAAAAAAGAGCTAAAGCTCAAAGTCTTTAGCTCACATATTTCCTTTAGTCGCGTTGAATCCCCACTCATCACTCTTATAGAACTTAATAAAATACCTCTCTTTCTCATTAAGTTCTTCTGCTTTACAATCACAAAGCACTTCAAATGTGAAATTTTCAACACCGTCTTCCCACATTGCACTATATAATTTATTATTAGTTGCTGGTTCTGCTTTCAGACCTCTCTTAACGTGACTTCTCCAACGGTCTGAGTAAGTTTGTCTGGTCTGTCCAATATAGACTTTTCCATTAGTAATATTAGTAATTTTATAGATGCCGCAGCCCCTTGATTTGCCTGCAACTCGACCAACAAGTTCAGAAAACTTTGACTTATAGTAGTTTTCCCAAATTAATTTGTAAAGAACTTGCGGCGAGTTGAGGGTCGCGGCAACATTCTTTAATCGCTTGATGTCTTCAAGGTCATTTTCGCTGAGTTGGATACGATAAAAGTTGTAGTTCTGCCGACGCTCTTCATCTTTTTTAAATCGTTCAATTACTTCTTCTTGGCGTTGTTCTTGTTTCTTGAGAAGTTCTTCATAAGACTACTTCTTCTCTTTGTAATCTCTTTCAAAATTTTCAAAATCTGTTCTGAGTCTGTTGCTTTTCTCTTTGTAGTCTGCGGCAAGTTTGTCTATAGCATCGTGCTTTCTCTCCTCCTCTGATTGAATTTGTTCTATTAGTTGAGTTTGTCGCGCCGCGGCATCTTGATTGAATTTTTCTTCAAAGGTGGCTTTTTGCCTTTCATATTGAATTTGAAGAGCTTCAATGTCTGCTTTAAATCTGTCTTCTGTTTCTTTCCAATTATTCTCTAAAAAGGTAATTTTTTCATTAATTTCCTTCTATTTCTGGTCTTTTTCGTCTTGAAGTTCTTTTTCAAAATCATTCTTCTTTTCAACAAGAGTTGCCATAATTTTAGCCTGCTCTTTCTTAAAAGAAGACGCTGTGCCACCAAAGGAAGATTTTGTGGGTTTAGAACTAAAATAAACTCCTGCCGCAGCACCCCCTGCGATGCCAGCAATTATACCAAGTATCCAAAAAAATGTTATCATTTATTTTCTCCTTTTTTTAGAGTCGCGGCACTATTGATTGCACTTATAATTTCTTCTTGTGTAAGAGTTTTAGATTTGATAGTTTGCTGAACTAACTGGAACGCATCTCTAACTTCTTCAAGTTTAGGAAAGCGACCGCAGCCCTTAGACTCTGGACAGTAGCCAAGTTCTGTACATTTAGGAGCAAAGACAACCAAGTCTTCAACTAAAAATTTCCATTCATCAGAATAGATACTTAAAGCCTCAACAATTACGTCCATAAGTTCTCTGTATTCCCAATAAGCTCTTGTACACATTCTTACTTTTGCCATATCTATAAGAGCACGAAGATTGGTACGATAAACAACTTTTGTTTGCATACCAAGCGGAAGCAAAAGTGCTGCATCTTCTCTTTTCATTCCGTCATCTTCAAGTGACTGTGCCGCCTCAGTAATTTCTGCCATTGCATCTGCATAAAATTTCTCTTGGGGTGGTGTTGCAGCGCGAGGCATTACATATTCAAAATTTGAGTAATCAACATAACGAGTTGAAGCTTGGAGCTTAGTTGGTAACCCTGAGTTATGCGTGTACAGTTCTCTGATGACACGAGCTGACCAGCCATTAAGTATTAAGTAAACTTGTGCATATTCCAGAACTTTACCATGACCGTCTTTCAAGCATTGAAGCCCTCTCTTAAAATTCTTCTTCTGGTCACTTACATCTGCGTTCCAACATACACCGGCACAATATCCTGCGAGAGTCAATGGTTCATCTGTTGTCTCGCTCATTACAATAACTTTTCCATGCTGATTAAATCTCTGTGCTAATGGCATTAAACTTTACCTCCACCGTTCTTCGGCCAAATAATATTTAAAAAAATCTGCAATCCCAACATCTGTACCCAACTCATTTGTGGAAGACCTAATGGAACAAAAACAAAACTCCAAAGCCAAGAAGCACAGACTGAAAGAATGATAATAATTGCCGCAAGCACCATAAATGCTAAAATTGTAACTAGCCAACCATACTCTTTAATTACTTTTTTCCATTCTTTGTCAGTAATCAAATCAATAATCTGATTATACATTATCTCTTACCTCCCATAACCTTCTTTATCATAAGTTGATAATAACTTAACATTGGAATTGCTTCTACACTCCACAAAAAACAGAAAATAAAAGCAAAAAATTTTATAATAACCATTTACTTTTCCTCCCATTGGTGTTCTGTTGTTTCCATTGTATTGAAAACCTCATAATCATCAATTATTTCTCTGAGCCGCGACCCCATTTCAATTGGTTCAAAGTCATAGAACTCAAGACTTGTGTTGAGAACGTGTTTATCATAATCATAAACATTTGTTCTTTTCCAGTCTTTTGGAAACATGGAGGCCGGCATAGCAAGATAGACATTATTCTCAGATAAATATTCTTCGAGCCGCTTTTCACTTGCTGGTATTACAATCAAAGCTTCTTTATCAAGAATTGTTGTAACTTGCGTACCATCAAGTGTCCAAATAAAAGTATCATTTTTCCGATAAGACTTGATATCTTCACCTACAAGTTTTTCTTTTGTAAGAAAAAATTTTTTTCCTTTAATTTTTGCAAGCTCAACTAGAGTTGTAATTAGCGACCCTTTAGAAATAATTCCGTTCATTAAAAGACAATCATTATCATTAAGAGTTTGATTAATTTTATCAATTACATATTGATTATACTCTTCTACGTTCATTCGATAAACTCCTGCCGCTGCAGCGTCAAATAATCGCATATCAGAAGCAAGAAACGTTCTTATTTCACTCATTCTTTTCATCTCCTTTTAAAATAATTATATCATAAAAAAAAAGAAAAGTCAAAGTTTTTAAACTTTGACCTTCCTCTGATTAATATATACATTCTGTAAATAAAACTTCATCAGGCTGAACACAGGCACGAGAACAGAAATCTTCAATGGCTACATTTGAGTTTGTTAGCATAATAACTTCTGGTATTTCATCTTCCGTTGAATCAGTAAGATGAGCCACTTTATTAATCAAATTATAAGACTCTGCATAGCCTTCTTCATCGCAGATTGGAACTACAACACCAACCTCATCATCATACTTATCAAGTATTTCCTTAAGCTTTCCAACTGTTAAATAATGTTTCATTCTTTTTCAAATCCCCTAATTAATACTACATTACAATTTACAAATGTTATGTCTTTTATTGTAACTTCTACTCTTTCTTTTTCAAGAAGAGAGTCCAAAGCTTCTACTGGTATTGACTTCATAATCACTTCCTTATCCATAAGGACCATATCATAGCTATTGATAACATCAGTTGGTCGAGATTCTGGAGAAAGGACATCAACCGTAAAAAATGCAGAAGTAATTCTTGCTGAGCGAGGCCCATATTGCATAATATGGCTTCCCATAGTAGACCCCATTTCTATTGCAAAATCCTTCCAATTTTCCTTAATAATACAAATATTAATCATTAAAATGACTCTCCTTCCGATAAAATAAAGTCTTTCATTCTTCCATAGTTTACATCATAAATGTAATTAATAATTTGTTTTGAGTTAGGCTTGTCTGGTAAGCGAGTTATTGATGCGGCGTAATCAAACTCTTTTTGCAGCATCCTGACTAACTGGAAATATTTTTCATCAATATCGCCATTTTCCATAAGATAATCTCCATTACGAATACTCATAAGAGTAGCGTGTTCCTTTTCTCTATAGGTAATAACAGTTTCATATTTAAGAATATCAATTCCAGTATAAAGAAGTCTAACAATGTGCATCATATGCTTGCAAAGTTTTGCTTTTTCTTTTCTGTCTAATCCGTTCATAAGACGCTGCTTTTGAGCATAAACATAACCACCAAAGCTCCTCTGCACTCTCTTAGTAAGAAACCACTGTGGATGCTCAAGAATAGAACGTGCCGCTGGAGCAATATATAAATAATGTTCTGGTTTTAATCCCAAAAGCTCAAGTGTATTTGGATTATTAGACGTTAAAAGAGAACAAAACTTTTCAAGAGAATAAATAGTCGTATCAGTTTTATTATCAATTACTTGCTCAAAATTCTGATTAAGTAAAATATCTCTTGGAGACCGCAGGGCGGCGCCTCGGATGTCAATATCTGAAGTTGGAAGATTTGTTCCATAAGCGATTGAGCCGCTATAACCAAGTAAAATGATATTATTTTGTAAAAGAGAATTAGTATTTAGAAAATCATATTCTGAGGAATTTAAAAACTTATTCATTACTTAGCTCCTTTCCTAAAATATAGTCTTTCATCATTTTGGGAGTGATAGTTATTTCAGAGTCCATAGAAAGATTTACATTTAGAGATTTAAAGTATCTCCAGTCTTTATCTCTTTGTGGTTTAAAATCCCAATAATAACGAATTTCATCATCAACTATATGTTTAAATTCATCTCCTTCTTTAAATGGAGATATGGACTTTTTAAAAATTACAATTTTATTTTTTGTATTAATAGCATATTCATACCAAACACAAGGTACAACAATATTATGTGTCCAAATAACGCAATTTTCTTGAAAAGCCAACACTCCTGTTGCAATAGCGTTCATTTGTATTCTAAAAAGAAGAAATTGAAGCTGTGCATTAGTAATTGGATGACCATCTTCTCTACAGGTATTTATAATGTATTTTGCAAGCAAATTAACATCATAAAGCGGTTTAACATCTTCAATTTCCGATTTCTGATAAATAGTTTCTGATTTTGGATAGAGAAAACAATAAGTTCTCTTCCAACCTATCTTTTCAATTTCTTCAAGTAATCTATCATCAGATCAATAATACGGGTCATCTGTTGCTGCATCAAAGACAGTTGTCATCATTTGACTTATTGTCTGATTAGAAAAATAAGTGTCTTTCAATTTTTGCAGTTTAATAAAGTCCATTTGTCACTCTTCTTTCTTTTTCTTTATATTAATAATACCAAAAATTTTGAAAAAAGTCAAAATAAAAAAGGACAGCCTAAGCCGTCCTTCTCAAATTGCGTTGAATTTTCTCTCTATCTGATATTTTCACTCTTATCATTGGGTTTTCCGCTTTAAAAGTTGGAGTTGCCAATTCCAATTTGTTATCGTCTCTTTTAGAGATTATTGATAATAGAAGTGATTCTGTCTGCCGTCTCCATACCAGCTATTTGATGCGTCAAATTCACCTGAATGTGCAAAGTAATAGTCTACTGCATCATAACAAGCCTGAGTAGGTGTACAACTACCTGGCCAGTATCCAGTAAACTGCCCTGGTGCTACAAGTACATCATAAACAGTTGATGGGAATCTCTTGTCATAAACTCTATTCATTACTGCCGCGGCAATATGTGCCTTGTCATATTGAGTTATCCAATTACTGCCAGCTTCATGCCGCACAATTTCTGCAAGTAATTGTCTACTATAAGAGTCTATAGAACTAGAAGAACTTTGTGCCGCCGTAGTGGTAGTCTTAACAGGTTCTTTATAGAGATGCTTAATCTCGATATCGGGATTACATTCAGTACACTTTCTAGCCTTTATGTTCTCTGTATCTGTAATCTTCTTACACTCTGAATTTGCCCATCTGCAAGTTGATTTATGAACATAATGAGTGCTAGACTTAAAAACAATAAATTCTTCAATTTGAGCAGGCTTCGCTTTTGTCTGTTCAGTTTGCTTACAAGTTATTGTTTTTTCAACAGCCGGCGCAGCATCATAAATAATTTTCTGCGTTACCACTGCTGTTGTTGTAGTAGTGGTTGTGGCTGCCTTTTTCTTTGTTGTTGTAGTAGTAGTGCTTGCCTTAGTGGTAGTCGTTGTTGTCTCTACGATTGAACTATCATCAATCACAAAAGAACTACTGTCTGTATCTTCTAATGCAACGCTATCACCATTTACATCAATCAAGACTGCTCTTGTTGTTGCTTGAGGAATGGAGCTATCTCCAATTTCCACAGACCCACAACTACAAAACATTGCGACACAAAGAAGAAGTGTCGCCAAAAACAAATTAAATTTCTTCATTTTAAATTCCTCCTTAATTCGGCGCTGCCGCCGCTTGAAGAGAAATTTCAACGCTAAGAGGAATGTAGCGAAAAAACATTCCAATTTATAAGTAATTTTTTAAAGGAAATCCTCTAAAAAACCCTCATCAAAGTTATTTTCTTCAAAGCCAAAAAACAACAAAAATGATTGCTCTGGTGTTTGAAGGGTCAAAAATCCTTTTACATCATAAATACGATGTGGAAAGATATGAACAAAGAAACCGCTTGATGCAAATTCATCTTCAAGTTCTTTAAGAATTAAAGGTGTATTATCATTAAGACTATCATATTCTGACAGTGCCGCTACAATACCATTAAAAATATCGTAGGGTGGTTGAAGTTTAATCGGCCATTGACTTTCAATAACAGGTATGTTATTAATAATAGTCGTATTAGTAAGCTGAATATTTTTATTTTTTAAAACGCCAAATGCTAAGGCAAGTAAATAATTCATTTCTTGCGGTTGAAGCCGAAAATCTTTAACCGCAAGCTGTTTCATTAGCCAATGAAAATAGCCGTCAATCTCAATTTTCTTTTCATCATCTTCATAAAGTACAAAGTTTTTCATTAGAAAGTTACCATTCCTGTTCTCTCTTTATTAAGTCTGTCTTGAACAGCTCCTGCCATTGTTATTTTATTAATATTTTCTTTTCTCCAACGATTTCTTCTAAAAGAAGGACACCAATAGAGTGTATCTTCCGCACGAGTCGCAGCGACATAAGAAATTTTTCTTTCTTCCAAAATATGCGTCTTCGCTCCTGTTACAATAACATTAGGAGCTTCAAGCCCTTTGCTTGTATGAATAGTAAGGACTTTAACTCGATTGCTTGCAAGAAGTATATCAAGGTCTTCTTTGCTTTCAAGGTCTCCCTTTTTAAAGGAGATACAAGGAATATCCTTTTCTTCAAGCATTTCAAGAATATCTGCAACTTCATGATTGGTACGACAAAGAATAAACCAGCTGCCCCAGTTACCTGTATTTTCAAGTTCAATAAGTGCTTCATTAAAAGTACACTCTTCAACAATACCATCTTCTTGTTTCATTGGAACAGCTGATGGACTAAGAGCTTGATAACTTCTAAGAAAACTATTTGCAAAAGTAATAATATTCGGAGGATTGCGGAAATCTTCAACAAGACTATAAACTGTATAAAATGGATTAAAATACATTTTTCTCATGTATTCATCTGTACACCCATTAAAACCATAAATCATCTGTCGGTCATCACCACAGAAAAAATGATGTGTTGCAGGAAGATATTCTACAAAATCATACGCAAGTTGACTCAAATCCTGTGCTTCATCAACAAAAACATAAGATACTTGCGGGAATTTATCACGAGTTAGTTGTATTGCTTTCTTTATAATCTCATTAAAATTTTCATCTGCAATTTCTCTATCAGTATTAATACCATTCATTTTACAAATCTGATTAGCATAAGAATGAACAGTTCCAATAAAAGCATTATCTGCTATAGAGCCAAGTCTTCCTCTCATTTCTTCTGCCGCCATAGTAGTAAAAGTTACCGCTACGATTTGACTTGCTGGAACTTTGCGTTCCGTAATTAAATAACGAATACGTTCTGTTAAAGTTGTAGTTTTTCCTGAGCCTGGAGTTGCTACACAAAGAATATTCTGTGCATCTGACTCTACAACTTTACGTTGACGAGTAGTTAAAACCATTACTTTTCCTCCTCTTTATTTTTATCATAATTATATTATAGCAAAAAAAGAAAGAGAAGTCAAATATTTTGACCTCTCTTTTAAGATGTAACTAAATAAAAATGTGAAGCATCACCTGCTCCCATAAAATTTTTTTCAGTAAAATCTGAAGGTGTATTAGATAAATTTAATGTTGCTCCGGCGGCAAATAATTTATCTGATGTTTTATTGAAGATATGAGTACTATCTCCTTTCTTTACAACCATAGGAGTAAATTTTGTTGCTCCGCTAACTATTGGATTAACGTGTCCAGAATAAGTTAAAGTATTTGTATTATTATTAAAATTAATTTTACAATTAGGACGATTAGAAAAAGTTTGAGAAGTATCTCCTTCATTAACTATCTTATTGTAATCAAACCATGCTAATTGGCCGCCTGTCATTTTATAATCAGTAGTCTCATTAACAGTTCTTGCTGTAAATGAATTACATCTCATTCGTAAGCTTCTCCAACGGACATTCGAGTCATCCTTTGAAAAAATTCTAGTATCATCTGTCCAATAGCCATCGAAAAGATAAACAGGACCAAGCCAAATAACCTCTGTACCACTAGAAAAATAAAGGTCACAAAATACTCCATAAGACCATTGTGAACCAGCTTCTCCTGTCCAATAGCCCACACCAATTCTTGTAACGAAAAGAGTTGGTTTATTTGTAATAGTTGGGTAATTGGTATTGTCATTAACAATATTTTTAATGTAATCTGCACCTTTTGTCTTTAGCCAAGCAGGAGTTAAAGTATGAGCTTCAAAATAATCTCCTGTGCCATAATAGCGGAAAACTAATTTTGTATCTGTATTATAGTAACCAGTCTGCGCCGCCTTATCAAAATGGTGAATGTTATAAAAACTACCAATTCCATAAGTATCCCAGCAATAACGATTAGAAGAACTACCAGACTATGCTGTAATTCGTCTAAACCCTTCTCCAGATTTCGCTAAATCAATAGGATAAAAGTCACCAATTTTAACTACTTTAAAATCAGCATTTTTAATAATTGGAACAATGGCCTTAGCATAACCACTTACCAACTCACCTTGATAATAAGCTTCTCCTTTTGCCGCAGGAAGAGTTGTTGGAGAAATGAGTATTTTATCTGAGCCTTGTGCCGTCGCACTTAAAGTTATAGGAGCTAATTCTCCGCTGCTAATACTGTTAGTTGTCCATATATTACCAATTAATGAAGTTGAATTATTAATAATCGGTGCAGCGGCATCATAAATGCTCAATCTTAAACTGCCAATAACGATATTATTATTATTATCATAGTGGACACCATCAATAGAAGGAATAATTCTAACTAATCCATAATATTTTCCTTTTTCTATATTAATATCATCATCAGCCTCTTGACAAGGAGCGCAATACCTAAACTTATTATCTTCAATTTCTTTGATACCATAAATTTTATTACCCCAAGAAACTCCGCACTCTGAACCAGTAATTGAAATAGTAAGAGGCTAATTATTGCATTTAAGTTCTCTTCCTACCCATCCATTTTTGTAACGATTATAAAACAAAATACAAGGAAAAATTTGTTTTGAATAGTAATTATGACGGTAATTATCATTACGAATAAAAGGTAAAATAATAAGATTATTATTTGGATATTTATTAACAAGATACTAACATCTCTATTCAATACTTGCTATACTTAAAGACACCGCGGCTTCAAAATTGTCAAATTTAGCATAAGGCTAATAAACACTATTAGGAAGCGGTTCATAAAGAATTTTAATTGGGTATTGTTTTTTGGCTAGCAAGCCTAATTCTGCCCACAAATACAGAATATTTTCCCAAAGCTGAAGTAATTCACTCATTACTCCTTTAAATATTTTAGGAATTACTCCATTATCATCAAATAAGTATTGACTAATACCTGTAATAGTTTGTCCTATCACCCAAAAATCTCTATTAAGGTCTTCAATTTCAACCCTTCTAGTATATTTTGGCATAATCAATCTTATAAATGGTCTCGTGGCACTGCTAATTGAACGAGTAAATTGCAAGTTTCTGTCAGATTTTATTACTGACATTACCATATCTTTAGTAGTACGAACTTCTGCATAAGTTTGATTATCAACATTCTTCCAAGCTTTTACAAAAGGTTCAGACTCAAAAGAATAGCCTGCATCAGCTTTAAAAATATCTGAAAAAGTTATTCTACCATTAGGAATAATTTCTCTATCTTCATCTATAATTTTAGAGAAATCAAGCCAAGTCTTAATTAAATCATTAAGACTCTCATTCCAAATTGTTGTGCCAGTAGCCATACTCTCATTATAAATATTTTCTATATCAAGATAAAGGATAGGACCATTATCATAATCACAATTATCACTTATTCCTTTAAACAGAGAACCATCTTGTAGGTCATTCTCCCAAAAAGGATAGTGACCTACAAAATTGACTTCTGTTTTTAGGTAAGATAAGAGATTAGACCAAACAGCAAATTTATCATTTGCAATAGAAGAAAGGTCTTTTGAAGTAGGAGGGTAAGGGATAGTCTTATGTAATGCATCAAGCATTGCATTTATCGTAGAAAAACTCAATTATCTCACCTCTCTATTTTATCTATTTGTACCATTACAGTGGTGTGCTTCATAATCATATCTAGCACCCCTAAATAGTGTATAGTTTGAATTTAATGTTGCTCTATCCGTAGCATAAGTACTTGAATTGTGTCTACCTTTTTCATCTATATTCTTCCACCCTGATACTAAAGCATTGCCTGCGCTATTTCTATTATGATAATAAGTTCTAGTAGCAAATGTTCCATCTGGATAGAATAGAGTGACTTTTATCGCCGTACAAAGACCATAAGTAGTTTTGTCATATTTGTCAAAAGTTTCATCATTGAGGTCTTTACGAGCAATATTTTTACTACTATCAACAACAGCTTGAACTCCAACGGCTTGAACATATCTGATACACCAGTTACTAGAAGATAAACCATTATCCCCATTTTTAATATAAACAAATGTTTGATTATTATCCCAACCTGTATGACCATTATTTGCATCTGAATAACCTAAATCCCATCCTCTATCAATCATATAAGACCAAGATTTATAGAAGATGTTAGAATTCGTTGAAGATAAAGAGTTATGAAGCATTGCTGAAGTATATGCTCGACTAGTAAAATTCCATTTCATAGAAACAGTTTGCCAGCCCCATTTACCATTCTTAATTCCCCAATAGGTATAGTCTCTATTATCGTCTCCCCAGTTATCATATTGTCTCATGGCAACTGCTAAAGTAAATATGTTTTTACTTTCACCATAAGAAGGGGACGTTTTTGCCCATTCAACTAAACCCGTTGCATCTTGTGCTTGATATGTAGAAAGTGAAAAACTACTGCCTGCTAGTGGCTACATCGAGATAGATTGCATATTGAGCTCATAAGTAACCTATGCAGAAGAAATGGTATTTGAAAGAAGCTCTCCAAAATAAATACCTTTATTGATTGCAGATGTGTTAATTTTTGGACTTAAATTATCATATTCTGCAATTAAATTATTTTGAGATAAAGAAACTGATGTTGTATCTGTTTCTTTAATATCAGTAGCGCTCCAATCTAATATTTTAATTTGTGATTTTTTATTTACTACACTCGCCGCAGCATCATATACGCCGATAACACAATTAGAAACAGTTAATAAATTATTATCAGAAGAAAAATTAGTTACAATTGAAATAGGAATTGTTCTTATAGCATTGTAGTAAATTGTTGGGTCATCTTCTGCTGAATTTTTAACATTACTAAAAGGATAGCCCCAGAGATAATTATCGCCCTCTTCTCTAATAAAATAGCATCTTGATTTAATATTAGAGTCTGATGCAGAAATGGTAAGATTAAAGTTATGATATGAAACCACATTAGTATTACGATTATAAAGTATAACGCCCGGCCACGTTTCTGTACTATAATAATTATGTCTATAGTTGCCGCCCCTCACTACCGGAAGTATACATAAATGACATTCTGGATAAGAGTCTTTCAAATACTAAAGTCTATTAGTCCAAATTGTTTTTAAATCAGTAGTTTTTGTGGCTTGAAAATTATCATACTTCCAATAATCTCTATAACTATCATTTGGAATATAAACAACTTCTGTATGAACCTTTGTATAGTATGGCTTTTGAGAAATAAGCATTACTGCTGCCCAAAGATAGAGGATATTTTCCCAAAGTTGAATTAATTCACTTAAAATTCTCTTAAACATTTGAGTAATTGGAGAATCGTCATCAAACAAGTAAGCACTTATTGCGGCGAGAACTTGACCAATAACCCAAAAATTTCTATTTAAGTCTTCAACTTCAACTCTTCTGAGATACTTTGGCATAAGCAGTCTAATGTATTTACTGACACCACTTGTTGGATTATCAATCTGATTGTTTTTTTCATTATCAGTCTGATTTTGAGTGTGAGTAAATTGCATTTCCTTATGACTTGTTAGAACTTGAAGTATCTTATCAATTCCTCTAACTTTGTCATACGTGTCGCCATCTACATTATAATTAGGAACAACCCAAGGTCTTTTACCATCATTAGTAAAAGAATTACCTGCATTAGCGTTCTTTACATCAGTGATTCTGAAACCACCATTTAATGAGCTGCCCTTAACAGGAATACTGCCATTTGTGTTATTGACTTCTTCTGGTAAGTTTGTTTCTTTATCCTTATTAGGTTTATAACTAATCTAATGTTTATTCTCATAATCTCTTACATATTCAGGGTCTATATATCTTAATAAATAAGTTAAGGAATTTGTTAAAGACTCATTCCACGGACTGTTGCCATTCGTGTTAGCAGAGCCATCTGGATTAACCTTGTTTCTTAAATTATCAAGTATTGCTTTAAAATTAAATGAGCCGGCAGGCGATTCATTACTATCCATATCAGCAGTAGCATTGATAAATTTAAATAAGGTATCATTTTTAAAATCACTCTAAAAAATAGGATAGTGACCCAATAAGCTTGAGCCACCTTCCTATTTCATAAATTCTAAAAGTTCTTTCCAGAGGTTAGACTTTTCAATCTCTTTGATTGTCTCACCTGTAATATTGTCTTTGCTAATAGTCCCAATCAAATCCTTAAGTAGTTGATTGTGATTATCTGCCATTATCCTTCTCCACCAACCTCATCATCATCAGTCTTTTGACCAGAGGTAAATCTTACCCAAATTTCTCTCAAAGAGTCAAAGCCATTCATAGATACAAATGCAACAATAAAGCCCATTAGTAAACCAATAAGTGCTGTCTTAAACATAACACCAAAGCAAATAAGGGCTGCGGCAACAGAAAGAACAATTGCAGTAACAATCGTTACAATCTTTGTTGGAATAACTTTTGGTAAAATCTACTTAAGAACCTGTACTATGATTGTAGTAAGTGCTGCTAAAGCACCAAGGTCAGTAAGTGAAATTCCTGTAGCTAAACCTAAAATACTTTCTAACATTTTAATTCCTCCTTATTATTTCATAATTTTTTATAAAAATCAATCTTCGGAAACATAGAAAACTCTTTCATCTTTATTAAAGTTTTCAAGTGCCGCCAAAGCTTGAAATTCAGATTGAGTGACTTCTTTGTGCATAGGTTCACAATAATGGAACAAAAGATTTTGAGACAAGTCATGATTCTCAAGGTTTAATTCTTTATCTAAATTAATTGAAAGTTTAAAAGGAAAAGTCTTTGCAAGAACCTGAGATGTCATTACTTGATTGCTTGGTTGTAATTCATCTTTTAAAGCAAAAAATTCTTTTCCAAAACTTATCAGCCCATTTATAGATTGAAATTCCATTATAATATACCCTGTGCTTGTTTAATTTTATCTTCAAATTGTTGTGTCGCAGCATCGTCGACAAAATAAGCAGTTTCATCGGAATGAAGAGCGGCACTATTTTTCCACTTGATACTATTTACATTATTTTCATCTATTGCTTTGTGTTCACTTTGGTGAGGACACAAGAATAAAACTTCATCTGCCATTTCAAGCACCTCCTCTTTAAAACAAAGTAAAAAAATAAGAGGGCTTCTCTAAGAAAGTCCTCTTACTTCTTTTCTAACTTGAACTCAAGTCCTGTAATAATTTTTTTATAAGGAATTTTAAGAGATGTATTTCGCCAGTCTTTATCTTCTCCGTTGATTAAAGTGCAGCGATACCATAATTCATAGTCTTCTGAATCATAAATATATTGGAAACCTTTGATTGGATAAGTGAAAGAACCAGATTGTTCTCCATCTTTAACCCAAGGAAACCAACAATTCTTTGAGAAAACTCGATATGTTAATTCGCCGCCAGTAGCATGAATTTTAATCGCTTCAATCTAACTTTCATTTGTAGGCTGCTACCATTGCCCCATTGTATAGACTTCATAAGTAATTTTGGGAATAAAAATTTGTTTTGGAATGTCAAGTACATCTGTAAATAATTGACTTTTTGGAATTTCCTTAGTCTCAATAAATTTGCCCAACTCTTTAAACAGCTAAGGGTCAGAAAAGGAAAGATAAATTTGATTTAAACCAAGATTATAAGTATGGCAGAGATAAACTAAAATTTTTTTTAAATTACGTCGTGCCGCCTTACTCTTGCCGCAAAGCCCAACTTTAATTTCTTTGCTATCATTTCCTAAATTCCAAGCTGTCCAATTATCAACAAACCAATTAAATCTTTCAAAATTCTCATAAACACATTGTCTACTCATAAACTCAGCTTGAGTTGTTGTAAAAGCACCAAAAGTAAGCTCGGATAGCTAATAAACTCTAATAAGATTTATTGCCGCCGGCTTTTGTTCCGGAGGTGTCAAAATCAAATTGTTCACTAAGAGTCCATTACAAACTGAAGTAAATTGAGGTTGAAGTGGCATTACTTAATAAATTTTTCTCCTTTCTGCATTGCACAGATATAACCAGAAGGAATCTATATCCAATACTCTTTATCAGACTTCTTGACTACTTTAAGAGCGGTTACCTTTGTACCTCTTTTAAGAACTGCACAAGTCTGATTATATGCTGATTTTCTAGCATTTACTGTAAGAGCGGAAGTCTTCTTCTGAGCGTATCCTGTACCAGCGCCTGACCTTACTTTAAGATCAACCTGTAATGTATAGTCAGTATTTACCTTAAATGGGGCTGCGGCAGTGGGCTTCTTTTTAGTTAAATACTTCTTAGCTACCCAATATTTATTTTTTGTCTTTACCCAAACAAGACCATTAACAGTTTTATCTGAGCCATCAACAACAGTAATCTTTGTGCCTTTCTTATAAGTACCCTTAACAGTACCATTTGCAGATGTTCTATAATTTAATCCATCAGTTGCAGTTACATAATAATCTGTGTAAGTTGTCTTTTTCGTACCTGGCTTAACAATTGATAGATATTTCTTAGCAATCCAAGTATTAGTCTTTGTTTTAATCCAAGTTATGCCACCGGCACTCTTCTCAGAACCAACAACGCAACTTACTTTTGCTTTGTACATAAGAGTTGATTTAATTGTTCCATTCGGTGTTGAGCGAACATTAACTCCATCAGCTGCAATTACATAATAATCTTTATAAGTAACCTTTGGCTTTTTCTTATTATCGTCTTTTGAATTGCCACTGGCTGGCACATTATAAAAATATGACATATCAACCTTTGAATTAATACCACTTACAGAATACTGTGAAGTAAACTGCCAGCCATCATATTTTTCAATCGCTGGTTTTGTCTGTGCTGTACCATTGTTTGAACCATACTTAGCACACCAGATAGAATAGCATTTAATACCACTCCACTCAAGGTTTGCTTTAAACCAATTCTCACTAGCATAGATGCCAGCTACAAGACCCTTATCTTGAATTTCCTTACAGAAAGCAATTGCCGCTGAGGTTCTATGAGCTTTAGAAATTTTATCTGCACGACCTTGATTATTACCTGCGCCACTATTCTCAGAATCAAAGTAAATTGGATAAGTTGGCTTATAGTTTTTAATTAAGTTATAACAGAAATCTGCTTCTGCTTTTCCTTCTTCTGCATTAGTTGCCTGAGAGAAGAAATAAAAGCCATAAGGAATTTTGTTTTTAACTGCTCCATTAATATGTGTTTCAAAACTTGGGTCAACACAAAGCTTGCCTGCATCTCCCCAACCACGATAACCAACGCGAATGATAACGCCATCAACTGCTTTTGCAAGTTTAGTATAATCAACATTAGACTGATATTGTGAAATATCAATAACTAATTTTGCACCTGCCGGCACTTCATTTTTTTCTGTTGTGCTTGAGGTTGCTTCTTTTTTTATTTTAGACTGGTCTTTTGGTCTAAGAAAACCGGCAATATGATTATAATTATGCTTAATTTTTGTACAAGCATCATTATGACCTGTCCAGTTCTGGTCATAAGAATAGAAATAAGTCGTATCTCCTTCTCCTGTACAGATTGCAATATGACCCCAACCACCGTTCAGAGAGCCTTTCCAAACTGCAACATCACCTTTTTGAGGAACTGTTTCTGGCTTATTCTCAATTTTAGTCATATTCTTTTTTAACCAAGCATTATTATTAAACAAGTCCCAGAAATGATGAGCATCAAACCAGAAGTTCTTAATCTTAGAATTAAAGACTTCATAAAAGTAGGCCGTTGCAAGGTCTACGCACTGTGCGCCTGCGGCGCCATCAATGTCAACCGCAACACCTTTATGCTTTTTAATAAATTCATCATACGTCATAGATTTCACCTCAATTATTAGCTGGCTCAGATTTCTCTGAGTCAGCCTTATTCTATTTTAATTCTTCATTTTTTGCATCTATTTTTTGTGGCATTTTGTATCTATCTGCTGATATAAAAGGCGCACCGTCGGAATATCCTATTGGACAGCCCTAATACTGAATAAAATTGCAGCATCCGCCTCCGTCGCTGCCGATTATAAAATAGTTCACTCTACCTCCCTCCGTAGATTTTTATTCTCAGGTTAAAGTTATGAATTAAGATTATGAAAGTAAAGCTTTAAGAGCTTTAAGTTCTTTAAGAGTAAAGGTTACAGACTCCTCTGTTGAAGCACCCTTAAATGTGAAAGATGTCTCATCTTCACTTTGAAGATTACTATTCGTTTCACCAATGATTGTGGAATGACCGCTAAGATTAAACTCTGAACTCGAGCTTAAGGCAAGTTTTGCCCCTTCTGTAAGATTGACACTAGAAGCTCCCTTAACATTAACTTCTGGACCATCTGCAAAAGTAACCTTTGCTGCTCCAGTTACATTAAGAGTACCAGAACCGCTCATCAATAAAACGGCTCCGTCTTGAACAGTTACATTTGGAGTGCCAGAAGTTTTAAATGTACCGCCTGTAATTTGAGCATTAGTGCCACCAGTAAAGCTTAGATTTGCGCCGTCTTTACAAACAATAGTTCCTTGTCCTTCCATTCTCAGAGAAGCACTATGCTGAATTAAAGCACTTACAGTACCGTCACTTGTTAATTTAATGCAAGCGCCGCCAAGTGTAATACTTTGATTTTGAGCTTTTAGTTTGATAGAATTGCTTTCACTGAAAATATCAATACCACTTGATTTACCTAAAGCTAAGAAGTTATTTCCTACTGTTTTAATACCAGAAAGTCTTGAGTTTGTACCCATCAATAAGTCTCTGCCATCATCAGTGCTATATTCTGGACTAACTAATTGCTGACCATCATAGCTTGTTGAAACAATATCCTTCATAGAATCAAGGCCTATGAATAGATATTTACCTGTTGACCAGTTTGGAGTATTATTACGCAAATCTTTGTCGATGTCAAAGCTATATACTCCATTAGTTGCTTTTAAAGTTAAGCTAATAGCAGGAAGCTCTAAAGAAGCTTTTGGTGCTTTACTAGCCTTAAAGGTACCTGTTGCATTAATAATCCTAAATTTGAGATATCTTAAAGCAGATTGATTATTAAGAGTTGGACCAAGATAGAACTTAATACCAGCACTTTCTCCTGTTGAAGAATGGAAATGAGCATAACTTACATAACAAATTCTTGTATTATCTGCATCTTTTGTCAGCCAATATCTTCCGCTCTCATGAACTATGTGAGTCTTTGTAGGTATCCAAGATACAGTATTAGCAGTGCCTTGAATAACAGCGTCCCATTCTGCATCATAAGAACTTTCATTGGTGATGAAAGAAAGTTCTTCAAAACGAGTTTCTGATGTTTCATCTGTACTAGAAAGATAAACGTAAGAAACATTACGATTACCCCAGCCGCAATAGCTTTCTTTTCCAGTGTTAATAAAATCTAAAGTCGTATCAACAGTTCTAACAACAAAAGGTCTAAGACTTGGTGCTATCTGAGTAGGATTTGTGTCATTAGTATTGTGACTATTATTACCAAGTCTAAAAATTGGATATTTGTCTTTATCATTACAAGCTTGAACAAAGGCATAGTCATTAAATTCAGTATGAGCATTGCCAGACTGCTGGATAAAAGTATTGCCAGTGATATAAGCTCTTACAAGCTTGCCGCTATCAGCGCATATCTTCAAGTAAGTTTTTGATTCTCCGCTGTTGTCCATGAGAACGGTTGTCTTACCAGAGATTTTAATAGTAGTACAAACAGGATTAGGCTGATATCCAGATACTTGTGGGTTATCGCCTATATTTGGAGGACAATCCCATTTCTTTCTTTCTTCACCAGAATAATCAACTCCACTACTTCCCTAACTCATGAAATAAAATTCTGTTGGAGAACAAATTAATGATGGGTCTAAATCATTATCATCATTAGTGTTCATTATTAAGGAAGCACCACCACCCATTTTAAAATATGGACTTCTCTTTGACTTAGATGTATCGTCAAGTATATTTTCTCCAAAATAGAAGTTACCAGTATCAAATATAACATGAGGCTCAGTGTACTTAATTGTATTATCTACTATCTTCGCTGCACCAGCTCTAAAGTAAGCGTGACCATTGAAATTACCAGAAGCTGTTTCTCCAATTATTAATGCCGCAGCACCGCTAGCCATAATCCTAGCTTGATTGTGAATAAAAAGAGAACTATGCTTGTCGTCTGTTTGCCAGTTACCTGTTGCAATTCCCATTTCTGGTGTCCAATATTCATTTTCTCCTTCGACATCCATGTTAATAATGGCGCCATCATGAATAAAGACTTGTGCAGTATGAGTTATATCCATTTGAGCTTCATCGCTCATTGTAAAACTTGAAGTTCCACTTGTGTGAACAATAGAAGAATCTTCATGAAGAACTTGTGTTGCATCTTTTATATCAAGATGTCCTTCATTTCCTTTTTCTCCTTTAGGGTCTGTTGAAAGTCTCATTACATCTGTTCCCTCTGTCTACGCTCCAACTATGTAAGCATTAAAAGCTTCTGTACCAGCAGTTAAAGCTTTTTTTACTGCGAGAATTGGACTGCTTTTCGTCCACTTTGCTCCATCGCCAACTAATAGTTCATTTTCTTCTGCCTAAATTTCTTGCGGCTTTGCTGTTTCTCCACCGCCATATTTCTTTCCTTTGTAGTAAATTGAATTACTCACATTGCCACCTCCGTGTTTATTCTTCATTTATAAGTCAAAATTACTTTAATTTTCTCTAACCTTTTACTTAATTATAACACATCAGAGTCAAAAACTCAAGCTTACGACGTGCCGCTGTCTGAAAAATTTAGAGACTCATTTATCACAAATGGTCTCGCGGCACAAATAAAAGAAAAAAGAAGCCATCAAATGATGACTTCTCCTTTGTAAAAGATATATAATTAAAAAGTTAATTAGTGTCGTTGAGGGGATAGACACGAGCCAGAAATAATTAACTTTTAATTTATATTAATCTGCTAAGCAGAGAGACCTGCCTAAGAGAAAAATTTTACCTGTTCCAAGAATTTTCATTTTATTATATTGTAATGGTGTATTAAACATCATATAAGTATCATTAAAAATTGCACCAGTTGTGCTATCTGCCGCAGCAACAAGTTGTGCTTTTCTTGTATTATCTATAGTTGAGACAAAAGTAGGCTCTTCTGAAACTCCGTTATCAGAAATTACACTGTAAGAATTATCGTCTTTGAGATAAATACACTGTTTAGTTACTGAGCCATCAAGATTAGTGGCATTATTTATAAAGAAATTATAATCGTGAGTGTTTCGAGTATCCTCAGGTTCATTCCATAAGCATAAAGCTAATCCATTATTTGTTGTTGCCGCTGTAATTTTCCAATTTTTAGCATTACTATTAGTATTGCCTGTCATTAAAGTTGTAGTTCCTTTGCCTGTTATAATTGCATCAACTATTATATTAAAAGAAAATAATTCATAATTATAGTTATCAATTTGAGAAAATCTAATCTATATACCAGCATTTTCTGAGAAATAGAACGCTCCATAAATCTGCGTAATATCATCAGTAGTATCTGATATACTTGTTTTTGTCCAATTATAACAATTAGAAATCTTCTTAAATATATCTTGAATAATTTTCTTTATGTCTACTGTTGAAGCGTTTACTCGTTGATTATAAAGAATTTCATGTTTTATCATGCTTCCACCTCCTAGTCTCTAAGACAAAGAGTCTTTCCACAAAGAAAATTACCCTGTCCTTCAACAGCCATAATATTGCAATTAAGAGGAGAGCTTCTCATGAAATAAATATCTTTAAAAACATTACCATGAGTTGTATCAACAACAGGAGCAAGAATTGCAGTTCTATCTGCATTTATCGTAGAAGTTTGAGCGATTTCAGAAAAGATACCATCATCTGTAGCAATAGTCAGTGCGCCATTGTCTGCTGTGTAGATAAATCCTTTTAATGTTGTATTGTCAAGTTTTGTAAATTCTCCAACATAAACGTTAAATGTTCTTGCATTGGTAGGACAATTATTGCTTTCAGAAGAATATAACCCCAACGCTAGTCCGTTTGATGTTTTACCAGCAAACAATGAAGCATAGTTATATTCTCTATCTCCCATTATTTCTTTTGTGCCATTAGGAGTAACTAAAGAAAAAATCAATCCATAACTTGTATAATTTTTGTTTCCATTCCGCGCGACAATTTGTAGATATGTTGTATCGGATATATAAAATTTACCTGTTTGCATTGCTTTTATTGCAACGTCGCCAGTGATTTCATATTTTTTCCAGTCATACATTGTTTGTATAGTCGTCAAATAGCTTCTGACTTGATTTACTCCATCTAAAGTGTCAGCGGGACAATATTTATTTAGTGCCATTACAGCTTCCGCAATCGCCATTAATTACCACTCTCCTCTGTATACTCACTACCTGTTCCTACTATTGGCTTTGCAGAATTTCCATAGGAGGCGGCATAAGCTACTCCTGAAGCTACACTTACCTTATTTTCTTGAGCGTTCATTCTTTCTTCAAGATTTTTAAGCTTTTCAGTTACTTTTGTATCTCTGGCATTAATCACATTCCAGACCTAACTTAGTCCTTCTTCATTCAAATATGTCTTTGTCATACAATCCCTCCTTTAAAAGAATAAGTTTCCACTTATCCTTTAATTTTGCTTTCAAGTTCATCAACTCGACGCTTTAGTTTTTGAACTTGGTCTACAAGAAGACCAATAAATTCTTCATATTTAAGTCCATATTCCTTAGTAATTTTATTGTCAAGCAAGTAGTTAGTCTCTGACCTAGGTACATCTACGATAGTACCATCAAGAGCTTCTGTAACTTCTCTATTATTAGAATTAATTTCATCTATCATTATGCCGCCAAACTCTTGGGTGGTAAGGTCAGCTTTATTTAATGCTTCTTCAACCTCTTGTGCAATAAAACCACAATGTGTTCTATCACTTGTTCCAAAAATATATTTATATCCAAGAGGATTTAAAGCATCAAAAAATTTATCATATTTTTCTCCTAATGGAATAAAATCTTTCTTAAGATTTCTATCAGAAGATACAGTATTGCCAGAAGTTGATTTAAGTTTAACGCTGGTTCCTCTAAGAACCGTTGTACAACTATTAGTACCAACATAGCAGGCATTATCAGAACTAATACCAAGTATATCATGAATAGTTTTGGCATCTTTCTCGTAACCTCTTACATACTTAGTATTAGCAAGCCAAACACTGTTCTAGGTTTTAATTGAACCAGAAACGTTAAGTTCATCAAAATTTATATTAAATTTACCTGTTATTGAACTAGGGGCGTTACTAGTACAAGTAATTTCAAATCTATCCATTTCAATCTTTGAACCCATAGCATTAGTAAGAATAATTTGTCCTAAATCAGTAGTACCCACATAAGCACCTGCATTTAAGAGATTAAGTCCTCGTGTTTCATCATACTATAGATATCGAGATGATGTACCAAAATAAATAGCACCAGTTATTGTGCCGCCCTTTAAGGGGAGATAAGCATGAGTATGCTCTGCTGTAGCAAAATAATCTTTACTAACTGTTCTTAATTCTCTACCATTCCAAGCGGCAAGGTAAGAGTATTCGCTATCCTTTAATGTACTTTTACTATAAGCAATGGTGATTTTGGAAGAGTCATTTGTATCTATAACTGTTTTTGCTGCTAAATCATAAGCAACATTATCAGTAGATTTAATTTGCTTTATATAGGCCATCTATCAGACCTCCTTTTAATTTATTCTTTAATATTATAATACCTCAGATTAGTCAAAAAGTCAACTGATTAAGTACTTTCAATTCCTAATTTAATTAGAGGTATTACTTCCATTCGCCATCATATTTTAAGTAAGAATTATTATTAATTATTTTAATAATTTCCATAATTATCCACTATCTCATATCAAAATGCCGGATTGCGGCAAATCATAGATAATATCTCTTACTTTTACTATAACAGTAAAGCCGTCCATTATCCTTCTAACGCCGCAAGTCGACTTTCTAATTCCCTATTCTTCTGTTTAAGTTCTTCCACTTCTTTATCTTTTCTTTGAGATTCCATAATTAAAAGTGTCATTATATCACGGTCTTTGAAGCTTTCAATTTCAAAATTCTCATCAAAATTAACGAAGTCTGGATTAACGTCATAGACATCTTCTGCAATAAGTCCTAGATTCGGTTGATAACGCTCTTCTTTATACTCATAAGTACAAGGCTTTAGTTTCATTAGATAATTATGATATTCGTCTGGGTCAAGCTCATAATCAATTGCCGTTTTATAACGGATAGAAGATGAGTATTTAACTAACTGACCATCAGTATCAATATAGCAACTAGTTCCTGTGCCATTATCCCATGCCTTACTTACAAAAGTTAATTTATTAGAAACTCCTTGAATATATGCTCCTTGAGCAATAAGTTTCCATCCACCATTTTTTTGTGCTGTAAGAGTATGACCAGCATTAGAGCTATCTTGAGGACCGAAGGCAATACCACCCTTATCTTGAGTAAGATAAAACCAAGCTTGTAGAGTTGTTGAACCTAAGGTAGGAATTGTTACTCCCGCAGTTTGCCCTGTTATATTAATAGAACCTGCAGAAGTACATCTTATAGAACAATTTGGAGCTTCAAGTTTGACTGAATTATCTACTAAAGTAATTTTAGCACTTTTATTTCTTGAAATCAATGCTCCTGCCTCATACTCTGTGTAAGCTCCTGAGTCTACTGACTTCCAGTTTATAGAACCTGTCATTGTTCCACCTGCAAGAGGTCAATAATTATGAGTGTGACCTGCCGCAGCAAACTATGATTTTGCAACAGCTCTCAATTCCCTGCCATTCCAACCTGCAAGCCAAGTGTAATCTTCTGCCGCGAGACCTGCTTTACTGTAAGCAAGAGTAATTTCAGTAGAGTCTCCTGCATCAACAATAGCTCTAGCTTTAAGAGTATAGTCTGTACCAACTACTCTAATTTTTTGTATGTCTGCCATTTATTTCGCCTCCATTTAAAATAAAAGAGTTGCTAGACTCTTTATGTGAAATTCTAGCAACTCCAATATTTTCTTATTTAAATTACTTAACTGTAATTGTAGCAGCAGTGCCTACGAATGTTGAACTTACTGTGCCTTCTGGAGTATAAGAACCAGTAGATGTAAACTTTGTACCTGTGAAAGTAGGCTGAGATACTGAGCCAGTAGGAGTAAAGTTACCAGTAGAAGTAAATTCACTACCTGTGAATGTACCAGTAATAAGTGTACCTGTGCCTGCGAAGGTTGGTTGAGAAACTCCACCAGCAGGTGTATATGTACCACTAGAAGTAAATTCACTACCTGTGAATGTACCACCAAGACGAACACCTGTACCTGTAAATGTTGGTTGTGATACAGAGCCTTCTGGAGTGTAAGAACCAGTAGCTGTCATTGATGTACCAGTAAATGTACCAGTAATAAGTGTACCTGTACCAGTAAATGTTGGCTCCGAAACAGTACCAAGCGGAATAAGATTACCACCAACAGAAAGGGCTGCTGTTGTACCAGATAAGTGCGTACCTGTACCTGTAAATGTTGGAGCACTAGCAGAAGCACCTGTCAATACAGTTGTTGTCTTTGCTGAAGGAGCAGTACCCGCTGTAATAGTCAAAACTTCATCGGTAACTGTAAATACTGCCGCTGAACCTGCCTCAAAATCTGTTGTTACTGTTGCTTTGGTGGTTGTGATTGTAGGTGCAGAAACTGTACCTGCAGGAGTGTAATTTACAGCGTGAGAAGCATCAACTGACTAACTCTCAATTGTAACTGCAACACCATCACCAGAAGCGGAAAATTTTGATGGTAGACCTGAGAAGGATGGCTTAGATATTGTACCAGCAGGTGTATAGTTCGCTATCTCACCCGTAGTAGGCTCCTTTGCCTTAATATCAACAGAACCTGCTGGCGTTCCTGTTATAGAAAAATCCTTTGCTGTACCTGTGAAGGTTGGTTTGGAAACTATACCTGCTGGTGTGTAGTTAGCAGGAGCAACAGTCGTGCCTGCAACCGCAGTAACACCAACTGAACCTGTCGGAGTACCCTTTACATTAATAGTTGCCTGAGTACCTGTGAAGGTTGGTTTAGTAACTGTACCTTCTGGCGTGTAGTTAGCTATCTGACCTGTAGTTGGAGCTGCTGTTTTAATATCAACAGAACCTGTAGATGTACCCTTAACACTTACTGAACCCTGTGTACCAGTAAATATTGGCTTGGAAACTGTACCTGTTGCTGTGCCACTTACAGAAATAGTTGCTGGTGTACCAGTAAAAGTAGACTCAATTCTGCCAGCTGGTGTATATGAGCCAGAAGCACTGTCCTTAAAAGCAAGGGCACCAAGTGCTGAAAGGTCGCCAAATTCTTGCCATGTATTTCCATTGTAAATAAATTCTTTTTTTCCTTTCGTTACAATGTTGCCTTTTTCAGCCTTTACTGTTTCTTCGCCAATTACTACATTTGGACTAGTTGTAACATTATCTACAAGTTCAGTTGTAGTAACACCAAGGTATGTAGTGTACTTTAATAGTGCTGCAATATCTTCTCTAGCTTTAACGTCTTTTATATTATAAGTAACACCGCCAACGGTAATTTTAGATATATCTGCCATTATTATTCACCTCATTATTTTTCTAAAGTTAATTGCTCATCTGTGACAGAAGCACTTACTTTATCATTCCATTTAGCCCGTTCTGCCGCAGTGATATGTACGTCTGTATCTGCAATGTGCGCAGAGTAAGGAGCATCTATGAAAGAGAGGTCTGCTAAACTAGAAGTACCATCACCAATTTTTACTTTAGCAATGACTTTTCCATTAAAAGTCTCTGCATCTGTATAGATATAAAGGGCGCCGGCCTCAGAAATTTTTGACTCATTTTCTGCCCAACCAGAAATTGAATCTGCATAAAGACCAACCGTAGTTCTTTTTTGAATATCTTTTATTTTGGCAACGATGACAGAATTTTGACCGTTAATAACGTCCCAAACTTCTCTCAGACCTCTTTCATTCAAATATTTTTTTAATTCTGCCATTGTACTTCACCCCTTAATTAAGAGTAGAAGTAAAAGTACAAATTGAATTTATAGTTTCAGTTGAGATACCGTCTGTAACATCACCAGCAGTGCCGCCAGTAAGAGCTTCAATCTGTTTCTTCATGGTAGCTATATCACTACTATGGGTAGCAATATTATCTGTGTTACCAGAAACTGCTGTAGTAAGAGTTGTTACGTCTTGAATAAGACCCTTTACTTCAGCGCCATCACCTTCAACTTCTTTAGTTAAACGAGCAATGTTTTTGTCCTGCTCTGTTCCTGCTGTTTCTAAAGCTGTAATATCTTCTTTTGCCTGAGCAATATCAGCTTTAATACCAGTAAGTTCGCTAGATGTCCAAAGGTTAGTAGAACTATCAACACCAAGAAGTGTCTTTAAACTACTAACTGCGTCCTTATTCTCCTGGATAGCAGAGTTCATTGCAGTAGCACTATTGCTATGTGTTGAAATCCAATCTGCAATTTCCTTTAATGTGTCAAAGTCTGCTGGGGCACTTGCAACGACCTTTGCAATCTCTTCTGCAACTTTATCTCCAACAGTTCTCTCAACAGAACCAAGTGGCGCCTGAGTATCAGTAGTAGCAGTAGCATTTAAAAGGTCTATAGCAGTTTTGTTGTCAAGAATTTTCTTAACAACTTCCTTATCCCTATCATCAAGCTTTTTCCATAATGCACGCAGGCCGGCTTCGTTTAAATAATATTTTACATCTGCCATTTAATTTCCCTCCTTTAAATTTGTGTTGAAAAGGTTAAACTGTCTAAAACATCGGATGAAACTGGAGACATCGGGTCACATTTACAAGAGTTACCTAATGCGGCAATCTTCTTTTCAAGTTCTACCAATTTATTGTCTTGCTCAGTATCTTTACTTTGAATAGTTGTAATAGCAGCAGTAGTTTCCTTCTGTTGTTCTTCAAGCTTCCTAATACGCCCTTCATATTCCCCTGTTCCACCGCCACCGCCAGAATTTGGTACTCTAGCAAAATAAGCAGGCTCAAGAGTTGTGTCTGTGCCTCGATTAAAAATCATTTATTTCACCTCTTTTTAAAATTGTTTACCTATATTATTAAAAGAAGATTTTGCTTCTGCAAGGTCTTCTTCTTTATCAAGTAATATAGTTACTAGGTCTCCTTTACGAATGTTACCTTGTAACAAGCCAACAAGAGATTTACCATTGACCATTCTTTTTTCTTTTGTTATAATATAAAGAGAAGAAGAAAGTTTGTTTAAGTTCCAATTAAGCTGTGCCGCAGTACGACCAGCCAAATTTGTATTTATTTTGTAATTTAAAGTAATCAAATTATTTACCTCCTACAATAATTCGTTACAATTATTTGACTTATTCTTTTCTCTGGTGTATAATTATAATAAGAGAAAAGAAAGTGAGGTGCTATGATGATTAATAAAATGGTTATTACATCTATTATGAAAATGTTAACTCTTCGTTATAGATTAAATATGGATTATAAAATTGAAGACCTATCTCTTGAAAAACAAACCAATTTTCTTATAAATGATATTATAAATGATTTATACAAGAAGATAGATAATTCAAAAATAATTGTATACGAATATAATGATGACTTAATAAGTTTAATTGGATATAACATATTGAAAGCTATCCAAGCTATTAAACCTTTTGAATTAAAGATTTGTGGTAAAAAACCAAAGAAAACTAAAAAGAAAATTAAAGCCAAAGAAAGCTTTATTTCTCAGAGAAAAGTTAAAAAGCTAATTAAAAATTCTAAAGCTTTTCTTATTTCATCTTTTAGTCCTATTTATAAAGTAGGAAATATAAATCATATCTCTAATAATTCCAGCTTTTATTATGATTATGAATTGATGAATAGATTTACTCCAGATGAGATAGGTATGAGTCAAAAATTTTATCATATTGGATATATTAAAGATTATCAAAAAATTAATGGACAGAAAATTAATATTTTTGATAAAAACTTGAGTAATATTCAAGAGAAAATTGATAAAATAGAGTCTTATTTAGACTGGAATGAATTTGAAAATTATGATGTGCCAGACTGTCTAATGTTATGGCTTGAGAATGGTGATAGTGAAGACGTTTATTTCCGTAATGAACAATTATTACAGCAAGCAGAACGATTTAATGGTCTTGTTTTTTACTTCTACGCCAATCCTTCTAATATCCCTTCAATTTTAAAGAATGTTACTTATAATTTAGTAATAGAACATACCGTTAATAGATTTAATGAAAAAGACTATGACTCTTATAATTATTTACCTTACAATGCTGCGAGTGACTTTTATCAGTATTATTGGGATAAAGGTTGCTCCGATATTAAATGTAAATTTAGCGGTAATTGGCCGCAAGAAGCAAAAGATAGAATTACTTTAGGCAGACTTAGTCACTAATTAAAAGGAGGGAAAATAATGAAGAAATTAATTATAATGAATGGTTGCGGCGGCAGTGGAAAAGATACTTTTGTTAAACTATGCCGTGAGAATAGTTCACTTAAAATAAACAAATTTTCAATTATTGATTTTGTAAAAGAGCAAGCTACTCTTTTAAGTTGGTCTGGTGGAAAGACAGATGCAGATAGAAAATTTCTATCTGACCTTAATGATGCTTTAACAGACTGGAATGACAGTCCATTTCAAGTTGCTCTTACAGAAATTAAAGAAGACTTTTCTGAGGAATGGGAAGAAACTTATGATGTTGTTTTTCTCGATATTAGAGACCCCGATGTTATTGATAGAGTAAAGAGCGTGGCAGAGCAGGAGGGTATTCAAGTTTCTACAGTTCTTGTTGAAAGAAATCTTAATCATACTTATGGTAATCATGCTGATGATAATGTTCATGATTATCTTTATGATTATGTTATTGATAATACAGGAACACTTAAAGACCTTGAAGATGCAGCTTTGACCTTTATGGAGAATTTTGATGATTGAGAAACCAGAATGGGACTATTATGATAGTGACCCCGAAGCAATCAACTCTCTTTTAGCTAAGTTACCATACCTAAAAAATCCTAATTTAAAAGTTCTTGAACCTTGTGCCGGCACAGGTAAATTTATTGAAAGATTTGAAAACTTAGTTAAAATCAAAGCAGATAAATATGACATCTGTGTTAGAGAAGGAACAACAGACATACTTCAATCAGATTTTATTCGTTCAGACTTTTATAATAAATACGACCTTATTATTTCCAACTTTCCAACAGTAGGAAGAGGAGAGGCAATAGGTTTTGACCAATTCGTAAGAAAGGCGTTATCTGATGTACGACGCGGCGGCACAGTTTGTGTATTGACTAAACTTGTAAGCTTAGAATCACAGCGCCGCTTTGCTAATATCTATATGACGTGTAAACCTTCTTGGGTCTATGTGTTTTCCAATAGATTAAAATGCACTCGTTATGATAAGGTTGTAAAAACAGACACTGTGTTTTGTTGGCTTGTTTTTGAAAAAGGACAAGATGGTTATTTTGCAAAAGAAACTAAATTAGATTGGATACATAAATGATTACCTATGCCGGCCCACAAGTCGGCATTTTTAATTTTTTGATTTTCTTTAAAAATTTTGAAATAATATAATATTATAAAAGGAGGAATGAAAATGTCATTGACTGAACTGGGATTGTCAAGAGAAGTAACTGATGTAACTATGCACATATTGGAAAGAGAAGAGCCTCTTCTCGTTAAGTATGAAGTTCTCCAAGCTTTTAAGTGTCTTAAAGGACTTAATTTTAAGTGGTTTACAACTAGCCAGAGAGCTAATATTTTATTCGCTTTTAAAGAGAAACCAAGTAGAGATGAAAATGGACGATTCTTTACTCGAGACCCACATGATATGATTGTAGTAGACCATATTTGTATTGATTTTATTACAGATGATTGGGAACATAGAACTTATTACTCTATAGATGAATACTATAAAAAGATGAAATTAAAGAAGTGAATTCAAAGTCTCAACTTTTCGTAAGTTGGCATAACGGATTTTTGACTTTTTAAAATTTTTTTGAGATAATAAGATTAAAGAAAAAGAAAGGAGCAAATATAAATGAAAGAACCAAATATTCACACATTCCATTATTACTTTGATACAGCAAGTGGAGAACTCAAACCAATTACTATTCTATCAGGTGATGATGAAAATGGTTATGCGTGTGTCTACAAAGGAGACACAGATACCACAGACTCTATTTTGATTGATAAGCAGGATATAATTATTATTTATTTGAATGTAGACACTATGGAAGTCTACACATCAAGTATGTTTGATTTTGTAGATGATTTAAGAACTGCTATTCTTGATAAAGGAATGAGTAAAAAAGCACTTGAAAAACATCTGCAAAAGGACGATAAAGAGCTTATTGACATTATTAGAATAGCGGCAAGAGATAATCCAATAAAGCTTACTTATCAAGATAAAAATATCTTAAATGCTGCAAAAACACTTGGCTTTAAGTATGTAGCTCGTTATCAAACATATAATTGGTCTGCTTTTTATGAGTTGCCTATTCTTTATGTAGACACTTATATAGAAGCAGGAGACAGGGATGGGGTTAAATTAACTGACTTCAATCCAGAAGTTAATTTGGCAAAAGAAAGGGAAGTTTATCTTATTGATGATTTGCTTAATGAATGTTGTCCTATCCCAATTCAAATGAATGACTTCTCTTTAGACGATTTGGAAGAAAACTACACAGGCTTTAATTTTTAAAATAAGAAAAGGAGAAAATGAAATGAGATATTGGACTGATGGCGCAGCAACAATGAGAAAAGACGCAAACGGCAATTATATAAGAGAGGCTGGCGGCTGGAGCTTTTGTTATGAAAGTGAAGGTGGCAAACTAAAAGGTTGGTATGGTGGTCGTCCTCAAACAACCAACAACGAAATGGAACTGACAGCAATCTATCATGCACTTGATGCCGCCGCAACCATGCCAGATTTTGATATTAGAATAGTATCAGATAGTGCCTATTGTATCAACATTTTTACCTCTTGGGCGAAAAACTGGGAAAAGAATGGTTGGACAAGAGGAAAGAAACACGAACCGATTGAGAATTTAGCTCTCATTCAGAAAATTTGGGGTCTTATGGGAAGATTAGAAAAAGAAGGAAGACAACTTTCTTTTGAAAAAGTGAAGGGTCATTCGGGTGTTAGAGAAAATGAAATTGTTGATAAGTATGCAGTAATAGGAAAGAGAGAAGCTGCGGAGAAGGTATGGACAATTTTCAATGAATTTGAAGAGGAATAAAAAGAAAGAGGCCAGAGATTAATCTGGCCTCTTTTAATTTACTCATTATTATCTTCTTTATTTTTATCTAGCCATTCTTGGGAAGCTTTCTTATTAACTTGATAAACATATAATGTCTTACCATATTTACCTTGAATTCGGGCAACATCAGTTCTGAATTTTATCAGACCTGCACCTTGTAGCGTAGTAAGAATATCTTTGTACCTATTATAAGTTTGTTCATTTCCTTTGGAGTGACCAAAGGCAAGAATAATATCATTAAAACTAATATTTTTCTCTCCTTTTTCAAACTTCTTTAAAAGCCAGGCATAAGTTTTAATAAGCTCTTCTCTACGAGATTGGCCGCAAAGTCTAAAAAGATTTAGAACAGTATCTTTATCTAATTGTTGAAAATCTCTAAAACAAGGTAAATTATATTTCTTTCCACATTCGTATATCAAATCTTTCCTTACTCCATCTTTATTTTGTAAAGACTAAGCTAATAATTCTTTAAAACGTTTAGAAATAGTTTGCCTTGTACGTCCAATATCTTTACCTATCATTTCATAAGTAAATTCATTTTTATAAATGTAATTATGCTCTTCATCAGGGTCATAATGAGAATGTAATAGTAACCAAGCATAAACAGTATCTCCATAAGCCATTTCCTTAAGTTTTTGTTCATTAGTAACGAAGTTGATTTTTCTTAACATTATAATCCCTCCTTTTCGTTCTAATTATAAGTAGAAATTAAAGAGGTTTTGTTTAAATTTTTCAGATTTAACATAAATCTAAGAAAATGTTAATAGTTACTATCACGGTGTTAACATTTACTATCACGGATGTTAATAGTTACTATCAGAAAATGTTAATAGTTACTATCACGGTTGTTAACACTTACTATCAGGTTTTGTTAGCGATTACTATCATAAGTTACGTTACTCTTTAAAAGAGTAACCAGAATCGTTCTTTTGCTGGCAAAAGAACCAAAGCCTGCGAACGTGCTGTCTTGCTCCGCTTCGCTTCGCTGTGACAGCGCGCCGCTTCTTTTGAGAGAAAAGAAAAAATTTGACTTTGTTTAAAATTTTTGCTATAATTTAAAAGTAAAACAAAAAGGAGGAATTTTAAATGAATATTATAATAAACGGAACAGATTTTTGGGATGGCTTTGATGCAATGAAGTACTGGGCACCACCTAAATCTTATGATAGGCAGAAATGGAAGCAGGAAATTCACGAATGTATGTTGAGTGGTCAGTATATTGGAGCAAGAAAAGTTGACGGCATTTGGGCAATGATTATCAAAGATGAAGAGGGTAATTTTCATCTTAGAAGTCGTACTAAGAATGTTGAAGGTACTTATGCTGATAAGGCAGAATGGATACCTCAAATTTTGTCAGAACTTGAGGATATACCAACTGGAACAGTTTTACTTGGAGAAATTTACAAATATGGAGAAGAGGGAAGTAGAAAGGCAACAGCTATTCTGAACTGTTTGAAAAATAAGAGTTTGGAAAGACAGGCAAAAACTCCACTTCATTTCTATTGCTTTGATGTGCTGGCATATGGGTCTGAGGTTCTGCTTAAGACTCCGATTGAAAAACGTATAACATACATTGAAAAAACATTGTGCCGCCCTACCTATAATTTTGTAGAAAAAGCTAAATATGTTGATGGTGAAGAGCTTTGGACTCTTTGTGGCGAGATATTAGCTGCTGGCTACGAAGGAATGGTTATTCAGAAGAAAACTGCTACTTATGATTGTGGCAAGAGAACTGCAAGAATGACAATTAAAGTTAAGAAGGAAATTGAAAGCACAATTGATGCTTTTATAGATGGAGCGTGGAAAACACCAACAAAAGAGTATGGCGGCAAAGAGATTGTCACCTGGCCATATTGGCTTAACATTAAAACAGGTGAAAAGTTTGGCAGCTGTCAGTATTCAGACTATTGCGATGGCGCTCCTATTATTCCAATAACCCGTCCATTTTATAATGAGTGGGCAGCAGCAATAAGTTTGTCTGTAATGAAAGATGGTAAGCCTGTCCATATTGCTTGGATTTCAGGCATAACAGATGATGTTAAAAACCGTATCGTTCATGAGCCTGAGTCTTTGGTCGGTAAAGTAGTTGAAGTTTCCTGTATGCAGATTGAGCATATTGATGGCGAATATTCACTTCGTCATGGCAAAATACTTGGCTTTAGAAGTGATAAGGCGGCGGAAGAATGTACCTTTGACCAAATTGCCATTAACTAAAGCTAAAACCAAAAACTTAAAGGCCTCTTAAACAAAAAATACTTTTCTTTAGAAGGGCAGGAGTTTTCCTGCTCTTTTAATTTTGTTAAAGGGGTGACTTATTTGTGGATAAGGATTATTTCTTAAGTCCTGCTCAAATTTGTAAGCCGCCACGTCACACATAGATTAAGCCTTATTGCGCTACTTGCAAAAAGTTTCCTATTTGTTCAATTAGAGAAGATTATTTAAAAACTGCTTATCTAATTCAATAGATACTTGGGTACCCGTAGGACGATAGAGAGCTTAGATGTTGCGATGAAAGTTTTAGCGGTTTTGACTTTGAAAAGCCAGAAGAATTATTTCCAGTAAGCCTTGATGTTGTGCCGGCTTGCGATGAAACTAACACTTTGACTGCTAAGTTAAAAGCTGCAAAATTCAGAAACAAAGATTTCATTCAATTGCTTTATGACATTGAAAAATATTTAGTTATTTTTAAAGTAACTTGGAGCGAAGAATTTAGTCGCTATGAACTGTCAGATGGTAAGGAAATCTATTATGGAATTATCTATAAGACAAAATCTTCTGAATTTGACTAGACGGCACTACAAAATTGGAGAACAGAACAAATTAAAAAAGAAGAAGAAAATAAAGAAAAAGATATAATCAATACAACCTATTTTTCAGCTATTCTTAAATGTGATTTTTATGAGCAAGATAAAAAATTAACTGAAAAAGAAGGACTTGATAGAATGAAGCTTCATTGCTGTTGTGATGATGTGCTGCCTTATCATCATTTGGCAACTTATCACATCGAAGATAAACAAGTTCCTTGTTTTAAAGATAAATTTGCGCCTACCCCTCTTTTATATCCAGTCTTTATTCCAATGCTAAGGCCAAAATGTTATCCAAAAAAGCCTACAATAAGAAGAGATGATTTGAATGACGAGTAAGGGAGAATAGAAGATAGAAAAACTTCTCACCGATGCTCGTCTGAATTTCAAAAGGGAGTATATTTTTCCCGACCTTTATGGATATAAGAAAACGCCTTTAAGATTTGACTTTGCGATTTTTCAAGGTAAAAGATTAGTTTGTCTTATTGAAGTAGATGGCCGGCAACATTTTGAATATGTACCACATTTTCACAAAACAATGTCAAGTTTTAAAAGACAACAAGAGTGGGATAGGCGGAAGAATAAATATTGTCTGATGCATGGATTCCCATTAATTAGAGTTCCTTATTGGAGCTTAGAGACTCTTACCCTTCAAGAAATTTTTACAAACTCAAAATTTCTTGTAAAGGATAAGTTTCATAATGATAATCTACGAAGACAGGGGTGAAAAAATGACAGCTTTATTGGTAATTTTTGAAAATATAGGTTCAATAGTTGGTGTATTTGTAACAGTAATTACTTTTTTCGGATTGATTTCTAAAAAGCCAAGGGCCGCACTTAAAAAAATGATTAAAGAAGGGGCGGAAGAAGCAAATAAAGAAGTCAATGTAAAATTGACTACCATAGAAGAAAAGCTAAAAAAGTCAGATGAAACTGATGTAGTGATGCTCAGACATTCCATAACAGACCTTTATCATTAGTATAAGGATACAAAAAAAATTCCCCATTATGCTAAAGAAGATTGGATGGGGATGCTAGAAAAATATAAGCAGAAAGGCGGCAACTGTTATATTCATGCAATTACAGAAGAAATGAAAGAATGGGAAGAGATATAAGATAAAGAAAGGGTCAAGGAAGTAAAATTCCTTGACTTTTTTCTCTATTTGAGTTATAATTAAAATATAAAAAGAATAGGAGGAATGTAATATGGCAGAATGGGATATGACCATTATCAAAGGAAATAAACGTTATCCTTATGATAAAACCCGTATTCGTAATGCAATTATTCAAGCTTATAATCAAATTTGTTATCCAGACTTTGATGAAATTGATATGCTGCTTGATGAAATTGAAGATTTGATTTGGACAGAGGCCGGCGAGCAAAGAGAAATTGCTGTTGAAAAGGTTGAGAACCTCATAATGAGTGTTCTTTATAGAGAAGTGCCGGCAGTCGCTCGTGAATTTTCTTCTTATAAGATGAATAAGGAGAGAATTAAAAAGAACCCAACGGAAATTGAAAAGGTTCTTTATACCAATCCAGAAGTTGAGCTTGAAAATGCGAACAAAAAAGCAACATTAACTCATATTAAGAACTCATATTTGGCAGAGATTCCATCAAAGGAAGAATTTTTCAAAGTCTTCCCGCCAGCTTGTATAGAAGCCCATAAGAAAGGTGTCGTTTATGCTCATGACTCAGCTTACTCTGTAAGAGATTTGACTAATTGTGAGTTACTGAATTTGGATTATCTTCTTCAGCACGGCTGCAAAATAAATAACACTTGGGTTGACAAACCTCATGACTTTCGTACTGCGTGCACTATCGCCACTTAGATTCTTACGCACGTTGCTAGCTGTACTTATGGTGGATGTACTATAAATTTGCTAGCTTTAGCTAAATTTGTTGATGTTAGTAGACAAAAAATTCGTAAGAAATTAACAGAATTTATAGATGACCCAGATGTCCTAAACCGACTGGCGGCACGAGAACTTGAAGAAGAAATTCGACAAGGCGTTCAAACTTTTATGTATCAGAATTTAACTCTTTGTTCAAGCGTTGGACAAGCAGTTTTTTTGACTGTTTCTGTTTACTTAAATGAAGACCCAGAATATACAGATGATTTAATTTTGGTTTTCAAAGAAATGTTGAGACAAAGAATTGCGGGTATTCCAAATGAAGATGGAGTTGCAGAAAATCCTAATTTTCCGAAAATTCTCTATTTTCTTGATGAAGATACGATGCGTGACGGCAAGTATTATGAGATAACAAAGCTTTGTGCTGAGTGTAGTGCTAAGAGACTTGTGCCAGATTATATGAGTGTTAAGAAACACTTAGAGTTGAAGGGAGTCGTAACTCCAAGCATGGGTAAGCGTAATACTATAGCTCATGTAAAATCTTTTGAACCTTACCAAAGGGTGTCTGCTTAAGCAGGCTAACGGTTAGGTCTAACAATACTTAGATATTGCAATAGATGAGACCGTGGGAAGCTTAATCTTTATCATCTTAAAACGGAGATGATAAAATGTATACTTTATATAAAATAACCAATTTATTAAATAATAAACATTATATTGGAGTAACTAGTAGAAATCCAAACGAAAGATTTTCTGAACATAAAAAGTCTAGTTCTAATTCTTTTATTAGCAAAGCAATTAGGGCTGACGGAATTGAAAATTTTTCTTTTGAAATAATATTAACCAATATAAAAGACAATGAAATTTCTAAACTAGAATGTGAATACATTCAAAAATATAATTCTTTACTTCCTAATGGATATAATGCCGATCTTGGCGGGATTGAATATCATAAACATTCTAATTATATTAAAAGTATTATTTCAGAGAAGGGTAAAGGGAATAAAAACTCTAAATATGTTGCTGATGTATTAATGTATGATAAACAAGGAAATTTATTAAGAAGATTTCAATCTGCTAGGGAGGCAGCGAGATATTTAGGAAAAGAATCTAAAAATGTGGGAATAAATTATTGTTTAAATGGTAAGCAAAAAACTGCTTATGGTTATATTTGGAAATATGATAAAGATTAAGAACCTGTATCGACTATCCCTGATGAATGTATGGGAGTAGGGCTAGAGATTGGTACTAGCGATGTTTTAGGAAACGAATCATCTGAAAACCGAAGCGGAAGACTCTTATAAAAGAGAAGATATAGTCAGTGCCTTTGGCGACAAAGGAAAAAACGTGTAGAGCTTTACTTTCACCTTATAAAGACCCAAAGACAGGTGAATTTGTAACTTGGGGCCGTTTTAATTGCGGCGTTATGTCTCTTAATCTTCCTTATATAGCAATGGAAAATAATTCAGACAAATCAGAAGAACAGCTCTTCCTTAATCTTGACAAATATCTTGGTGTTGCTAATCAAGGAATAATTTGGAGAGTTAATCACTGCGCAAAGATTAAAGCAAAATCTTGTCCAATACTTTGGGTTTATGGTGGTCTAGCGACTCTTAATCCAGAAGACGATTTGTCTTCATTGGTTTATGGAGGCTATGCAACTGTTAGTCTCGGATATTCAGGTTTATATGAATGTGTCAAATATATTACGGGAGAGGATCATTGGAAAGATGAAAAAGCAATTAAGCTTGCTCATAAAATACTTGATTATTTAAACAGAAATAACAAGGAACTTGGTGAAAGACTAAATGTATCAGTCGCTTTATACGGAACACCCGCAGAAAGTTTAACTGACAAATTTGCATCTGCTTGTGTAAGAGATTTTGGTACTGTTGACGGGGAGGAAATTCGTCAATATGAAACTAATTCTTATCATATTCCTGTTTTTGCAGAAATTGATGCCTTTTCAAAACTTACTACAGAAGCTCAATTTAGTGATAAAACCTTAGGCGGCTCAATTAGCTATGTTGAAGTACCAGACTTGGGCAATAATCTTGATGCGATGTTGGAAATTATTGAACATATTGGTAATACTTGTCTTTATGGTGAAATCAATTCAGAGATTTCAACTTGTGGCAAGTGTGGATGTCAAGGACATGATTTTAAAAAAATTTATGCTAAGGATGGAACAATAAGATGGCAATGCCCGCAGTGCGGTGAGACAGACCCAGACATTGTTCATACGAGTTATAGAGTGTGTGGATATATCAGTAACTACACTCCTAACAAAGGCAGAAGCCAAGATATTATGAACAGAAAGAAACATTTAAACATAGACAAATAATCTTAATGGAGTCAAGACTTAAAAATCTTGACTCTTTTTCTTTTTTATGATATAATTATTTATAAAGAAAAAAAGAGGAGGAATTTTAAGTGAATTTTTGTAAAATTATAAATTATGACACTGCTAATGCTAGAGGGCTTTCAGTCGTTCTTTTTGTAAGTGGTTGCTCTCATCATTGCAAAGAATGTCATAATCCAGAAACTTGGTCTATTGATGCAGGTGTACCATTTACTGATGAAGTAAAGAAAGAACTCTATCAAATGGCAATGAATCCGCATATTGAAAATTTAGTGCTGTCTGGTGGAGACCCCTTTTTCCCAGCTAATGTTGCTCCACTAGCTAATTTTCTAAAAGATACTCTTATTTACAAAGAAAAAAATATCATCTGTTATACGGGTTATAAACTATCTGAACTTGTGGCAAGAGAAGATAAGGCAACAGACCTTTTACTTAGTTGTTGTAATATTATCATTGATGGTGAATATGATATGACTAAAAGACCCGAAGGACTTGACTATCGTGGTAGTACAAATCAACAAGCTTGGGAAAGAAAAGGTGATTTTTATTTTAATGTTTCACGGGCTTATTTTAAAGAAGTAACTTCAGCGGATATTGCTGCGGCGGCAGATGTTATCGTACTTTATAAAGACTTTGCAAAATTGCCCGTGTCAGCTTTTGGTAAAACAGAAGAATTACCTTCTTCTATTATTCCTCCAAAAAATAAAGTTACTGTTGATTATGAAAAGCTAAAGAAACTTTGCATTACGGACGGCGGCAAGACGGGCTATGCAGTTTTAGGTCATAGATATGATACTCTTAAATTCAATGGTACAATTTATCATCGTCCAGAAGAGGCTGAGGCAGCACTTAAAAAATATTTTGACATAAAGTAACTTAAAGACAGACTCTAGTAGTCTGTCTTTTTGACTTTTTTAATAAAAAATGATATAATATATTTATAAAAAAGAATAAAGGAGGAAAATGAATGGGAAATTATGGTATTGATAATATTCAGCATTTGGAAACTAGAGAAGCTATTCGTGCTAGAGTTCAAATGTATCTTGGCTCAGATGATACCGACGGAACATATCAAGCTTTAAAAGAAATTATCAATAATTCTACTGATGAAGCTATTGCAGGCTATGGTAATCGAATAGAAATTACTCTTAATGAAAAAGAGAATTGTGTTTCTGTAAGAGACTATGGTCGTGGTGTTCCTTTTGGAATAAAAGATGACAAGAATGTACTTGTAGCTATTTATACTGAAAGTCATACTGGTGGTAAGTTTGATAAAAATGCTTATAAAAATAGTTCAGGTTTAAATGGTATTGGAGGTACTGCAGTATGTATGAGTTCTGAATATTTTACAGTAAGAAGTATTCGGTCTGGAACTTGTGCAGAAGCAAAATTTACAAAAGGAACTCTAATTTCTTATAAAGAAATTTCAACTTCTGAAAAAGATGGAACCTTTGTTGAATTTAAACCAGATAAAGAAGTTTTTTCTAATATGATAGAAACTTACACCTATAAGCGAATTTGTGAGGAAATTAAAAATATTGCTTATCTAAATAAAGGGCTTCATTTTATAGTTGCTACGGCGGCAGGTGAAAAGAAAGAATTTTATTCTGAAAATGGTATTGCAGATTTTATTCGAGAAAAAGCCAAATCTCCTTTAATGTCTAAACCAATTCTTGCTTCGGCATCAGATGGTACAGATGAATTGGAAATTGCCTTTATTTGGACGAAAGATGAAACACAGTCTTATGTATTTGTTAATGGTCTTGCTGTGCCAGAAGGTGGTAGCCCAGTTACTGGAGCGAAAGCAAAAATCACGACAAAAATTAAATCACTCAGCGGAAAGAGTTTTGACCCAGAACTAATAAGAAAAGGTCTTGTATTTGCAATTAATTGTAAAGTTGCAAATCCTTCTTTTTCAAATCAGACTAAGAGTAAAATTAATAATCCAAATTTAAGAACTCTTGCAGCGCAGGCATTTGATGAGGGGCTGGAAATGTTTTCTAATACAGCAGATTTTGGTCCTATTATTGAAATGATGAATAAGATTGCTAATGCTGAAAAAGCAGCGGACAAGGCAAGAGAAGCTGCTCTTAACCGCAACAACAAAATGAAAGAATTAAGAAAGCAAAAAGTTGCTTTTCTTGATAAGTTAGCAGATGCAGAAAACTTAGGAGAAGATTCAATTCTTTGTCTTTGTGAGGGTGACTCGGCAGGAAACGCAATTATTGCTGGCAGAGATACTAAGAGATATGGTGCTATGTGCTTAAAAGGCAAAATGCTAAATGGTCTCAAAGAAGAAAATGATGATAAATATTTTTCAAATAAAGAAATTGAACTTTTAATGTATGCGTTGGGAATTGACGTTGACCATTATGACCCAAAGAAACTTCGTTATGGACAGATTTACATCTGTGTTGATGCGGATAAGTGACATTGTCCGAAAATGCTTTAGTCCTTGCTAGGACGGTTTACTTATAATTAACGAATAATTTAGGTAAGCTAACGGTATCAGAAAAATAAGACTGCTCGTTGAAACCACAAGAGATAACGAGCCATAGACCAAAGACGAATAATCTGACTAAGAAACCCTAAACCTGAGAACGGTGAGATAAAGGGAATACCGTGGGAATCAGAATTAATCCATTTCTATTGTAGTGAGGCGATACTATGGTAGGAATATACAAAATTACTAATAAAATAAATGGTAAAATATATGTTGGACAATCTAATAATATTAAACGAAGATTTTGGGAACATCAAAATCGAGGTACAGCCAGTAGGATTCCAGTTGATGCTGCAATAGAGAAACATGGCTCTGAAAATTTTTAGTATGATATTATTGAAGAGTGTCCTGTAGAAAAATTAAACGAACGAGAAACATATTGGATAAAACATTTTAATTCTATAGAAAATGGTTATAATCTATCAGAAGGCGGCGATCAGCAATCAATTGGTAGTAATAACGGTAGAGCAATTCTTACAGAAGAAGACGTAAAAATTATTAGAATTGCTTATAATAATCATGAGCATAGAAAAGATGTTTATGAACAATTTAAAAACAAAATTGCTTTTAGTACTTTTTCTCGAGTTTGGGATGGAACGAGTTGGCAACACATTATGCCAGAAGTTTTAACAGAAGAAAATAAACGATATTATGCAAAAGAAGCCACAAATGGAGAAAAATCAACTAAAGCAAAATTTTCTAATGAAGAAGTTCTTAATATGAGAACAAGATATGTTTCTGAAAATGCTCGTAGCATTTATAATGACTACAAAGATAGATGTAGTTATAATACTATACAACAAATTTTATGGGGTAGAACCTACAAAGATTTACCAATTTATAAAAAGAAAGAAAAGAAATGGATTAATAAATGAAGCCTGTATCGACTATCTCCGTTATAGGAGAGTACTGGTGCTATTAGCACGCATCGGGAAAGAGCATTCTCTCTTAAAGAGAGTAAAATATAGTCAGTGCCAGTTCGAAAGACTGGATTACATGGATGATGGATATCATATAGCACTTTTAATTTTGGCTAATCTATATCGTCTATGTCCTCAATTCTTACAGGAGAATAGAGTTCACTGGTTGCGTTGTCCATTGTTTATTGCTTATGACAAAAATATGCAGCCCTTAAGTTGGTATTACACTAATGAAGAACTGGCCGCCGCAAGAGCAAAAGGACAAATCAAAGGGGATTTGGATAGAATTAAAGGATTGGGTCAATTAGAAGAAGCTGACCTTAAAGCTACAATGTTTTCAACAACAGGCGGCCAGAGGGTTGATAAGATAATGTATAGTGCTACGGCGGCACAGCGTCTGTGTGAATTAATGGGTATTGATATTAAATATCGTAAAGAGTTCGTTATGTCTCATATCGACTTTAGTAAGTATAATAATGTTTAATTATTCGACTTATTTTTAAAATTATGATATAATATAATTATAAAAGGAGTGAGAAAATGGAATATAATGAACTTGATATGTTAAAAGTAATTGAAGAAAGTTTTGGAACATATGCTGGCATGACTATTCAAGATAGAGCAATAGTTGATGCAAGAGATTTTCTTAAACCATCACATCGTATGTGTATGTATTCATTACTTTTAAATAAATATACGTATAAGAAACCTTTTGTTAAGTCACAAGAGTGCGTCGGAAAAGCCATGGCAGATTTTTATGTTCATGGTGACGCATCTTGTTATGATTTACTGGTTAGATTGGCTCGTCCATATAATCAGCGTTATCCTCTTATGGGATTCAAAGGTCAATTTGGTCCAATAAAAACTGGTAAGCCTTCTGCGGCAAGATATACAGATATGCGACTTGGAGAAATAGGTTGTAAATTGTATGAGGGAATTAATGAAGATAGTGTTAAAATTTGGTTTGACAACTACTCTAATACAAAACAATTTCCTTCAGTTGTGCCATCTTTAGGGTTTTATAATATTGTAAATGGCACATCTGGTATTGCTACCTCTCTTTCCAGTTCAATCCCACAATTTAATCTTAGAGAAGTGAATGAAGCAATGATTAAGTTATTGTGGAATCCAAATATTTCTTTTGATGAAATTTACTGCGCTCCTGATTTTTGTACTGCTGGTACAATTCTTAATGCTGATGCTGTAAAAGAAATTCTTCGTTATGGCGGTGGCGAAGCAGTTAAGGGAATGAAACTTAATGGAAAGAAAATGGGTAGTTCTGTTCGTATGAGAGCAACGGCAGAATATGATTCAAAAGAAAATGCAATTTATTTTACGGAAGTTCCATATGGGGTTTATACTCATACTATTGTAGAACAGATAGTAAAAGGAATAAATGATGGAACAATAATTGGTATTGCAAAAGATGGCATTAAGGACTTGTCAAAAAATACGTCTAATATTAAGATAGTTCTTGAAAAGGGGGCTAATCCAAGTCATCTTATCAAAACTCTTTTTAAGCAAACAGACCTTGATTCATCTTATACAATTAATATGGTTATGCTTGATAACGGTACATATCCAAGACTTTTTTCGTGGAAAGAAGCTCTTCAAGCACATCTCAACCATGAAATTGAAATGAGAACAAATATTCATCAGTATCATTTGATAAAAATAGATAATCGTCTTCATATTATTGATGGTCTATTAATTGCAATAGCCAATATCAATGAAGTTGTTGAACTTATTCGTAGTTCCAATGACAAGGCAGAGTCTAAGAAAAAACTTTCAAATAGATTTAAATTTGATGATGCTCAATGTGATGCTATTCTTAAAATGACTTTAAGTAAGCTGATGCATCTTGAAATTGGGTCTTTTAATGATGAAAAAACAAAGCTATTGGCAGAAAAAGCAAACCATGAGTCTGTTCTTAACAGTAAAGAGCTTCTTTATAAAGAAATTGAAAAAGATTTACGAGCAGTAGCAAATCAATATGGAGATGCAAGAAGAACTCGTTTAACCAATTTTGATTTTACAAGTGAAGAAGAAGATGCTGAGCCTATTGAGAAAAAAGAACTTCTTATTTATTAGACTAATTTCGGCAATCTTTATACCTTTGAATCTTCAACTCTTGTTAGAACACGTCGTGGTGGTAAGGGTTCAAAAATTAAGCTTTCTAATGGAGAAGTTATAACTAAAACTATTCGTGATGATAATTTTAGCTCTCTTCTTGTATTTACAAATAAAGGAGAAATGTATTCTCTTGCAGTTGATGAATTACCTGTTGGCTCAAAAATTAATGTTAATCAGTTATTTGAATTTAAGTCTGGAGAAGTTCCAACTTCAATTACGACTTATAATAAAGCTGATGAATGTAAACATTTTATTTTCGTAACTAAAAATGGAATGATTAAAAAAACACTTGCTTCTGAGTATAAAATGCGTCGAGGTAAGGTAATTAAAGCAATTAATCTACGAGAGTCTGATGAAGTTCAATCGGTTCATTTTGCTAATGAAGAGCAACTTGGAATTTTGACTAATAATGGAAATTTTGTTATAATAAATACAGATGATATAAAAGCAATAGGAAGAACTTCAATGGGAATTAGAGGTATTAAACTTTCTGATGATGATTATGTTATCGACTCTCATTTGGTAAAAGAAACAGATAAATATTTGATTTCTATTTCAAAAGATGGTATAATTAAAAAAGTAAACCTTTCAGAATTTTCTATTTGTAATCGTAATATTAAAGGTAAAAGGATTTCCGAAATTAAAGACGGAGATAAAGTTCTTAAATATTTGACGATAGGAGAAGATTGTGATATAATAATAGTATCAAAGAAAAAGAGTATAAAGATTTCTACTTCAGAACTACGAGTATTAAGACGTGCGGCGATAGGAGTAAAATCATCAACTCTTGATGAAAATGATATTATTGTTGATTTACAAAAGGAGTAGTGGTAATGTCTAATGTCTAAGATAGAATTAATCAAGCAATATAAAGAGACTGCAATAGCAGCTCTCAATAACTACCTTGATTCAATGTATAATTTAACTGACAAATATTTTGATAAAGAAGGTAAAATGCTCACTCTCCCTGAAAGGAATGAAAAGCTGGAAAGTTTTATTAACGAAATCAGGATAGATACTCAAAAATACGAAAGTGTTAGACGTAAGTTAATTGATGAAAACTTTGACTTATCTCTTTATGAAATTAATCTTGTCGCTCTTAGTTTCCTTTTTACTACTGAAACAATGAAAAAGCAAGTTAACAATCTGACACAAACAATAGAAGTTTTGTCAGACCTTGCTGCGGCTTTAATGAAGAAAAAAGAAAAAGAAAATTAAAAGTTTGACTCATTATAAAAGTTATGATATAATATAAATGTAGTAAGAGAAAAGAACGTTTTTACTGAGGATAATTAAGTTAATAATTTGATTTTAAAATCAGATTATGATATAATAATTATAGAAAATAAAACAATAGTCATTGTGTTCTAAACAACACATCAAATTATTTTTACTATTGGTTTTATTTAATAAATTTTATTTTAATTCTAAGGAGGAATTTTATTATGGCAAAGAAGGCAATGACAGAAGGAAGCAGAAAGGTACTCGAGACTCTTCAGAAGGCAGGCGTAGGCGTTCCATTTACAACTCACGAAATGATGGAGATTTGCAGCTTTGAGAAGGCAGGTTCAGTTACAGGTTCAGTTACAGGTCTTGTAAATAAGGGCTATGCTGAGAGATTTTCTGTAACAGAAAAGGATGAGAATGGTAAGGAGAAGGTTGTTAAGAAGTTTGCTCTTACTGAGGCTGGTGCAGGCTTTAACCCAGACGCTGACGCTGAGGCTGTTGAGGACTAATTCTCAAAAGTAAAATTTAGGTGGGGTATCAACTTACCCCACTTTAATTTTAACTTTCTTTTGGTAAATTTTAATAATTTTTTAAGATATAAGTTGGAGGAAAATTAATGCTAGATATTAAAAAGGTACAGAGTAAAAATGAATGTAACATTGTTGGTATTTTGAATGAACTTGATATTGTTGAAGGAAAGACCTCTGACGGCAGAGATTACATTCGTGGTACAGCAACAGTCCGTGTAGACCAGGAAGTAAAAGGTAAGCAGGTTGAGAATCTCATTCCTGTTTCTATGTTTGCAATGAGACTTAAAAAGGATGGCTCTCAAAATTCTATTTATGATAAAATTGCAGAATATAAGGAGTCTCTTACATCTGCCGCTGCAGCAGAGACAATTTCACAGGCTTCAAGAGTTTCTATTACTGGCAAAACAGCAAATCTGGTAGAAAATATGTGGGTTGACAAGAGAACTGGTGCAGTAAGAACAGGTTTTCAGATTTCTTCAAACTTTATTAATTCAGCAAGAGAATCTGATGAAGATGTAGCTAAGTTTGAAGTAACAGGTGTTGTTCTTGGAATGAGACCAGAACAGGACAAAGAAGGCGAAGAGACAGGACGTCTTATTGTTAATATTGGTCTGGTTGGCTATGCTGGTAAGGTTGATGTAATTGAAACTATTGCGGAAGATAATGCCAAGTCTTTTATTGAGGATAATTGGAATAAGTCTGATACAGTAACGGTTGCTGGCATTATCAATATGACTCAGAAAGTTACAACATATACAGAAGAGGTAGGTTTTGGTGAGCCAATCGTAAGACATCGTACAGAGTCTTGCAGAGAACTTCTTATTACTGCTGGTAGTAGAGAAGGCGCAGATGAAGACCATGCTTATGACGAGGATGATATTAAAGCAGCTCTTAAGGAAAGACAGGCAAAGAAGGAAGCTCTTTTGAATAAATCAAAGTCAAAGCCTGCCGCAAAATCAGCATCCGAGAAAGCTGACAGTTTTGGTTTCTAATTAGAAGCCAATTCTGAAAGACTTTTAAGGAGGGATTAAAATGGCAATAGATTTGATGGCTCTTGAGCCGTAGAAGATAAGTAAAAATCTGAGAGGCAAATTTATTTTAGCCTACGGCAAACCAGGCGTGGGAAAAACGTCTCTTGCCGCTAAGTTTGAGAATGTACTGATTGCAGGTTTTGAAATGGGTTCTAACGCCCTTAATAATGTTTATGTTCAGCCAGCAAAAACTTGGTCAGATTGGAAGTCAATGGTAAGTCAGTTGACAAGAAAGAAAGAACTCATGGAGAAGTTCCATTCTATTGCAATTGATACAGTTGATGAAGCTTGGAATCTTTGTGTAAAATATATTTGTTCGCAAAATAGTGTTGAGAATTTAGGAGATATTCCCTGGGGTCAATTGGCTCCCTTATACAGTGATGTATATTGAATAATGTGGTTAATTGCTGGAACACCTAAGTCTTTTAAAGATAAGGCAATCAGCAGCCAAGCGGTGCTACTGCACTGAAGGTTCAACGACTAGTTCTTAGAACGTAGGAAGTAATTCCGAAATGCCACATTTCTTTTATTTAAAAGAAAAAGATATAGTCTATTCCGACTTTATAAAAGTGTTAAAGTACCTCGAAAGAGGCGGTATAATTGCAGGGATATGATATGGCTAAGAAAGAATTTTCTGGTACATTCCGTGACTTAGCTTATAGTGGTTACGGTTTAATCTTCATTTCTCACTCAGCTGAAAAAACATTTAAAAACGAAAAAGGCGAAGAATATACAGAAATTGTCCCTGCTCTGCCGGCGCGTCCTTTTGATATTGTAAACAAGATGGTTGATTTGATTGCTTACATTAGAGAAGTTAACGTTGGTACAGCAGAGGAACCTGTTCGTAAGAGATTTATGTTTTTTAGAGATGAACTTGGTGATAGATATCTTGCAAAATCTCGTTATCGTTACATCGTGCCGCGAGTAGAACTTGATTACAATAAGCTTGTAGATGCTATCTATGATGCTATTGATAAGGAAGTCGCAGCAACAGGCGGTGAAGCGACGAATGAAGAAAATCCTTATACACAAAGAAGCTTTGATGAACTTATGGAAGATGCTAAAGAGCTTTGGACAGAACTAATTTCAAAAGGAAAGGTGGATATGGCAACTCAGATATTGCACACAAAATTTGGTAAACCAATTAAATTTAGTGAAATTCTACCAGACCAGAAAGATAAACTAGAAGAAGTTCTTATTGAAATTCGTTCTAATATATAATTAAAGGAAAGGTAGGAGAGTTATCTTCTACCTTTTCTTTTTAAGGAGGAAATAAATGAATAAACCAATTCTTGTAGACACTTGTGTTCTACTTGATTATCCTTAGATTATTCAGCAAGAAGAGAATATTCTTATTGCAACAGATACCTTAAGAGAACTTGATGGATTAAAACTTAATGTTAATTCAGAAGTTGCTTTTAAAGCACGTCGTGCCGCGGTAGTGATTTCTCGTAATTTGGATAAATTAAAATGGAACTCAACTTATGAAAATGAGAAAATTGCTGTTGATGATAAATTACTTAAGGTCGCGGCAATGGAAAATGCAATTCTTGTTACTAATGATGTTTACTTGAAGGTCAAAGCTAACATTCAGAACATAGATAACAGAGGATATGGCGGCACAGAAATCTACACAGGTGTTCGTTATTTAAATCTTGATTTTGATGAAAATGGATATAATAAAGAATTTGATGATTTGCTTTCTGGAAAAACTAAATTACCAGACATTCGAGAAAATGAGTATGTAATTATTAGAAATAAAAACAATAAAGTTCTTGATAAATATACTCAAAAAGAGCAATATGAAACAAATTGTAATTGTGTTTATAGGAATGGAGAACTCAGAGTTCTGCAAAATCAAGGTTTTAAAAATAAATATGTAGGAAAAGTTACTCCAAAGAACGATGAACAGATTTGCTTGTTTGATGCTCTCACAACATCATCTAGCTCTATTCTCTATGCTGGTGGTAGTTTTGGTGTGGGCAAAAGTTACTTACTGAATAATTATGCTCTTTGGCAGCTTGAGCAAGGCAACATTCGTAAAATTGTCTATGTTCCAAATAATGCCTTTGCAGCAAATACAATTGATATTGGTAGCCTTCCTGGTGATGTTCTCAGTAAAACAGTAGGTCAAATTGGTCCACTTGTAGACCTCATCGGTATTGACCAAATTAATCGTAAACTTGAAGAAGAAGAACTCGAAGTAGTTCCAATGGGATTCATGAGAGGTCGTAACTTTACAGATTCAATTATAATTGTTAATGAAGCTCAAAATCTTACAGAAGACCATATTAAACTTCTTATTGGTCGCTGTGGGCAAGGAAGTCGTATTTTCTTTGACGGAGACCTTAAACAGACTGATTCTGAAATCTTTAAAAATAAGAGCGGATTGAAGCTTTTGCTTCATTTGAGTGAATCTCCAGAGTTTTCTAAAATCTTTTCAACTGTTCGTTTACAATCTGTTGAAAGAAGTATTACTGCTAGAGCGGCAGATTATCTTGACAATCTACTTGGTAATATCTAATTAAAAAGAAAAGTCAAGATTATAACTTAAATCTTGACTTTTTCTCTTTTTTATGATATAATTATATTATAAAAGAAAAGATAAAAGGTGGAATTAAATGAGCAAAATTGATAAGGAAATAATAGAACAAATTCCTGTTCTTTATAAAAAGTATGGAGTTAAAGCAAGAGTTGCAAAAGAACTCGGCATTTCTGCTTCAACAGTTTCTAAGTATCTTAATCTGTATGCCGGTGCCGCGGCAGCAAGTGAGCCAAAGAAAAGAGTTAAAATAACTCCAGAGATAATTGAAAAAATTAATGTTCTTTATGCAGAATGTCTCAATATGTCTTAGGTAGCAAGAGAGATAGGTATTTCAAATGCTACTGTTAAGCGTTATTTGAATGAAGAAAATTTAAAGAAAGTAAAAAATCAATATGATGATAGAGATGCCTTATTCTTTTATATTATAAGATTATTTGGAATTAATTCAGAAGAAGAGCCAGTAAGTGCCCATAATCTAGCTCTTATGCAAAAATATAAAGCAAAAGGTTATCCTTATCGTGGACAGTTACTAACTCTTAAATATTTTTATGAAGTAGAACGTCATCCTATTAAAGAACAGTATAAAACGATTGGTATTATTGAATATGTTTATGAAAGAGCAAGGCAATATTATCATAATCAAGCAAAGAAAGCAGATGAAATTGGTGAAGCTATCGAAAGACAACTTCAAAAAGATAGACTGGAAATAAAGTATAATCCAAAAAACTACTTTAATCCAAAGAAAAAGAAAAAAATGATTGACTTAAATACATTAGGAGAGTGATGCCTATGGTTAAAGTTGACAGAAAAACTGTTATACAGATTTTAGGAACTTTAATGCAAAAGCCATCTTTATTAAGTGATACAGATAAGTATCAACTTGAGCCATCTGATTTTTCTATGCCCCTAGACCGTTATATTTATTCAGCAATTTATAATCTTTATGCCGGTGGGGCAGAAAAAATTAGAACTGTTGATATAGATACTTATTTACAATCAAACGAAGCCGCCGCAGGATTAATTCAAAAAGAAAATGGAATTGCATTTATGCAAGACTGTGAAGCTTATTGTGAGCCAGAGAATTTTAATTATTATTATAATAGATTTAAAAAATTTGCTCTTTTGAGAGAACTTGAAAAATCTGGACAAAATGTTAGTGGGTTCTATTGTGAGGATTTATTTAATCCAAAATCAAATGAAATTAATGATAAGTTTGAAAAGATGACTCCTACTGATATAATTAAAGAATTAAAAGGTAAAATGGCAGTTTTGGAGAATAAATATTCTGAAAATCAGTTGATTGAAGAAGGAACTGCTTTTGATGGAACAAGAGAGCTTATAAAAAAATTACAAATAAGACCAGAAGTAGGTATTAAACTTCAAGGAGAAGCTTTTAATACAATAACTCGTGGTGGGCGTAAGGGTACTCTATATCTGCGGTCAGCGGGCAGCGGAATAGGTAAAAGTAGAACAATGGTTGCGGATGCGTGTCAAATTGCTTATCCAATCCGTTATGATAGAGTAAGTGAAAGATGGGAAGCAACAGGAGTTTGTGAACCTGTTCTTTATATAATGACAGAGCAAGATTTTACTGAAATTCAAACAATGATTTTAGCTTATCTTACAGATATTAATGAGGAACGCTTTTTGTATGGTACTTTTGGAGAAGAACATATGGATAGAATAAATAAGGCTTTGGATATTATGGAAAGATATAAAGATAATTTTCTTTTTGTAAGAATACCAGACCCTTGTTCTTCTTTAGTTAAAAATGTTTTTCATAAGTATTCATTTCAGAAAGGAGTTGAATACTTCTTTTATGATTATATCTTTTCTTCTCCCGCAATGCTCAATGAATTTAGAGATTTAAAAATTCGTGAGGATAAACTAAAAGTAATGTCCTCAAAATAACTTAACCGTTTATCAGCGGGGTCGCTAAAGCGGCTATCGGTATCAGCTAAATAAGACTAGTGCAAATAGCGAGATGGCACTTTATAAAAAGACGAATAAGCTGACTAAGAGAACCTACGGTCTTTCGTAAGATAGCAGGTAATACCGAGAACGATTTTTATTAGAGTAAAACAGTCGAAAAATTACATCTATTATGGAGGTGGTTTTCCGATGAAATTCAATTATTATAAAATTATTAATAAGACCACAAAAAAATATTATTTAGGAATAACAGAAAAAACTTTAATAGAACGTATTGAGAAATAGCACTTTGCTAAACTCAGAAACAATTCACATCCAAATTACAAATTGCAACGAGATTGGAATCTGTATGGAGAAAATGATTTTTATTATGAATTATTTGAAAGTTTAGATTTTGAAACTGTAGAATAGGGTTATCTTCACGAAAAAGAATTAATAGAAAAATTTGATTGTGTTAATTCTGGATATAATATCTTAGAAGGTGGATTAGAAAATCCTATGTATACAAAAAGTGTTTATGAAAAAATGGTTCAAACCAAAAGGAAATCTGTCCCTAATATATATCAATTAAAAGAAATTGAAGAAAATGTATTTCAAATAATAGCAATTTTCCCTTCTCAAAAGTCTATCCCTAAAATATTAGGATAGAATTTTAATCAAGCTAATATTTAGAAAGCAATAAAAAATCATCGAAAAAGTAAAGATTATTATTGGGTAACAGAAGATGACATTCGTAATTTTAATTCATGGAAACCTGCCCGAACTAAGATATCTCCTACCGCAGAATTAAATGATAAAGGAGAAATTATTAAAGTTCATCATAATCAAGTAGATTTTTGTAAAGAATACGGTTGGCATCCCGAAGTAGTAGGAAAAGCGATTAAGAGAAATGGAAAAGCTCACGGAATTAAATTTATTTCAATTTCAGAAGAAGAATATTATAAAAATAAACCAATTACTCTAATAAAAACAGTTTGTAACGACTATTCCTTGTCATAAGGAAGTAGGGACACTATTGATACGTGTCTTGGTTTAGGTAACGAGACCAATGAGAACCGAAAGAGTTATACCTATATGGTGAAATATAGTCTATACTTTTGGAAACAAAAGAAAAATATGGTTGCTTTGCGCTTATTCACAACTTGTTTAAAAAATCTTGCAATTGAACTTGATGCTTTTATTATGACAGCAACACAGGTAAGTAATAATGATGAGAAAACTGGAGGCTTTATGGACTTTCGTAATGTACAAGGGTCAAGGGCGATAGTTAATCTAGTCGATTTTGCGTGTATAATGTCACGTCCAACGCCAGAAGAACTTAAAATGGTAGATGGTTTTAGGGCGCGTTTCAGTTATAGTCCAAATCTCGTGACTGACGTTTTTAAAAATAGACGAGGACGTTGGACAATGTGTCGAATTTGGTCATATATAGACCTTGGTACTTTAAGACGGCATGATTTATTTGTGACAACTCCAGATAACAAAATTATTGAAGAGTTCCAAATTATTGATTTTAAAGTAGAACGAACAAAAGAAATGGACGAATTAGAAGAATGTTATAATAATGGCGTCATAACTGATGAACATGCTCAAGAGCTTGTTTCTGCATTTGTTGAAAAGTATCCAACTCAATTTGCAAATGATATTGAAGAAGCTTTTGGAAATCAACAAGAACGTCGTAAAATGGTACACGAAATGGATTTTGAAGATTTGATATAAAGGAAGAATGAATGGACGATTTAAATGAAATATGTCAATCCCTCTCTGATGAAAGAGTCATTGAACTTGTAACTGAGCTTGGGTCAGATGAATATCAAGATACTGCCACAGCGATAATTTTTAAAACTATTTGTCATAATGTTGATGCAGATGATGCTTCAATGAAACTTTACTACTATAAGAAAAATAAGTTATTTCATTGTTATACAGGTTGCGGTGATTCATTTAATTTGATTGGACTATTTAAAAGACGATATGATTTATTAGGAATTAAGTATAATTTCTATAAAGATATTGTTTTAAAGATAAAAGAAAAAAGTGACTTTGTATCAACAGAACAAACTTTTTATGAACCCTATAAATCTCAATTTGAAAAGTACAAAGAAAAAGAAATTAATGTTCAATTAAAAGTTCTTAATCCAAGTCTTTTAAATATCTATACCTTTAATCCAACACCAGAATGGTTAAATGATGGAATAAGCGAAGAGACAATGAAACGTTTTAATATTTTATACGATATTAAAGAGAATAAGGTTATTATTCCTCATTACAATGAAAAAGGCGAATTAATTGGAATAAGAGGCAGAGCATTAAATCAAGAAAGTGTAGAAGCTGGCATTAAGTATATGCCTGTTGAAATTGAAGGTCAACTTCTTAATCATCCATTAGGTTATAATCTTTATGGATTAAATTTAGTTAAGGATAATATTAAAAGAACTGGAATCGCCTTAGTGGCAGAAGGAGAAAAAAGTGTTCTTCAATATGAAACCATGTTTGGCAAAGAAAATAATATTTGTGTTGCAGCTTGCGGTAGTTCATTTCATTCTTATCAATTTGAATTATTGAGGGCCGCAGGCGCAAGAACAATTTTAATTTGTTTTGATAAAGAAGGAGAAACTTGGAAAGAACAACAACTTTATTATAACAAATTAAAGAAAATTTGTTTAAAGTATAAAAATAAATGTCAAATGGCTTTTCTTTGGGATACAAAAGATTTGTTAAATTTAAAGGATAGTCCATTTGATAAAGGACAAGAAACTTTTAAAAAATTATATAAAGGAGCGATTTATGTTTGAAGTACATAAGAAAAACTAAAAAAGAAATTACAAATAATTTTCTTGAAGAATTACTAATTGATAGAGGTATTCTTTCAAAGACTGATAGTTCAGAATTTAGACATTCTTTCTTTTATCCAACTCTTTAGAATGAATTGCCGCCTCAAGGTTTAGACCATATGGAAGAGGGATGTCAGATGCTAAAGAAACATTTGACCTCTGGCAGCAAAATTCTATTGATAGTAGACCCAGATGTCGATGGTTTCACTTCTTCAGCACTTTTTTATAACTATTTAACAGATAATTATAAAAATAAAGAAGGCTTTAATTTTGAACTTTCTTATCATATTCCAGATGGAAAAGAGCATGGTCTTGATACTCTTTTAAAAGACCTTACAAAAAATAAAGTAGCTGACCTTATAGTTTGTGCAGATAGTTCCAGTAATGATTATGATAGTCATAAAGCTCTCAAAGAAATGGGATACGATATACTTATACTTGACCATCATAATGCACCAACTTATAGTGAAAATGCAGTTGTTATTAACAATCAACTTTCAGAAAACTATTTCAACAAAGATTTAAGCGGTGTTGGAGTAGTTTATAAATTCTTTGAGTATTTTGAAGTAAAAGAAAGACAACAGATAGAAGAGCCGGGTGACGACCTTTTGATTTGGAATTATATAGATTTAGTTGCACTTGGTCTCATAAGTGATATGATGGTAATGCTCACTTTGGAAAATCGTTATATTTGTGATTACGGTCTTTCACATATTCATAATCAATTTTTCAAAGATTTAGTTGAAAAACAATCTTATTCTTTAGGTGATGGTCCACTGACGCAAATTGGAATTGCTTTTTACATAACTCCTCTCATTAATGCTCTCATTCGAGTTGGTAATTCAGTTGAAAAAGAACGGCTTTTTCAAGCTTTTATCGCTCCAAATGAACTTGTTCCTTCTACGAAGCGCGGCGAGAAGGGCCTTACAGAAACTATTAGCGCTCAAAGCGTAAGAAACTGCATCAATGCCAAGGCACGACAGAACAGAGAAAAAGATAAAGCAATTGAAATGCTTAATATCCAAATAATGGATAATTGCCTAGAAAACAACAAAATTCTTATCCTTAATGCTGATGAACTTGACGTGCCAAATACTTTAACAGGTTTGTGTGCAATGGGTGTCTCGGCACAGCATAAAAAACCAGTTATACTTGGAAGAACGAGTCCAGATGGAAAACTTAAAGGCTCAATGAGAGGAAGAGAAGAGTCTGAACTAAAGAACTTTCAGAAATTTTTACAAGATAGTCATTTGATTGATTATTGTGAGGGTCGACTTGTGGCCCGTAACTCCCTTGCCGTTTATCAACGGGGTCAGAGAAATTTGGCTAACGAGGAAGCCTAAGTTCTAAAGAATATGGTAATCTCGTGGGAATCACTTAATGTGAAGCCTGTAACGACTATCTCCAATAAAGGAGAGTACAATTACTATTGATACGTAATTGGAAATGGGGTTCTATCATTATGATAGTAAGAAATAGTCTAAATCTATAAGAAATTATAGTAATTTGCACGCAAATGCTGCCGGCGCATCACTTCCACTTGGCAATATTGATAAACTTAATGCTTATGCAAATGAAACTCTTAAAGATATTAACTTTAATGAAGGTTTTTATGAAGCAGATTTCGTTGTAAAAGGCAATTGTTCTTATCTTTCAGCAATGATTGAAGAGCTTGATAGAGGTAAAGCTCTTTATGGTCAAGGCTGTAAAGAGCCAATCATTATTGCAGAAGATATTATAATTGACCCAAAAACAATTAGTGTTATTGGAAAGAACGCTGACACAATTCGCTTTACTTTTAATGGAGTAACATATATTAAATTTAAAGCGACTGAATTAATTGACCAAATTAAAACTCATTCAGATAAAATTAATATTACTGCCGCTGGTCGGGCAAATGTAAATCATTGGGGCGGCCGCGCGACACCACAAATTCAGATAGATGAAATTGAAATAAAAGAAATTTCAAAATACGATTTTTAAGGAGGACTTTAAACATGAATTATGAGTTGATTAAACAGACGGATGAAATTACTGTTGGAACAGAGGAAGAAGCAAAAGCTCTTATTGAAAGCTTTAAGGAAAAAGCAAAGACAGAGGGTTTTGAGATTGTAAGTTATTCAACTACTCTTAAGGAGAAGAAAGCTAAAGGAGAAGTTATAAATTCTTATTACCTCTGTAAAATAGTTAAACGTTGGTAATATTGCGCCGCCGGCCTGTGGTCTGGCGGCACTTATTATAATTTGACTTTTTAAAAAAATAATGGTATAATTATTATAGAAAATAGAAAGGAGGGAAAAGCCATGATTGATTTTGATAAAATAAAAAGAATGGACGAACATTCTCATAGTGAATATTCAAATATTCGATTAGTTGACTCAATTAATAAAATTCCCGATATGATAAAAACGGCTTATAATTTAGGTTATTCAGGGTTTGTTTTAACTGACCATGAAACTGTTGCAGGACATATTGAAGTTTTACAAGCAGAAAAAGAGCTTAAAGATAAAGGAGTTATCCCACAAAATTTTAAATGCGGTTTAGGTAATGAAATTTATCTTGTAGATAATCGAGATAATATTGAAAGATATTGGCATTATATTTTAATTGCAAAAAATACAGAAGGATGTCAAGCATTGAGAGAATTAAGTTCAATTGCTTGGTATCATTCTTTTACTTCAAGAGGAATGACCAGGGTTCCAACAGAAAGAAAAGAACTTGAAATGATTGTTAAAAAATACCCTAACTCATTAATTGCTACAAATGCGTGTATAGGTGGATTTATTGGGGGCCGTGTACTTGCATTAGCAAAAGAAGAAAAGAGCGATAATCCAAATCCTGATACAATCTATCAATTAAAGTCAGATATAGATGAATTTATTCGTTGGAATATTGATTTATTTGGCGATGATTTTTATATTGAGTTCGCCGCTGGCACATCAAAAGACCAAAAGATATTTAACTCAAAAATAAAAAATATTGCAAAAGCTTATAATAGAAAATTAGTTATAGGTTCAGATGCACATTATCTTACGGCAAATGAAAGAGCTTCTCACAAAGGATATCTTAATTCTAAAGAAGGTGAGCGAGAAGTAGATGCTTTCTATTGGGATGCTCATTTTATGACGGCAAAAGAAGTTTATGATAACATTAAAGATTATTTTTCAGAAGAAGATTTTATTGAAATTTGTAATAATTCAATGGAAATTTATGATAAAATTGGAGAATATAATCTTTGGCATACTCCTATTATTCCAGAGGTTGAAGTTAAAATTTATCCAAAAAAGATTTTTGATAAAAAAGAAGATTATCCTATTTTAGGAAAACTTTTAGAAAGTGATGAGCCGCAAGAACGTTATTGGGTAAATCAATGTTTAGAAGCTTTAATAAAAAAAGATTTATATAATGAAACATATTTAAAAAGATTGGAAACAGAAGCTGATATTATTGATACTGTTGGTCATAAATTAAACAATATTCTTTTTAAATATTTTAATACATTTCAACATTATATTAATTTGTTTTGGGAATGTGGTTCAATTATTGGGCCAGGACGAGGAAGTGCAACGTGTTTCTTATCAAATTATCTTTTGGGTATAGTTCAGCTAAATGCAGTTGAATGGGGATTACCTGAATGGAGATTTTTAAATAAAGAGAGAATTGAGTTGCCAGATATTGATATTGACTTAGCTCCATCAAAGAGAAAAAAGATTTTGAAAAAAATAAGAGAAGAGAGAGGAGAGCTCAATGTTCTTCAAGTTTGTACTTTTGGAACAGAAGGCAGTCGAAGTGCTATTGCTGCGGCAGGAAGAGGATATCGTAGTGAAGAGTATCCAGAAGGATTACCTGTTGAAACAACTCAATATTTAAGTAGTCTTATTCCAGTAGAAAGAGGTTTTCTTTGGACAATTGAAGAAGTCATTAATGGTAATGAAGAAAAAGACAGAAAACCGATAAAAGCTTTTATTGATGAAGTAAATAAGTATCCAGGATTGCTTGACCTTATTCTCTCGATAGAAGGACTAAAGAATAAAAGAGGTCAGCATGCAAGTGGAGTTATACTTTATAATAAATCTCCATTTTATACTAATGCAATTATGAGATCGCCAAATGGAGATTTAACAACACAGTATGACCTTCATCAGTCTGAAGCGATGGGCGACGTAAAATATGATTTTTTGGTAACTGAAATCTGCGATAAAATTTCAATTTGTATTGAACTACTTCAAAAAAATAATCTTCTTCCAAAAGATATGAGTCTTAGAGAAGTTTATGATAAGTATTTACATCCGACTGTTATTAATCTTAATGATACAAGACTGTGGAATAGCTTGGCAAAAGGAGAAGTACTAGATGTATTTCAGTTTAGTACAGGAGTGGGATTAGCAACGGCTAAGCAAGTTAAACCGAGAACTCCTTTAGAGTTGACTTCAGCTAATGCATTAATGAGATTGATGGGCGAAAAAGGAGAAGAAAGACCATTAGATAGATATTGTCGTCTTAAGAATGATATGAGTCAGTGGTATAAAGAACTTGAAAAGTGGAATATAACAAAAGAACAAACTAAAATTTTGGAAAAATATTACCTCCCAAATTATGGAGTACCGGCAGCTCAGGAAGATTTGATGATGGTATGTCTTGACCCAGAACTTGGACATTTTACATTAAAAGAAGCAAATGGTGCTAGAAAAATAGTTGCTAAGAAAAAAATGAGTGAAATTCCTACTTTAAAAGAGAAATTTGTTTCTCAATGTCCAACAAGAAATTTAGGAGAATATGTTTGGAAAACTACAATGGGACCACAAATGGGGTGAGTAACGTATGCCCCGTCAAATATCCTTTCCTCGTATCAGAGGGGTTCTAATTTATTAGAGCTAACGGGGGAGAAATCTACTTATAATTTTTGTAGATTGGAATCCCGTGGGAATCATTTTATGGATAACAATAAATAGAGCTGATATAATATATTTATTGTTATAAAAATAAGTTAAATGGACACAAGTTGATGAGAGAATTATTAGTGAAACTATTTTCATAATAAGACATTAATTTATTCACTATATAAATTTTATAAAAAGATGAATAATATCAAGGACTTGTAGCACTATTAAAATAAACGATAAGAAGAATTAATAATGGAGAATCTCATTACGATTCAAATTTAACTTATCCCTTAAGATGAAGCCTGTATCGACTATCACAGGTCAAGCTGTGAGTAGGGCTATTATTGATAAATAGTATGATTTTAGGTAACGAAGTCATCGTAAGCCGAAACGGATATTGATATATCAGTGTCAGATATATGTTAAAATATAGTCAGAATAAGAATAGTTATATTCGATGCGTTTGCAAGGCCTCACGCTTTAGCTTATTCATTTGTAGGTATTCAGACATTAGTATTAGCAACTAATTATCCATCAGTTTTTTGGAATTGTGCTTGTCTTATTGTTAATGCTGGTGGTACAGAATTACTAGAATCTGATGATGAAGATTTTGATGATGAGACTGAAATTAAAAATAAAAGTGTTAATTATGGTAAAATTAGTATGGCGATTGGTGAAACAAAAACCAAAGGTATTAATATTTTGCCGCCAGACATTAACATTTCTGGATTAATATTTGAACCAAGCTATAAAGAAAATGCAATTTATTACGGAATGAAGGGTATTAATAAAATTGGTACAGCTTTGGTCTATGAAATTTTTAAAAATCGTCCTTATACATCTATCGAAGATTTTCTTGGAAAGGTAAAATTAAATAAAACACAGATGATTAGTCTATTAAAAGCTGGTACTTTTGATAATCTTTATCCAAATAAGAGTAGAGAAGAAATTCTTAATGACTATTTTGAAATGATTTCAGATAAGAAAAAGAGAATTACTCTACAAAATATGAAGATGCTAATTGAAAAAAAATTAATTCCAGAAGAATTAGATTTTGAAAGACGTCTTTACAATTTTAATCAGTATATAAAGAATTTTAAAGTAAAAACTTTCTATAAATTAGACAAAAAAGCTTTGAAATTTTATTTGGATAATTATGACGATAGTCTTCTAACTCAGCAGTCGATAACAGAAAATGGTATCGTAGGAATGATAGCACAAAAAGATTGGGACAATATTTATAAGAAAGGTATGAACCCAATGCGTAAATGGATAAAAGATAATCAGCAAGAAATTCTTAATAAATTAAACAGTTCTTTGTTAAAAGATACGATTGATAAATATGGCTCAGATAATATTTCAGAAGGCGAAATGGAAAGCCTTGGTTTTTATTATCATGACCATGAACTTAAAAATCTTCATTCTGATATTTATGATATAGATGATTTTAATAAATTACCAGAAGAGCCAGAAGTTGAAAAAACATTTGAAACAAAAGATGGTAATGAAATTAAAATGTTCAAACTTCATAGAATTGCAGGTACAGTTATTGATAAAGATAAGAACAAAAGTACAGTAATTCTATTAACAACGACAGGAGTAGTAACAGTAAAAGTTTGGAAAAATCAATTCGCAAAATGGGATAAACAAATATCAGAAATTGGCGATGACGGTAAAAAACACGTTGTTGAGAAATCTTGGTTTAAGAGAGGAAATAAACTTGTGTTAACAGGTATTAGAAGAGGAGATAATTTTGTTCCAAAGAAATACAAATCGACTACCTATCCTCTCTTTACAAAAATTAACAAGATTGAAAATGGTTTTATTACAGACAGTCAAACTGATAGAGTGGAGGTTGAAGAATAATGCACTTAGGACTTTATGATATTGACCTCTGGCATAATGGACGAAAAACCTATCCAAATCTTGAATTAGCAAAAGTAGCCAATTATCACCGGCAAAAAGGTGATATGGTTACAATGCTAACTCCTAAAACCGATGAAGGACGTTTTGACAAAATTATCTATTTTAAAGAAAGAGCTTCAACTATTATACCAAAAACTCTTGTTCTAACAGGTGGTAAAAAAGACATTTATGGTCAAGGCTTTTATAGAACTTTTTATCCTTTAGACTTTGTTTATTACAATGTGCCGCCATCTTACTTAATTTATGAACCTTTCTTTGATAGGCTTAATACTAACTTTGAATCTCTCAAAAGAAATTCTCATATAAGAATTGAGAATAGAGACTTATCTGGTTTTAAAAAAGAAAAAAACTCTATCTATGTAGCAGACCAAAATTATTTCGATAGAGAAGATGCATTTGATTTTATTGAAGAATTTAAAAATTATAAATTTAATTTTATCTTTGGTATACAGTGCCGCGACCCTAAATAGATGGAACTTTTTGATAAGTACAGAGTTGTTTTTAAAAATCAGCTTAAAATAGATTTTGAATATAATGGAGACTTTTTCAAAGAATACGCTTCTAATTCTCAAAATGTCTTTCCTTTTCTCCGAAATAAAGAGAATGAAAGTGATTATCATGCAAATTTAAGGGCAGCGGCACAGGGTCTTTACTATTTGGCAATAGGAAGAACAGAAAATAATTATTGTTATTTAAAAACTCCTTTAGGTAAAAAGATAGGAGAATGGTGTTCTCATAAAACATCCTTATCTTTTGCGAAATATTTTCAATCTGATAAATCAGTCCAATTACTTATTGCCGCCGCACCTACTGATTTACGTCTTATGCTTAAAACGTCTCCTCAAAAAATTAACACCTCAACTTTTGACTTTACTGGTCTTTTATGATATAATTATATTATAAAATAAAGGAGGAATAATCTAAATGACAGACTTAGAAAATCTTAATTTTAAAATAAAAGAAAAAGAAGATGAGCTTAATCATTTAACTCTTACAACCTTTATTTATAATCCTCGTATTTCAGAACTCGCAAGAGAGCTTACTGAACTTAAAGAAGAAAGAAAAAAGATGGAGGATAATAAGTAATGAGTAAACAGAGCGAAGTATTTTCATTAACTAAAGATGATGGAACAGTTAAGACAAAAGAAGATTTTATTAAAGAAATGGAAAAGTTCTATGAGCAGGCAGTTGATGTGCCAGATTCTTACAAAGAAGGAGACCTTTTTAGACTCTGCACTAATCCGCTAACTCAAATTAACCCAGAGGAAAGTACAAAAACTTTTGACTTCATTAATCGTGTTATTCGTATTAATGGAGAGATTACAGATAAATTGGCAAAAGAGGTTATTACTGCTCTACAATTTTGGAGTGGTGTTGATGATTTTGATAGAGTTCCAGAAGATGAGAGAGAACCAATAAGTATTATGATTGATACTTGTGGCGGCAGTCTTTCAGCAGGATATGCTATCTACAATGCGATTTGTCTGTGTCCAACGCCAGTAGTTACTTGGAACTGCGGCAAGGCTTGGAGTGCAGGATTTATTATTTTTTTAGCAGGAAAATACAGAGTTTCTTTTCCTAATTCTTATTTTCTCTTTCATCAAGGTAGTGGTGGTTTTATAGGAGATGCTCAGAAATGTTTACAGTATGCTGACTTTTATAAGAGGCTCTTGAAAGATATGAAAAATATTGTTCTTGAAAAAACTAAAATTACTAATGATGAATATGAATCTCATATCAATGATGACTGGTGGATTAGCACTGATGAAGCTATCCGTTATGGTATTGCTGATGATGTTGTAAAAACAAGCTCAGTTCTTTCACTTACAGGAGGTATAGATAACGAATGAATGTAAATATTGAAAATGCACTAAAAACTCAAGGAAAAATGCCCGCTGATATTTGGGAACAATTTGAAAAGATTATCCAGTTACCAGATGATATATTTGACAAGATGTATGATACGTTAATTGCAACTCTCTCTGACACTTTGGATTCAACAGAATTTCAAAAGGAGATTCTTGCTAATTTTAAAACAATTCCAAATATTGATATTGCGGCAGAAAAGAAAGAAGTTGCAAAACTTATTGAACAGATTAAGGCTGATGACTCTCTTTCTGAAAATAAGAAAAAGTTTCTTTGTACTCTCCTTTCTAAAGCAGTAGTTGCAACACTTGAACTTTATGAAGTGCCGCGAGAGAGAATTACAGTAGAAATTCAAAAGCTTTCAGATACAGCTAAACTTCCAGAATATGCTCATCCTACAGATGCTGGCGCAGATGTTTTCTCTTCAGAAGATGTTACTATTGCAGCAGGAGAAACAAAGATTATTAAGACTGGTCTAAAAGTTGCAATTCCAGTTGGTTATGAAATTCAAGTTAGACCTCGTAGTGGTCTCTCAGCAAAAACTGGTATTCGAGTTGCCAATGCGCCCGGAACAATAGATAGTGCATATCGTGGAGAGGTGGGCATTATTCTTTATAATACTGCTAATACCCCTTATGAGATTAAAATTGGAGATAAGATTGCTCAGCTTATAATTTCTCCAGTTCCGATGATTAGATGGAAGGAGGTTGTTACTATTTCCGATGATACTGAAAGAAGTACAGGCGGCTTTGGTAGCAGCGGCCGTTGAGTTGATTTAATTGGCAACAAAGTTTAAAATAGAAGAAATTCAGAAAGATTTTGAAAATGCAGGCTGGAAATTAAAATCAACTGAATATAAAAATTTAAAGACAGACTTAGAAGCGGTATGTCCAGAAGGACACATCAACTTTGTTTGTTATGAGAAATGGCGTCGTGGCAACTACGAGTGTCCAATTTGTAAATCTAATCCTTTCCATCAAAATAAAGAAACATTAGAAATAGCTGCTCCTAAAAAGAAAGGCTATCGTATTCTTGCTTTTGACCAAGCTAGTATTACTTCTGGCTGGGCAGTTTTTGATGATAATTCGCTTATTCATTTTGGAAAATGGAGTTCTGACGGTGTAAAAAGTACAGAAAGAATTGCTCAAACAAAATATTGGGTTGCTTCTATGATATAGAAGTGGAAACCTGATGAGGTTATTTTTGAAGATATTCAGCTTCAAAAATTTACAACTCGAAGTGGCTGTGAAGGAGATGCAGTTCTTGTTTTTAAGAAACTTGCTCATCTACAAGGTGTTTTAAAGAATTATTGTTATGAAAATGGTATTCCTTATATTGTCGTTCCTGCCGCTACTTGGCGACATTTTTCAGATATAAAAGGTAAAAATCGAACAGACCGCAAACGTAATGCACAGCTTAAAGTTAAAAAACTCTATGACGTAAGTGTTACTCAAGATGAGGCTGATGCAGTTCTCATTGCTAGCTGGGCTGTTGGACAACATAAGAACTCAGAAATAATTCAATTTTAAAAAAAAGAGAGAACGAATGAATCGCTCTCTCTTTATGATACCTCTTTTAAAAGAGTCAGGCAGGAGTCTGGCTCTTTTATTTTACTTTGTAAATACACCATATTGTTCGGTCAGAGGGATCAAATGTATCATAACAAGTTCCATCTATTACGCAAGTAATATGACCAGACATTGTTAATAACCATCGTCCTTTAAGATTTAATTTAATAAAATCTCCTAAAGTTTTAATCCCATTTTCCAAGCAATATCGGGGATATTTATTAGATAAGTATTGATTAATAAACTCGATTTCTGAAAAAGTTATTCCTTGCTGGCGAGCAAATTCTGATAATTCAATGTAAGTCCTGTCCCAAGACTAGTCAGTGGCTAAGGCAATTGCCCTTACACTGCAATCATCAACGTGCCGCCCTAAGGGATTATTGTTATAATACTAATAACCCAAATTATAGGCTCTTTAATTTGTTTACGTATTTTTTAACTATTTCTTTTTCAGATGATGTTTCTGCAAAATCCATCAAATCTTCTACAAAGTTGACGAGAGCAGACATTGTCATTTCAATACCATCTATCATTCTGTCTTTTGAGTCACCGTCTCTATATCTCATTTTTCCTTCATCATAATCATGCATACCTTCTCTCATTTTATTGAGATAACGGTCATGTTTACTATCTGAAGGATAATAAGACCTTATTTCATATTCTCTATCAGCACGTCTACCATCACGATAGGTGTCGCCGCGATAACGCTCATCTCTATCAAGGCTCTTACCTACCTAATCTTCATAATAACAAGCTTCTTTAATATCTTTGTAAATATCAATTAACTTGTAAGTTGTTTCAAGATTAGAAGAAGTAAGACCTTTATCTCCAATAGCGTCAAGTTCTTTTCTTACTTTTCTTAAAAGCTCTTCCATTAGCCTTGTCCCTCCTCAGTTGTTGTAGTTGTAGTTGTAATGGGAATAGAAGATGCCGCTCTACAAGTTCTGCAACAATTACAGCCATCAATGAGTTTAAAAACTCCATTCTGTATATTAGTTCTTACAATACAAGGATAAATGCCTTTAGTTACAATTTCATTAATGCTTACATTAGTGCAATTACTATTAACTAAAGGATAAATTGTTGTATCTGAACCTATTGTTACGCCAACAGTAGCGTTGTATGTGGTGGTAGTAGGAATATCCTACGCTACCACCAAACAATACTTCTGCCCATTATTATAAGTTCCAGCAGGAATATTGATAATTAGATTAGGACTTGTAAAAGTCACACTTTCTGAAATTACCAAGTTTCTGCAAAGTTTACGCTGGCAAGACATTATTGCTCACCTCAAAAAGTTCCGTTACAACCGTTACAACCTGTATTAAAAGCAGAGAAAGGAATTGAAGTATACGGACTCATAACAGGATATGCAGGCTTAGGAGTCGGCATAAGTGAATTAACAATTGTACTTGTCTGTGACAACTGAGATAATTGAAGCTGAGCAGACTGGAGTTCTGAACGAAGTGAGTCAAGCTCATTCTGTGTTAGATAGTTAATAATTCTATCTGTGTTCTTATCAGCATTTGTCATAATATCACAAGTAGACTGAGCAAGAGCATATTTAATGTTCTCCTGGCCGCGACCAAGGTCGCAGCAGCAAGCAGCCATCTGATTTTGAATGTTGTTAAAACCTGTCTGATTGTTAAAGTTAGACTGCATAATGGATTCTCTTGTCTCGCAGCAGCAATCCTTCATATTATAGTTTGTCTGAGCAATAGCACTCTGAACACCATTAAAACCTTGGCACATTCCCTGCTGAATAGCATTGCCTGTTTGCGCAACTGCATTTTGTGTAGCATTGAAACCTTGAAGATTTGCAACGTTTACATCATTAATACCACTCTGTACTGCATTACCAAGATTAGAAATTGCAAGGCTTGTAGAATAAAAACCGTCACAAATTCCATTCTGAATACCTCTTACACCATTGTTAAGGGTATTGAAATTGAAAGCGTCTGTAACGCCCTGTGCTGTTGCTGGTGTGCAACAGTTATTATAACTATTGCCAAAAGCATTAGTAGGTACAACGACTGTGTTCACGCCATTTCCACCTCCATCATTGTTTCCGTTTCCAGCGCCGAAGCCACGGCCATAGCCACCCCATCCAATAAAGAGGATAAGAATGATAATCCACCAACAGCCATTGCCGCCCCAGCCCATTGCGTCATTTGTGCCACTATTCTTTTCCAGAGCCAGTGCATCACTTACTGATAAACCATTTCTTTCTTCCATTTTTTATGATACCTCCATAAATTTATTTTCTTCGCTTAGAGTTATTTAAGCAAGGACAGAAAAGTACTTAATTCATTATTGAGATTAAGTCCTTTTTGCTAAAATAACTGTGAAGCGAGGTTAAACAATTCTTTCTCATTGCCGCCTTGGGCAAATTTTACGAGTTGTGAAATATTTGGGTCTGTAATATTATTGCTTTTAATCATTTGCATTACAACCTCTTCGGGATTGCGTCCTTTCATAAGTTGTGCAATTTGCATTAAATCGTTCATATGTTAAAGTCACCCCTTTTATTTTTTTGATTAAGAGCTGAAAACTGCTCTTCAAGACTTGAAATTTTTGTATTGCAATTTTTAACTTCTTCAGCTAATTGATTAATATTAATTCCTTCTGATTGCTGTGCCGGCGCAGGTTCCTCTGAAGCGGAAGCATTAGTAAAAGGCACTATCTTATAAGGATAAAATAAAGGATTGCCATTCTACATTGTTTTTATATACATAACATTTTCTGGCAAGCATAAGGCAATAGACATCCCCGCTCCTACTGGTACATTAGCAACTTCTAAAGTCGAATTAATACTATAAACATTTCCTTGTGGCTGGGGGAATAAAGGCTAAACACTCTACCCCATCATCTGTGGAATTTGTGGCGCCGCAGCTTGCTGATTTTGCGGCATCTACATTGGATTTGGATTATAATTAAATCCCATTTTAATCACCTCGTTTTTTAATCTCTATTAAGAAGTAAAATCAAAAGAAAATTGTACAAAATGAATAAAAAGAGATAGGAAAAATTCTACATTTTCAACAAAAATTCATCAAGTAATTTTATTTAAAACGTAGATTTTTGACTTTAAAAGAGGAAAATGTTATAATAAAAATAAAAGAGGTGAGAGAAATGTTAATTAAAAGGGCAGACTTATTTTTAATTAAAAATATCGGAGATAAATTAAAAGATAAAGTGTTTAATATACAAACACAATACAAGCTTTTAAAATTAATTAAAATTGCTGATGAAGAATATCCTATCTATATGGAGCAATTTCAGTCTTTATTAGACTCTTATGCAGAAAAAGATGAACAAGGAAATATTATTCATTCAGAGGACGGCGGCACAAAGATTAAAAAGAATAAAATGGACACACTTCAAGAAAATCTTTATGAGTTAAAACAAATAAAAGTCCAAGTTCCAGATCTCTATTTTAGCTTAGATGAACTGGAAAAACTTGAACTTAAAATGGAAGAATTAAATGCTTTTATTGATTTAATTAAATAAAAAAAAGGACTAAGGATATAATCCCTAGTCCTTTTATTTTGTTCTTCTTAAGATATAGTTATAAAAATTTATTCCATTATATAAAGGAATTGGAGTACCGCTCTTACCGCACTGCTCTAATTCATAATCTCCACCAAGACCATAAGAGTAATAGATGCCATTTTTTATATTCACAATAATTTCAGCATGGTCTCCATTACCTTGATTATGAACCACGATGTCTCCAACCTATGGAGTAACTTCTGTTGTTTTGTAGACTTTCCAGTTTTTAGGAGGATAAGATACAAGACCTGATGTATTAGCTTGATAAGAAGAGTCTGCATCGTCAAGATACTAAAAAATAGCATCTATATAGCCACTACAATCTCTTCTACTTTTAATCGTTTTCTCATCAATTTTTAAGGTGGCAGAAAGGTTCTGATTATAGTATCCTGTTGTTGTACCATAGTTTTCTATTGCATTTTTATAATAAGCCATTATGACTTTCTTTGCTGCGGCAACGATTGATGAGGAGTCTATTTCTGGCTCCGTTATTAACCTACCTTTACTTGCCATAATTAACCACATATATCCCCAAGCATCTGCCGGCCCGCCATTCTTAGTTTTCCATTTATTAACTAAATTCCAATCTATTTGGTCTGGGTCTATGTGATACTATTTATTTTTTACAGTATAAATTGTCTTATCTTCATTTAATGTGCCATATACAGGATAAAAGTCATTAGGAACCCAACTCATGTCAATATGAAGATGATAATTATTTGTTCCAATAGTATCGCTATATCCAATTAATTGTCCTTTAGTTACTTTATCTCCAATATTAACAAGGTATCTTCCGTGAATATATCGGATATAAATAGGAGAAGTAATTGCTGTATCATAAGAAGCAATCTAAATAGATAAGCAGCTACCATCGCTCCAAATTGCATTTTCTTGACATACTCCATCTGTCATTGAATAAAGTGGCATATTAGCTCCGCTTATATCAAGTTTGCCAATTCCATGGTCTCTATCAGTAAAGGGAGGATTTTTATAATTCTCTTTTCCTAAAGGATGATAAAAGTATCTTGCCATTTAAATTACCTCGATAAATAAGGATTTGGATAAGCTGGCTCACCATTTTCTCCATCCGGCCAGAACTTATTCCACACTCTTGAAGAAGTATCATTCGGACATTGCATGAAAAAATAAGGACCATAAGCAAAAGGAATCGCAGCGAGAGGTAAATAACCATTATGGGTACTACCACCACAGAATTGGGTAGCACTATATAAACGATTAAACCATTTCTCTTTTGACCAATTTTTTGTTTCTGACCATCTATAATTCTGAGCAACTTTTTCAACATAGAAATAATCTTGACCTGAAATAATGTTTTTTGCAAATTTTCTTGCTTCTGAAGGTAAATTCTTTCCTAAAGCAACACAAGAATTGTAATCTTGACCGCCGCCCCAAAGGGGCAGTTGCTAGATAGTTATTCCACTAAATAATCTATTTCTAGCAACTCTTACTACCCATTCAAAAATAGCGGCATTTTTTTCGTCTTTTAAGTTTTTTGCAACTTGTCCTTCTTCTGACTATAGTAGGCCATAAAGAGCCATCCAGTCATTATCGCTCTTAAAGCTAGAAGAAACATCTAATTTTTTATTGGTAGAAGTGCTATTAGGCTCAAGTTTAACAAATTTAGAAGCCATAACTAGCCAACAATAGCCAATATCATTATTACCAACGTCTAACTATTTCTTCCAGTCTTCAATCAAATTCCAATCTACTTTATCATCATCTAAAGCATATTCTTTACCATTATATATATAATAATGGTGATTATCTTTAATTTTTAATTCCCCTGTAACAGTGGGGTCTCGAAGACCGTTTCTACTATGAGTAAAACCTAGATGTAAATGAGAACCAGTTACATTTCCATGCATTGCCGTTGTACCAATTTTATCTCCTGCTTTTACAGATTGACCTACTTTAACTGTATAATCTCCATGAAGATATCTGATATAAAAAGTTTCTCCCAATCCATTCTAATTTCCTTTACATTCAAGAGTAGCATAAGTTGTCCAATATCCGTCATCCCATTTTCCTGTGCTAGTAATAATTCCATCACACATTGCATATTGCGGTGTTCCCATTTCTATTTGCATATCTAATTCTCCCGCAACGTGATAGCTATGAGGATAAGTATTATACTTGTCCGTACTTTGGGCCCATTTTCCCGCAAAATCCCCTAAAGGGTGATAATAATAAATACTCATTTTCTTACCTCTTAATCTATAACTGGGTCTGGTATATACCAGCCAGCCTTAGTAATTGAACTTGAACCAGAGTCACTGCCGCCTGAGCTTCCACCACTATCAATAATACCTTGTTGAATTTTATTAAGAACACTCTGTAATGAATTATTACCAAGCTGTCCATCAGAAGTAAGATTAAAGAATTTCTCCCAAGAAACCCACATATTTCCGTCATTACTCATTATTAATGAAGGTTCTGTAATTTTAACCTCATCTGGAATATAAGCAAAGCCTGGCACATTAAGTGCTTCTCCTGTTCCTGCTTTAATTTTACCACCTATGTAGAGGTTACCATTTTTAAGTACAGAGAAAATGTTATTATATTCTGTACTGCCGCCTTCGTCTCCACGAAGAGCAATCATAAATAGACGTTCTGCTCCAGAAACAGCCTTACTCGTTCTTTGCTCTTCTTCTGTTGTTCCCTAAACGCTATCTATATCATTAATAACAGAATTATTAGAGAAGCCAACTTTATTATTAATGAAAATACCAACTTCTTTAGTTGATACTGAACTCGTGGTTGATGAAATAGGAGTATCACTATCAATGGCTGTTCCCCAATAATTATAATTCTCAGTTCCATTGGTATAAACATAAAGGCTTGTAGTAATTGAATCTGACGGCAAATTGTTAATATCATAATAACTAATATCCTCAGTATGAACTCCCCGCGCCGGCACAGTAACAGAAGCTGAAGTGCTAATGCCAGAGCATAAATGAGCAGACACCTTATCAATTCGATAAGTCTAATTATTAAGTTTATAATAATTTTCAGACATATAAGAAGAAATCATTGAAGAAGACCACTATACACCACCAAGTTCTATTGTTCTATCTCCTTTATGATTAGCTAAATCTGCCGCATTTAAAGTAATAGGCGTTGTAACTTCTGAATTAGTTACAAATGAACATTCAATTATTGTGCCTTCAACCTTAGTAATTTTGCTAGAAGGTTTTTTATTGAGAGGTGGTGCCGAGGCAATGACATAATAATCATATGGCATTGTGACCGATTCACTACTCTCTTTTCTTACTAAACTTACAGTAATAATACTCTTTTTCTAAATATTATCATAAACAGGTGTTACAGTATAAGTTGATGAGCTATTTTCTGCAAAATAATAAGAATTAAGATTTTGGTCTAAAACATTTCCGATTGCGCTATCCACAAAATTAGCTATGCTGTCTTGAACGATTAAATAGCCATTAGATAAAGTTTTAGCAGAAGAAGAGGCAACGACACTACCATCATCCTCATTATCCAAAACTTTATTTGTAATAAACATTTCACCAGCTAATGACAATCTAGCTGTGTAATCAGTAGTATCATCTGCATAGTCTGATTGAGTTTCTGTTTTAAAGATTGGCTGACCATTGTCATTATAAAGATAGAAACCAACGTTCTAATTTGTAAGAGGAGACTCTGCGGCATAGTCACCAGAAACGTTATGGCCGCCGGCACTGTTTCTGAACTCATAGCCTGCTCTTAAACGAATATTTCCTTTTTCAACAAGACTTAAACCATAACGATTAAAGCGAGCAAAGTCTACTAAACCTGTTGTACTTGTAGCAGGATTACGATAAGCATTAATACCATTCTTATCCCAAAGGAAATAAATATATTGTCCATCTACTATTTGAACTTTTGAAGCATCAAGACTACCAAATTTTGCATAGTCCATGTTAAAGCCTTTTGGACCAACACCCAAATCCCACGTTGTGCCGCCATCCGTAGAGAAGAAAAGTCCTTCTCCGCTTAACTTATACTAACTTGAAGCATTGTCGATAGCATTACCTTGTGTGCCACTTTCATCTAATACGATGTTATTATCATTAGCATCTATAAGAGTAAGGTCTCCCATATCAAGAGTTCCTTGCAAACTATCTGTTTGAACATATTGCTTTGCAGTAAAGTTAGAAGAACGCTTGTAAGTATTCTCATTGTAAGTAAGAGACTGAACAGAAGCTGAAATGCTTTCAAATAAATCATCAAAAGCAGATGTATAATTCTGGACAGTAATACTGTTCTCTTGCGGCTTATCAAGAGAATAAGTAATTTCTGAGATAATAACTTTTTGTCTATTTGGCAAACCTGTTTTCTCATTTATTCCAAAGAAGTCAATATCCTCTAAATAAGTTGTATCTCCTAAATCAAACTTGTAATCGTCAGAATATTCTACTAATGGACTAATGTCTATAACATTAATATTATAAGTAAGCTTTGGTTTACAAGAATCTTCTAATACATCTTCTGCCGCCCAATAATATTCATTATCAGTTAGATAGTTACTATCTGTCCAAGTACCTTCTTTAATATACGGCTCATAAATTTTATAGAATTTATCTGAAATTTCATTTATTTTATTGAGAACTTTTGCTCTTTCAAGTTTCCAATGCTTAACTTGATTATAAAGACTTCTGTATTGACCCAAAGAACCATTAATTTGATATTCTTGAACATCAACAACCTTTTCTTTGAAGTCATTCCAATTAGTGAAAGGCGGCTTATAAGTAGAGTCTTCATCAATATCTTTAAAACCTTCAAGAGTTAAACGCCAGAATAATTCTCCTTTACAATAAGTATCTTTATATTTTTCAATCAGTTTTTTAATGTCTTTATTTGCAGCAGAAGGATTTGAATAATTAATAGTTAAATTCTTAATTACTCCAGTTACTTCATCAACTGTACAATAAGAGAAATAATCTCCGCTAAAGAATAATTGTTCAACTAATCCCCAAAGTATAACAGCTTGTTCCCTGTATTTACTTAAGTAAGTTTTATAAGTATCAGATGTAGTATAACTTTTAGTCATAGTTGTCGTTATTAAAGCCCCTTTACGTTCAGTAGTTTGGGTCATCTTAAATTGATAAAGTCTTTGACCAACTTTTTTACGTTCTTCAAGTGCTGTTCCAATTCCTGTTATAGCGACTTCATTTGAAGCTTGAAGGGTAGACATTTCCTAATTGGTCATATTAATAATTAAGTTAGAATACTCATCATATTTCTTATTATATTGACCAATGACAGGTAAGAAAGCTAAGTCTCCCTTTTCTATACCAAAGACATCTCGCTGTGTTTGAATAGGATTAAGGAGTCCTTTCTTTGTATAATAAGAAAAATTAAGTACATAAGAATTACGACCAATATTATCTTCTGCTGTTTGTATTGTACAAAGTCCACTGTCTGTAAGGTCAGAGTCAACTGACTCAACATACATTTTTGTTGTTAATGAATTAGAATCTACTGTTCGAGAAATAGAAGAAAGATTTTTCTCATAACGGAAACCGGAATACTGCTCTGCTCCTTTTTCTGTCATAAAGAAAACGTGCTTTTTCATTCTACCATTTTCATCTAATAAAACTCTACCATTAGTATCAAATTCAATATAAAATTGTGGATAATACTCAAAAACTTTACTCAATTCTTGTATTAAATTAAAACGGTTAGATTTACTTTGTTCAAGAGTTCTAATACGTCTTGGATGCTTTTCAGTCTGAAATCTATAAGGACATTTACCAAGTTTTTGATAAATACATTCGTGAATACAGCTATTGTCTTTACTGTCGAAATTACAATCACACCAGTTATTCGCCGCTGTAGCCTTATCTGGTTTATAATATTGACATTGAAGTAAATCAATTTTACCTGTTAAAATTTCATAATCATCTTCTGTATATTGAGTTTCTCCAATAGCTTTTACAAAATCTTTTACCTTAAAGGTATCTTTATAAAAATAAGGAAGAAGAGTCTAATTATTTCCCTCATTCTTGTATTTAATAGCTTCAATAAAATATTGTTGTTCACCATAACTTTCACCTAAAGTAACATCACTCTCAAGCAATAAATCTTTCTCATGAATAAGAGCAAATGTTGTACCAGCCGGCAGACCGATTTCTCTACCAGAATACTTATAAGTAAAGTAATTATCATCAAAACTCATAAGGCGGCTAGTTTCTTGTAATGCCTAATTAGTATCTGGATTGCGTTCTTGTGGTCTTACTGTTGTGTAATCTTCTTGAATAAAATCATGACCTCTTGTATAAGCTTCTACTAATTTAAAGTCATAAAGATTAACAGAAGTACGTTCTTGTGCAATAGAAGTTTCTGTATTAAAAGAATACATTGCTCCGGCACGCATAGTTGGTTTAAGTTGAGCCAAGAAATCAGAAAAACTTTCGATTGAAGATTCTGAGATATTGACAGATTTAGAAACAGTTGAGGCAAGCTTAGTTTTAAGTTCAATTTTATAATAAAGAATTTTATAATTCTTTTGAATCTCTGCTGGAGAAGTAAAGTAGTTCTTAAAACTTGTCCTCGCCGCAACAGCAGCTTCTAAATCTCGATACTTTTCAATCTTGCCGCTTTTCCACTTCTCTTTATTAACAATAATTGCACCGACTTTAGGTACTCTTTTTACTGCATATTGATAATTTGTTTCTTGAATATTTAATAAATTAGTGCTGTTTTCCTTGCCTTGACTATCGTTCTTTGCTACTCGACCAGGAAGATAAAGGTCATCTTTTCCACTCCAAACATTGCTAGTTGTATAATGGAAGTAATTATCAAGCTATGCCGCAAAGTCTTGTAAATCATAATCGACTCTTGTAGTAAAAGTAGATAATGGCTCTTGTGTTGTTAAATCAATATTCTCTGTTTTTGAATATTTTAGGCCTAAGATAGTATTATTACTTGGTGTAAAGTAAGTAACACTACCTTTTTTAGAACCTTTGCTCTCCTTGATGCCGCGGCCTAAGTATTCTTCCTCCTCTTGTTTGTTTGAATTTGTACGATTATCACTCGCTGGCACAAAGTATAGTTTCCAGTTATTAAGATTAGTTGCATAGTTTAAGGAAACTGCCGAATAAGAATCAAGGTCTTGCTTAACATAAGAAGGCGTTACATCTATAACATCATTAAAATCAGAAGAAGAAGAATCGTCATCTTTTGTACTATCTTGTAACTTAGAAACTTCTATAGTCGTATATTTCTAACCATCAGTTTGTGTCTTTAATTGAATTATATAGTAATCAGATTGATTACTCTTACTTTCATAGGCATTTAAAGCAGATTGAGCACTGCCAGGATTATTTGCTAATGAATGTCCTTTTTTGTCTATAACACAATATTTATCCTTATTAGTGAAATAAACACCACCACTGGTTACGCTTGAATCTTCATAAAAAGAATAGCCAGCGACTGAGTACAAAGCATTATCAGAAAGAGGTTGTCCTGTATACTCTTGATTTAAGATATTATACATAGTATAAGTTATAGAAGTTGCTCTGTGAATAAGATGAATATTACGACTATTACAGATTGCCATATCTCCTGGAGCAATACAAATAATTGATAATTTCTTGGTACGAATTTGATTATATTCTGATGCAGATAGTCTATGAATAAAATTATAAAGTATTGCCGCGGCATTACTGCCTTTATTAGAAGTAAATCTAAAAGGAATAGAATGAGTACTAGTAGATTGAAATTTTAGTGGATAACCCGTTTTATTACCGCTTAAAATCTGAGAAGAGCCTGCCTAGACGTAAAAGAAACCATACCAAAAATTTTCTATAATTGTCGATGAAATAGCATCATCTTTAACAAAGAAAATAATTCCAGTTTTATTAGAACTAGAAGTTATCCAATGTGGTTTGTTATTCGTTCGATAGCAAATGCCTCCCATTGGTCCTTTTAACCAATAAGCAATTAAAGTCTAATTACTAGATGGTTTCTAACTAGCTCTTGGTCCTTCCTAAAAAGTAGAAGAATTAGTTTTATAAACCTTAAATAAATCTGCCATTTACTCACCTCCTTAAGACTTCTTTTCAAGCCAAAAGACTCCATAATATACATCATCAATAAATAACGCATATCCAAAAGTCTTTTTACTATTCTTTTCTTTTATTCTTAATCTCGTAAAATAAACAGGTGTTCCAGTAGATGTTTGTGCTTGCCAAGTTGGAGTTACATTATCATCCTTAAAAGATTTATCTGTCATTTTTGCAAAACTTGAGCCATCTGTATCTTTCAAACTAATAGTGCCATCATCTTCATTAAAATGAACTGATTTAAGAAAATCATCACTAAAATGGTTCTTATCAATTTGATATATTTTAATTGATTTATTAGCTAAATAGCCAAAATTATCAGTTAAAACATTTATTAATTCAGTTTCTGCATCTGTTGTTGCTCCAGCACAAATTTTTACACCAATACCGCTGTTCTTAGTATAAATTGTTTCTTCAATCTTGTCAAATTGAATCTGTGCCGGCCCACTTTCAAGTTTTATTGCAACATAAGGATTTTTGATAGTTTTCTTTGCTTTAAATAAAAGAAAAGCATTATCTTCAACTGAATAATAGTCTTTATCTTCTTCTGAATTATTCGCGCCGGCCCATGACCAACGAGAAGATAATTCAACTCCGCTGTCATTTTTCTTTCTTTTATAATAAAGAGGATTGGTTAAAAAAGTAGAAGCTTTTGTTTTTGAAGGTAAAGTGGAGCTTGGTAAGAAAACTAAACCTGTATCAGCAATATCTGCTACATCAGAGAACTTAATATAATTAGCATTAGCAGAAGTATTGTCAACACCATCTAAAACATAATTACCTTGAAGATTTGTTGAACCTTCTCCAATTACAATTTTGTCTAAATCAACATTATTTTTCTTTTCAAAGACAGCGTTCTTCAAAATATTACTATCTTGCCAGTCTTTTACTATTGAATTGGATAAATAAGTAGCATAATAGAAAGAAGAACTTAAATTAGATAAATTATCAAGTAAGCCAACTTCACTCAAATATAAGTATTTAACATAGACCAAATCAGAATTGCTATAATCATTATTACTTACTTCATCAGGAGTAGCTAATCTAGCTATATTGCTTAACTTTTCATAAGGCTAGCCTTCATTGCTTTCTTTTAAAATACTAGCTAATAACTCATGAAGCTGTTTATTGATTTTCTTCTTCTAGTCACTCGCTGCAGTAGGATACTTAATAATTTCCTGTGTATCAACACTAGAACAGATTAATTTAAAAGTAACATTACCTTTTAAATCATTAATCTTATTTTTATATTCAGTAAAAACATTCTTATAAGCTGTTGCCGCGGCATCATCATAAGAAATTGGAGCGTTTCCATTTTTAAGGGTTTCACCTGTTGCTCTTAAAACAAAATTATAATCAACAGTTCTCCAACTACCAGTTGTCAATCTTATGGCATATGTTTTACCTTTTTCAATTTGTTTTTCTTGACCAATCATTCCAAAGTTAATTGCATAATCCGTAAAAGTTGTACCATTTACAGACAAATCATCGCCTTTGGCTAAACAAGGACTAAGTAATTCCAAATAATAGTCACTTACTCCTTCATCTGTCGTGCCGCCAGTCAAGTCTGCTTCAGATAGAGTTAAATTGCTTTCATTGCTTTTTTCCTTAACTGTTTGTTGAACATTAATTTCCAACATTTTACGATAAGAACCCGTATCAAAAATATCGTGATTAATATTTTGAGTTTTAGCTTCCCAACCATTAGTATCAGTAATCTCTATTCCATTCTCAATTAAGTTTCTTGCTAATGAAGGAAGTATTAAACGAGTATTAAGTTTTGAGCAAACTCTAAAATCATTATCAATTGCCGCTAGTTCAATTCTTTCATCAGAAGTTATAGTTTTGTTATTTTGTTTTTCTCGTAATTCTTCTCGTCTATTAATAAGCTCATTAAGCTCATCCTCAGAATAAAGGTCTTTAAAATCAGTATCCTTTTGATTATAAACTGTTGTATAGACATCTGAATTGAGATTAAGTTCAGTCCTATCAGTAATAGAAATTTTTCTTGCTTTAGAGACTTCTTCATCATTTATTTTATCTAAATATCCTTCATAATAAACAGGATACCAATTAAAATTATCAATAGTTCTTGTATTAGGAAAAACTTTTGTAGTGTAAATAATTTTTTCATTATCTTTTGTTGTTTCTGCTGTAGTATAAAGTTTATTAAGAGTGTAAGTTTCTGTATCTTTCTAAACGGGTGATGTCCAATGAATAAAACCTTTACTATTATCTTTTAACTACTTTTTAAGAGTTTCATTCCATTGCTCAATCGTAATCAGATAATGACAATTTTTATTTGCCACAACTCCTTCTTCATCTATCAGAACTTCATCATTTTCATTGAAAAAGAGAAATTGAATTAAGTCTCTAGGATTTTCAGAAACGGGTTGAAGTGCATAAATTTCTTTTGTAGCTTTAGGGTCATAAGCACCATAAATTGCAGGCTCTTCCAGAGAAGCAGAAGCACTCTTATAAACAGAACCCATAATGTAAGCTAAATCTGTAATAGGAACATAAATGTAATCGCCGCTGACTTCTACCAAATTATCATTACTTAAAAGACCACGACCATTATCTTTTTCATATCGGTCATAAAAGAGTTCTTCAACTCTAGCTTGGTCATCACCATATTCCAAAGGGCGTTTTTCCTTTGTAAAAAGATTACGAAGATAAGCTCTCTTTTTTCTTTCTTCTTCTTCCGTTACTGTCTTAAAATCACTTTCATCAACTTCTAAATTTATTTTATAACCTTTAATCGTGCCACCAAACTAACTCAGCGGTATTTTATAAAAGCGTTGTTCATTAAATTCAGTAAAGTCTCCCACATTCATATCTGGACGATAATCCCAAACACTACCATCAAGAATTGCTTTTGAAGAGCCTTTAATTCTCTCATTATCTTCTGTCTCCATAAAAGTGCCTAGTTCTTCAACACTATTATTAAGGTCAGAAGAAAATTCAACTTCGTAACCTGTTCTTGATAATTCATCAATAAAACTATCTGTACAAGTAATTGTTTTCATTATTGATTTGAACTGTTTATCCTCTTGAATTGATTTTACATAAAATTCATACCAGTCGCCATCATAATACAATTTTAATTTTCTCTCGTTATACAAGTCTTCTAATAACTCGTTCTTAACGTAGTCCCCTTTCTCAGAATCGAAGTATTTAGTTGGCATTTGAAAGGTAAGAGTATTTGTTCCTTTTACGGAACGAACTAACTTCGGTGTTGTGGTACGACCCAAATGGGTCATACCACTAGCACCTATTGTAGTTCCTCTACTTTCTTTCTTTATACCATCTATTAATTCTTCATTCCAAACGCTCAATTCATACTCTTTTTTCAGAATTGACATTCATTTCACCTCTTAATTAATAGAACTAAGGAATGTATTTAATTTCAGCTTTATTTAATAAGTCTGCATAACCCCAATAAAGTGGTGGAAAGTTAGCCCAAATGTAATCATTTGCATACCACCACCAATCATCTACATCTGCTTTATTCCATGTCTTACCGCCCTTTGTACCATTGGCTCTCCAATAATTAGCTAAAGTACGTAGAAAACCAATTTCTGCTGTTTCAGTTCTAAACTGCATTAATTCATAACCAAAAGACTTAAGTAAAATAGAAGGATTAGGCTCTGTAGAATTTTTCTCAGAAAACACTCTCTGGTCATAGGGAATATCTTCAAAATCACCATAAGTTTCATAAAGAGAAGACTTAGTTAAAAGACCGTTTTCTCCAATTTTATCTTCATACCATCTACGAAATTGCATATAATCTTCAAGTGTTTCATTATCAAAAGTTGAAAACCACTCTTTACGTTGCGCCGCTGTAGCAGTTTCAAGAGAGCTTACATCTCTTGAAGCCGTTGAAGGATAAGTAATTTTCTCGTTCTCATACTTTTTAAGAACAGGATAAGGGCATTTTTGACTCAAATAATTAAGTGCCGCGGCACGATAGACTTGATTAAAGTGCTTTCTAAAGTCTTCTGATTGATTATCTTTGCCCCAATCAAAAGGTCTTGCATCTAACCATTTCTTGCCGCCCCAGACATCTTCATCAACAACAGGACTAATATCAATTAACGACCAACCTGGTGGTAATTGAAACCAATGTCCTGCTTGAATGTTATCATTATAGATGAGTTTTGAAGGCTTATACTTAAAAAAGTTTTTCTCTTTTTCTGGATAAGTCTTTTTAAATGTTTGAGTGTTCTCCCACTTTGGTTCATTTATATTATACAACAAACGGCTTTCAGAGTCAAGAAATAAGGGTAATACCATTTCTCGATTATGAATCTCTTTTGGTTCTATATCACAACCACACTTAGCATAAGGAATTTTATCAAAATCTTTACTTGATATATCAAAATAGTCAAAAGTATAGAACTGCGGCATACGAGTTATATTAAAAATAAATTCGCCATAATTTAAATCTTTATCTTTACGAATGTAATCCAATGGTTTGTTAATATAATCATAAACAAAATCTTCATAAGTATAAGTCTCATCAAAGATTGCAAGTTTAGGATTAATAGAAATTAACATCTCATTAAATTCTTTATAGCGGTCAAGAATTGCTACTTTAAGAGTTTCCCAATAAAGCTCATTACGTTCATCATCTGTAATGCAAAGCTGTCTTAATTCTTCGTAACGATTGGCAAAGAAAATACCTTGCTCATGATTAAAGATGTGACGTGCAGTATTAATAACTTCTCCTGTTTCATAGAAGTCATTATCATGTTCAAGCGTATTTGTCTTCAATTCTCCATTTTCAATTTTATTAAAAAGAAGATTAGATTGCCAATAAAAAGTTTTGATAAAATGAGCCAAATGCTCTTGTGGAATTGGCTCAGTTATATAACAATGTTTTGGATGTGACCATTTTAATTCTCTAAAAGAAGGTTCATAAGAATCTTCTTGTGCCGGCTCAGCAATTGTGAAATATTTAGTGCCATACTTAAATTTTTCATTATCATCAAGGTCATTTGTTTTAAGACCAATCCAATCTACTGCCTACTCAATACTTAAACGTTCAACGTTGTAACGACTTATTCTAAAAGTATAATCTTTTAAATTACTTCTAAAATCAGAAGTTAAATTACCAAGTTTAAGTTCAAAGTCAACAGGTACATCACCAGGATTGTAGACTAGAAGTCTACTGCCTATTAAACCATTTTGTTTATTCAAACCCGTGTCCATATTATAATAATTAACTTTGCTATACTGCGGCATAAAGATAAGTTCTTGGTCATAGTCTAAAGTAGGAGTAGTAAGTAGTTTTGCAGAAACTTCCCACTAAGGAACATTATTCCAATAGTCTCTTACGTCAATTATCATTTTTGGTGCCGCGGCGCTATCGTAATAAAGTTCTCCCCATTGGACTTGCTCAATAGAAGGATAACCGCCCTTCCAAGGAGTCTTCATATTAGGAGTTACATTATAGTGGTCTTTAATTAAGCCTTGAAGTATTTTTGGTTGCCTTTCAGCTTTATAAGGATTAACTTCAATTGAGTTTTTGTTAATAATAGATTGTGGCATTGTACATTTATAATAGTCAGCTGCCCTAACAACATACTTATTAAAGCAAAAAGCTAATGGATGATAACAAATAAAATTAAGAGTTCCTTCTCCTTTATAAATACGTTGTCCAGTTTCTCTATCTTTAAAACAAACAAATTTAAAATCTGGTGCAGATTTTAACTTCGCTTTATATGTTTTATATGGGTGTTCATCAAATACAAGGTCTTGGAGTTTATCAATTGAGAATAATTGTGCCATTCTTCTCCAAGTCACTTCGTCTAAATTATCAAAAGCCACATTAATTGTAAACTCACGAGAGTCATATGTCTAACCAAAATAATATTTTCCATCGCCACCTGGTATATCAAGAGTGTAATCAGTTGGAGATGGCAATAAGTTTTTGCTATAACGATTACTTGAACTAATAACAAGTAAATGTAGGTCTTTAGAATGAATATTACCAAATCTAAAACCTAAGAAGTCCTTCATTTTCTCACCTCTCATTTAATAAAAAGAGGTAAGCCTGGGGCTAATTAATTAGTCCCAGACTCCCTTTTATCACTTTTTCTTTAGGATTACATTTGAACCTGCATATTGTGCCGCGTCAGCAATATCTTGCTTAACTCTTTCAACTGCTTGGTCTACATCATAATCACTTGAAATATTCTCTACATTAATGTGAATTTCAAAGGTTGTATCTCCAACATTTGTGTTAGAGATTTCGTTGGTTTGTGTACGAGGATTATCAAGAAGAGGCAGGTCAGATAGAAGTTTTGCTGCTTCTCCAATACGTTTGGTATCATCTGCATTGAGGAAGGCTTCTGGACGAGACTTTGTACCGTCAACCCAAGCGGGGCCGGTAAAGTCTACCATGCCGCCTTGGGCGAATTTTAATAAAGTATATCCCTTTTTCTTTTGGTCATCACTTAAAAATAATGTTCCCTTTCTTGAATTTTTAAGAATATATGGCATACCACCAGCATACGAATCCCCCAACTCATTCCTTGCCTCTTTTAAGGCTTTAACTTTTTCCTCATCAGACCCATCTGCTTCATCTAAAGGATAGAGTCCAGCGCTATTGGCTCCATGCTTTAAATACCCTTTCATTTGTGTTACCGCCCAGTCTTTTAACTAAGCTTTCTCCTCCTTGCTTAAGCTAGCTTTCCATTCTCCAACGTTAATCTTTGCACTTAAAGTGCCAGTTATACCACCATAATTATCAAAAATCTATTCTGCATCTGAATAAGACCCATATTTTTTCAAGAAGCCTGCTTTATCATCTTTATCCCAACTTCTTGCCGCGGCAATAATAGCTTTACGCTATTCTTCACTTGCTGTAGTATGAGTATCAGTTCCCCTCACTGCATCCTTACCCAAAGCATCTTTATAAATTTTCTATAAAGCTTTATCAAGTTCTTCTGTTGTATCTTTAAGGGCCTTGGATGCTGCATCGCTAGCTTTAATAGCCTCAGTTAAATTATTCTAAGCTTCTTTTAAGCTATCTAATGCTTCTGTTAAATTATCTTTTGCAGTCTAAATATTTTCAGTGACTTCACTTTGAACTTGGTCTAAAGTAGTCTGAGCAGAAGAAGTTAAAGTTTCTGTTGTAGATGAGATTGTATTATTAATATCATCTTGAGTAACTTTTAAAGAAGAATTAAAGTCTGTCTAACTTGTAACTAACCAAGACATCTTAGAGTCATAGAGTTCTCTCCAAGAATCCTCTTCTAATTGAATTTGCTCTGTTGACATTGTTGATAAATCAGCAGTATTCTGATAGAACCAATCCACAAGGTCTTGGGCGCTGTTAATATTACTAAGTGCCGCAGTAACCTCTTGCATTAGAACTCCTTCATCAATTAAAGTCTTACGATATTCAATTTCTGCTTCTCTGCTTTCTTGTTGAAGTTCATACATTTCCTTTAAGCCATCGACTATATTGTCAACTGCATTATCAAGAAGGTCTTGTCTATCATCTTGAACTTCTTTTTGTAAACTTCTAGTATCAGCTAAATTGCCGCCAGAAGTATCTCTTTGCATTAACGAAAGCTTACGCTCTTTATCCGCTAATTCATTCCAAGATTTTTCTTGGTCTCTCAATTTACGTTGTTTTTCAATTGCTTTTTCAAGTTCATCAACGTAATCATTATCAGCTTCTTCCATCGCTTGATACTTATTCTCAAGGTCTGAAATTTCTTGGTCATATTTTTCTTTAAGAGTATCCTTCATTTTCTCTTGCAAGTCAACCATGCCTTGCAAAGAGTTCTTATAAAGTTCCTTAAATTCTTTTTGTCTATCGAGCTTTTTCTTTTGTAAATCGTCAATTGCGTCAAGGTCTTCATTCCAACTCTTAACTTCATCAACAATCATAGTCTTAATACTATCGTTTAGATTATAAGAATTAATCTTATTATAGTCAATATTATATCTATCACCAACTTTAGTATATAAGCCAGATAAGTCTGTAGACATATTTTCGCCAGTTTCTTTATTGATTTGTTTAATAGCAGAAATAAGATTTTGATTTAAAACTTTTTGACCATTTTCAATAGCTCTCTCATAAGTTTGAATTTCAGCTTGACTTGTTGCTTGTTCTCTCTTAACATTGTCTAAATAAGTAGACATATATTGTTGAGGGTCTTCGCCCTACAAGTCTTCTAATGAAGATTTAGCATCATCTGCCGCCTTAGTTAAACGTTCAAGATTAGTAGTATAATTATAAAGGTCATCTGCTGAATTTATCCAATTTGCAGTTCCATTAATAGCTTCATTTAAAGCTTTCTATTTTTCAAGAATATCATCTTGTGCCTTTTGAACAGTTTCTTTTAAATCTTTAACTTTTTCTTTAGCTTCTTTGCAAGCTTGCTCTAAACTATTCTTATAATCTTTAATATAAGCATCCTATAAGGCTTGGGCTTGCGGCAAGTCTTCATTAAGCTAATCTAAAGTCTTTTGAAGAGCTTCTCTTTCAGAAGTATTAACTGTACTTGACAGTTCCTAAATAATAGCATCTCGTTGAGCTTTAAGTTTTTGGGCACTACTAATTTTTTCAATATAAAAAGCACTTAAAGCACCCGTATTTAAGCTAATACCGCCTTCTTTATTGATAGTGGTAAAATCTGTTATTTTTCCACCTAATTCGGTAATCTTTTCTTGAAGTGACAAGTAAGTGGAAAGAGTAATGATACCATTTTCTGCTTGTTCATTAATTGCAGAAATAAAAGTATCTTTACTTCCATATGCTGTTTCTCTAATATCACTGAGAGTCTTTTCATAAGCAGTTAATTCTGCAGGGTTAGAAACAATTGTATGAAGATATCCAAAAGATTTAGCAATTTTTGCTACTGCATCGAACATTTCGGAATCCATCTCATAACCAAGTTCCTAAAACTGTTCAATTGTAGATTTCTTAAAGCTTTCTAACTAAGATGGGTCTTGAACTTGCGTCCAATCAATTTGCAAATAAGTTGCAATATCTTCATCCTTAATTCCTTGGTCTTTAAGATAAGAAGACATTGAAGACAAATAAGCTTCCGCTGCATCAACACCCGCTTCTTCAACTTGACTTAGGGCAGCAGCTAATTTATCGGCATTTTCTGCTCCCATTTCAGTATTTTTGCCTAATATACGAGTTTGAAGTGCTAAATTCTTAACGTGCTGTTCCCATTCAGGAGCAAGAGTGCTTAGAATTTGTTCCCGCTCTTCTTCAGACAAATTTTTATTATTAGCAAGCTCTTGTTTAAGAGAATCAAGCTGCGCATTATACTACTCTTCGGTTAAGTCTTCTGGAGAGAAAAGTTTCTTTGCTGCCGCCTTAGCATCATCGCTAAGAGAAAAATCCTTGTCAGACTCAGCCTCTTCAACTAATTTATTGAAGTAAGCTTCCATGAGGTCGTGCATTGCGTCTTTGTCAGTTTTAGCACCATTATCTGTCCAAGTATTATAATCTTGAGCATTTTCAATGCCCATGTATTCCTTAAGAAGAGATTTAGTATCCTCATCTAAAGTAGAATAATTATCTCTTGTATTCCAACCACCGGTAATCTTATTAGCAGCGTTTTGAAATTCATTCGCAACATCATTCAATTCGGCAGAAGTTTCATCATTAAAGGTAACACCAGTATCTTTTACAAAACTTTCTTTTAAATTTGAAAAAGCGTCTGCATCGTAGTTTTTAACCTTATCCATAGCATCTTGTAAGGTAGAAGTTTGTGCTACTTTATTAAGTGCGATAGCTTTTTCTGTTGCTTTAATAGCCTTTTCTGACTCAGATAAATTAGAGTCTTCTGCTTCAACTTGGTCCTTTGCTGTAGCTAAAGCATCTGTAAAATAATTTGAGGTTGAGTTTATGAGTTCTTCTGTATCAGCTTTTAATTGATAAATAGCATCTAATTGCTCTGCATCAATTTCACTAGTATCAAGAGATTCTAAGTCTCCCCAGACATAGTCCATTACTTGGTCGATTTGGTCTCGCTATTCTGCGTTTGCCCAAGCATAGTCTCCTAATCCGAGAATATTAGATATTGCATCGTGACGTGACTGAACTCTATCTACCTCTAACGGATCATAATAATTTCCCGAAGTATCAGATTTAAAAGCACTTGCACCGACGTCTTTATTGTATTTCCAATTTATATCATACGTCAGAGTAGAAGCATTAATTTCAATACCAGTCTTATCCTAGTAATCTTTTGCTGCTTGAAGTTTATCTGTTTTTACAGTCTAATTAAAAGTCGAAATTTCTTGCTGCTATAAAAGTTTTTTCTAAGCGTCTAATTGTTCCTAAATTGCTCTGGTTTTATTTTGGTAAGCCTCTGTATTGATTGAAAGTTTTTGTGTTTCATCATCATAATAATTAAGAATTTCTGGATATGTTTCAGTTAAAGTCGTATAAGCATCACTTAAACGCTCTTCTTCATCATCAGTTCTGATAACTTTATTACTTAACGTATTATAATCTGTAATAGCATCAGAAAGTTCTTCTTTAGATGAATTGAGTTCATCAATTTTATCTTTTGTTTCAGTAAGTTTTGCTTGAAGTTCCTCAAGTTCTTTTTGAGCATTTTCAGTTTGAATTTCAACAGAATTATCTTCTTGAAATTTTTCCCAATCCTTGTAAGCATTAACTAAAAAGGCTCCAAATACTGCAACAGCTACAGAAATTCCCATTGTTACTGCAGCAGTCGCTGCTTCTGCCGCCGCTGCTGCACTTGTTATACCACCAGTTATAAGTTTAAATACTGTTCCAATAAGGCTAGTAATCTAAGGTATTGCAGCCGTAACAGTACTTAAAAGGACATTCTCAATTCCACCATCACTTGCTAGCATACCGGTCATAGTACCAATAAATGCTTGTGAAACGATTTGACCCATTAGTTCGCCATTACGTGCGCTTTGCTCCTCTTGTTCAGGAGTTACTTCTCCTGGTACCTGACTAGCATCATTTATAGGATGTCCTGAATTTGGAGCTTCTGGTTTTGGAGCTTCTGGTGATCCCCATCCAGTTGGAATATTACCAAAATCAATATTTTCATCTGGATTCTGTAAATTTTCCCATTGACTCTATTCATACTCTTCTTCAGAAATTGTACTCTCAACTGTAGTAACTCGAACGATGTGCTCTCCTTTTGACATTTCTTGAAGTTTATTATCAAGAGTAGTAACATCTTTAGTTGCATTTTCTACCTAAGATTTATCAATATTAATCTTATTTTTTCTATTTTCAAGTTCCTAAAGTCCTTTCTTTAAACTATTTAAATTAGTAGTTAAAACTGTTTTAAGAGCCTTACCTAATAATGCAATAACACCTATAAGACCGCCTGTACCAATTCTTTTTTGTAAAGAAGACAGAGTATCTAAAGCTTGCTTAGCTTTGCTAACTAAACCTTTGAAGAGGTCATCTCCAAGAATAGAGATTTTAAGCTGCTCCCATGAGTTCTATAACTGAATTACTTTATTTTCAACAGTATCAGCATATTTAGAATATTGCTCGTTTGCCTTACCCGCTGAGTTCTATGCAGCATCAATTAGTTCAAGAGTTCTATCATAGTTCTCCATCATAGCAATAAAACGAGATTGCTGTCTTGAACCGGCGGCTGTCGTTGCAATATATCTTTGAGTATTTCTGTCTAAAGTATTCCACTTCTTACTTAATTCAAGGAATACATCATCGAGGTCTCTAAATTGTCCAGTAGTGTCTTTAAGAGAGATACCAACAGATTTAAGAGCTTCATCTACATCGTTGTAGTTTAAATCGTCAAATTCTGACTCTGCTGTTCCAGCAACATTTTCTTTAAGTTCGGTGAAACGGGCTATAATAGTCTTCAACGCTGTTCCTAAGTTCTCAGGAGACTCTTGCGTTGTCTCAATCATTTGAGTCAAGAACGCCGCAGTATTTTCAAAGGACATACCTGCTGAATTGGCAATAGATGCCGTTTTATTCATCGCATTGGAAATGCCTTCTACATCTGCTGCTGCCTTAGCTGCGAGTTCAGAATAAACGTCGGTTATGTGTGAGCCTTGGTCCATCTCCATATGGAAACCACGCAAAGCCGCAGTCATTGAAGAAGTTGCTTCTTCATAATCCAAGCCAGATAAGGTGGCCAGCTTCATAGTGTCAGAAGTTAAGGATAAAGCTTCATTTGTATCTAATCCTTGCTGATAGAAGAGTCCTGAAGCCTTAACTACATTCTGAGTTTCCTGACCTAACTGATTTGCCATAGTAGCATATTGTGAATAACTCTTCCACATATCATCTACAGAATAATCAGTAACCATTGCAATCTCAGAGAAAGCTTTATCAAGGTCTTTTACATTGTTATATGTATCCTTAAAAATTTCTGAAATTTGTCTTATACCTGCACCTAATGAAATGTAGGTTTTAAGAGTAGATATAGCATTGTCAAAATTTGTACCTATATCATTTGCTTTTTGAGCTAGTTCTGTATTAGTATCCACATATGCGCCGGCAGAGCGGTCAGCTTCATCTATTTTATGACTTACATCTTCATAGTCTGGAGTATTTTCATTCTATTGCTCTTCGGCTTGTTTTAATAGCCCCATTTTCTCAGCTAAGTCTTGAATAGCCTGAGTAATTTCATTTAAATACTTTACTGCATTTTCATCAGTAATTAATCCGCTTACTTGTGTTTCTTCATCCTGTGCCGCGGCAAGATTTTTTTGACTTTCTTTATAAGTCTTTTCATAGTCCTTTAACTCTTGCTAAGCAGTTTTAATTTGTGTCTAAAGATTTTTATAATATTCAATTTGTCTGTCAATATTTTGCTAACCTTGTTTACTACCAGAAGTAGTATTGCTTTTAGTATATTCAATTCCTCTATTTTTAAGTTGTTTTAAAAAGTTCTCATAAACTATAGCAGAATCAGTACCTTTTGAAGCTCCGTCTCTAGTAGTCTTAGATAGAACACCTCTTATAATATCATAATCCTAATCATTTATTGCCTATCCATTTTTTGTAAAATTTTGCTTATAACGAAAAACGCCACTAGAAACAGTACTACTTTGTTCTTTAGCTGTTAGGTCTTCAACTTTCGTTTTAGCACTCTAAACATTCTTTCCAGCTAGAGCAACCTACTCTTTTTGAGCTTTTACCTAAGCTTGAAGCTATGTTGTAATTGCCTTTTGAGCATCTTCTAGGCTTTCACCATTTTTAACTTGCTCAATTAATTGAGCAGCATATTTCTTGCCATTCTTAACTCCAAGTGCCTAAGTATTAAGAACTTCTTTAGCAGACTTAATAGAAGACTCTTGACTTTTTCTAACTTGCTCAACCGCCGCCTTAGCATCATTAAGTTGCTTAGTTAAATTATCAGCAGAAACCTTCTAAAAAGCTTCATTAATTTTCTCTGCATTTTTAAGATAAGACGCAACCATTCTATCAATATTCTTAACGTCTGCTGGCGTCTAAAAACCTTTAGAAATGGTTTTTTGAATTTCCTTTTCAAGCTATTCTAAAGATTCCATTGACTTGTCTATGCCTAAGATATCAAGACCTTTTGACTTTGCGGAACTTTGAATTTGCTTAAGTTTAGTAGTAATATCATTTACATCTAATTTACCGACGTACTACATTACTACCTTATCTTTGTTTGCCATTTACTCACCTCATCTTTATTTTAATTTAATTTTTATTCCTTTAAATAATACTTTAATGCTCAACTAAGCCTCAGTTAAGTTTCTTGGTAACCATTGATTATCAACTTTAATAAAACGTGTGCCTTCTTGACTCTCCGCATATTTTTCAATATAAGCATCTTCTGGCACAACGGCACAAAAATTTGAAGAACCGCTTTTTGAAATTGAAACTAAATCTGTTGCTTTTGAATCTGTTACTCTCGAAAAAGCATCCATAATAGCTTCATAAATTGTTAATAATATATATGAAGAAAAGAAATACTGTCCATTAAGAAAATAAAGAGTATTACTATTTAAATCTTTATCAACAGCCAATTCTTGTCTTGCAAGAGCCGGTAAAGCATCTAATAAAGCCATTTTAATTTCTTGTTCACTATATAGATTCTTACCTAAATCTTTAATCGCAGTAGAGTTAATGAGCAAGAACTACATACGTTCTATCATGTCTTTAGAAAAATAACGTTCTGCTGTTTTTCCAGCTAAATCAAAGGAAGTATCTTCATAAAGAGCTAAATTAGAAACTGAGCGAGAATAATCTTTAGTTTGAATACCATAGACTTTTTTGTTTCCGCTATCTCCAAAAATAATTCGTATGTCAACATTTCCCGACCTAGTATCCAACAATTTTTCCTTACCAGCCCATTCAACTGTAACACCATTAATACCCGCTTGCTCTAAAGCTAAAGCAAATTCATCAAGCATACCAGTTATCTAGCCACCGTCATAAGCAAAAAAATTATCTATTCGAGAAACATCACTTGAAGAGAAAATTTTTGTATACGCATTATCAAAAATCTCTTTCTAATTTTCTGTTGCCCCATACTCTTTAAAGATATCCCACCAAATTCCTTGTAATTTTTGTATTAATTTGGCTCTTACAATATCCTTTTCTGTTTTGCTTTTCTTAGAAAAGCCATCTAAGTCATCTGCGATTTGTGCCGTAATTTTAGTTTTTACAAAGCCATCGCCCTCTTCATTTACGTAGTGTATTGCGCCGCCAAGAGTTTTATCTAAAGTAGACTCAGCAAGCTAAGCTTTCTTTTCTAAAATTTCAAGCCAATTATTCTAAAAAATCTTTTTAAGAACTTGTTTTAGTATTTTTTCCTAATTACTAATTCTCTATGACTCTTTATTTTTATAAACTAAATTTCCATCTAATGCCGCTGTAATAGTATTTTCAACTTCATTCTGCATCTCATTTTCAAGAACCACTTTTATCTTCTCTACTTCCTCATTAGTTAAGAAGAATAAAGACTAAAGCATTTCAGTAATATTTTTGGTATTTAGATCTGACTTACCTGAAATTTTATTTAATGCAGTTTTAATTTGTTCTTTTCCTTTTTCTCTTGCAGTATCTCCTTTAACATTCTTATTCTTCAACTACTCTCCATACTTGGTAAAAAATGCTGTTGTTACGCTTTTCTTAGCTTTCGCTTTAAAATCTTCGCTTCTTGCAATTTTTACTAAATCTTTCGTCTAACTAATTTTTGAAAGTGTAGACTAAAACTTTTTAGAAGCCTCATAGAGTTGTCCCTTTAATTCTTTAACTTTACCTTTATCTTTTCTAAAATCTCCTGTCAATTCGCTAGAATCCTTAATTTTCACATCAGAAAAATAAGACTATTTCTTAATCTCAGGATTAGCATGTTGAAAATTTTCAATTAACTCTTGTTCTTTTTTTAATTCATTATTAATTTTACCAATTAAATTCTAAATCATTTGATTTTTAGCTGATAAATCAGCTTTATCTTTTGTATGTTCAACTAAATTATTACGAGCTTCTTCAATAACTTCTATCATTTCTTTTTTAGAGTTATTATCTTCACCCGTATAAGCTCGACCCATATAATACCAGTAATATTTATTGGGATTGCCTACAATATTACTAAATGTATCTGGAGGGCTTACATTTTTATTTTTATTCCCTTTTGCCACTTATTTCACCTTCCAATAAAAAAGGACGACATTTCTGCCGCCCTCTTATATATAATCCCCTGTCAAGTCAGTATCTAAAAAAGATAATTTCGCCAATGGGCTATTTTTCTTTAGCTCATCCTCAGGATAAGCAGTAAAATAGAAATCTCCCACAGTTGACGTGTTATATCCGCTTCCTAGCCTCATTGATAAACTTGAAGACAATTTAATCTTAGGCAACTCCAATATCGCAGTGGTTACTTTACCACTTTTTTCATCCTTTACACTCATTTTCCCATCAAGTTTGAGAAAACCGTTAAAAAGTCGATTGCCGACTTCCACTTCCCTAATATTATCTTCGCAGTCGCAAGTATAATTTACCATTACCTTACGATACATAGTTTCTGGAAATATTATTCTATTCCCACAAATTGAAAACATTTTTATTTGCCGGCCTGTATCTGCATCATAACAAAAAATCCATTTTGACTGAGATGGTGGCAATGGCTTAAGCATTAATTCTGGACGTCTTCCCATTGGAAGAGGTTCAAAATTTGGATTTGGCTGCGCGCCAAGTGTTTCCTTTAAACAATTAGGAGCGCGGCGCAGGTCAACATAACTATAGTTTTCATCTTCTATTACATCAACCATTTCACACAATGGTACAGATTTAACTTTTTTATTTTTTAATTGAGAGTTACTTAATAAAGCATAGCTCAGAGGAGATAAAACTCCATGAGATATAGCAAAACTTATCTCTTTATCAAGTTCCCAATCAACTAATAAGCTATTATTAATACCACCAATTGCCTTTTTTCGAGATTTTATATCTCCAATTTGTGCAATTTCTGCCGTTTTAAAAGTTAAAATTGGTTCATTTATACTAAACTTTCGGCTGTCTATTTCCATAGGCTGTCTAAGACGAATAGTTACGTCATAAAGTTCTTTAATACCTATTAAACTATCCATAGGCCACCTCCTTTAATTTCTATTGATAAAGTAAAATTGAAGTAAACTTACTCCAAAAAAATAAGACGGCAGTAACGCCGTCTTAAAAAATTTCATCATTTTCAATTTGTACATTCTTAGTTTCTAATAATGTTGGAGTATAACTGTACTTAGAGCTTTGAGGAATAATTCTTGTGCCGCCACAAGTAGTATCTTCATCAACATCAAACTAACGAAGTTCCATCATTATTTCATTTGGAGGGCTAAGAACATCTATTGTCATTGAGAAAGTAGTTGGGTCACCGTCTGCCTGCAATTCAATATTTGTTTGATTTGATATTGCGGCACGATTAATTACAAACTAATAACGAGAATCTTTTTGAGTCTTTTGCTCTCTAATGTAAGTTTCGCCAACTATTTTAAAATTTGTTGGAAATGTGTTGGCATTAATAACCAGAGTTTTACCAATAAGAGAGGTTTCATCAAGCTTAGGCTTAAGGGTTCTACTCCATTTATAGTAAACCGTACCTTCTTTAAGTATTAAAGTTTCATCTGCTGTCTGTTCTTTTATAACATGATAGCCATCTCTATTCTCTTTAAAGAAAGGTTGCATTGTTTTTGGGTCATAATAGATGTTATACCCATGACTTCTGTCATCAAGATAATAATTTAAAAGATTATCCATCTACTCTTTCATATTAATCTTAAAGCCATCTTTTGACTCAACATAACATTTCTCAAATCTGTCTACAACTTCTAACTCATAGTTCTCAGTATCAATTTTGCCCAATTGCTCTACATACTTAATCTAGTCAAATACAAGCTAAATTACTTCATTAGGAAGTGCCGCCCTTTGGTCTTTGATAGAATAAATTGCTCTAGTTTCGTAAGCTTGTTTAATGAAAGTTCTAATTTCTGCCACATATGGTTCATTTAGAAATTCTTTTGTTAAGCCTACTAAATTTCCTTGTTTACCTATCTACGTCCCGAACATTTGTTCGACCGCAGCGATATTCTTACATTTTTGTCCAATGACAAAATAAATAAGCTCTTCTTCTTCTTCATTCAGCTTAGGAGAAGGATAAGCATAAGTTGAATAATTCAATCTACCATACTTATTTGCTAAATTAATTTTTGCAATTACTGATGTGTATTTAGATAATTTAGATTGAAGCCAGCCAAAAGTCATATTTATGGAAGCTGGTGAGAATAAAGCATCTTCCAAAGATAAACTAATATTCTTACCATAGCTCCAAGAAATAACTTTTTGATTACCATAACCGCCATTGGAAGTTGTTGTTTCACTTCCCTATTCAATACTAGAAACTTTTAAAGTGTCAAGAAAAAGAACAGGAATGTAAAATTCTTCGTCACCAATTTCAATAATACTATAAAAAGTTACATCAGCAACTTCTTTTATTCCATATTTCTAAAATAAGTTCACTAATATCACTCTCCATAAGTAATAGTTAAATTAGTAACTTTATCAGCAGTTATCCAATCTACTATCTTTTTATTTTCATCTATTTCAGCTATTAAGATAAGATTACGATGTTCTTTTTCAAATTCTTCATAATCAAAATCTTCAATAGACGTAATATTAGGTAAAAGTTCTTTTTCATTAGCAAGTGGTAATCTTAAATAAGTTTGTGTTTGATTATCTTTAATATAGTCGGCTTGTTTAATTCGACAATCTTGTTCAACACAAAAAACCTCTTGCTATTGCGGCGCTAATATCTGAACTGTATGATTTATAGGTGCTTCATAAATATAATTAACTTCATCAAGAATATCAAACGGGACTATTCTTTGAGAAGTAGAGCCATTATCTCTACATTCTGTCTCATAACGAGTCAGTTTCATCATTTGTCCATTCTCACGTCTTAAAACTTTTAATGTCATATCAAGAGTACTAGGCTCACCTTCCGCTTCAAGTGCTAAGTTAGTATTACTACTTAATTTACAAAGAGGAACTTCAATTTGATAGCATTGGTCTGCTCCAGTCTCTCTGTCTCTGATGTATGTTTCTCCAACAAGTTTAAAAACTCCAGGGAAATTTTTAGCATTAATTTCAATGCGTTGTCCTAAAGATTGATGTGCCGGCGCACGGTCACGAGAAAAAAGAAGATAATGCTCTCCTTCTTTGAATGTCTTTAAATTGCCCTCTACTGTCTAACCATTTGCTCTTACAAAGGTATGAGCATTTGGTTCATAAGGTCGCATTGTTATTGGGTCATAATAAACTGATAAAATTGCTTGACTATATTCAGGCAATTGTGCTAAATTATAACTTTTAATGTTATTATCAACATTTATCGCAAATGGTCTCGTGGCACAATGTTCTTTAAAAGTATCCATAAAATAAACATTCTTAATATGGCTATTAATATTTTGAATAGCATATTCCTCAGAGACAGTAGGAATATTGAAATCTTCAACAATATAAAACGTACCAAGTAAGACAGGTCTGCAAACGACTCTTTCATAACCATCTGCATCAATTATAACTTTCTTTGCTACTGCATAAAAGTCTAATGTTGAATTATATTCCCCTTTTTTATCAATAAACTAAATTCTTTTATTATTATTAAAATAAAAGCTTTGATAACAGAAATCTACATCAGACTCTACCGCCAAGTCTTTATTCTCCCCTAACATTCTCATTTCACAATCTTTCCATTCATATTGTAAAACAGAATGTTCTATATCTTTAACTGAATAATCTATATAATCAGCTTCTTCGGCTGTAATCTAATAATCTTCGTTACTTGAACCAATTTTCAAGTTTTTAAAAGAAAAAGAACCGAAATTATTTACTATAATCTCAGCTCGTTCCATTTTCTACTTTATTATTTTATTAAAATAATCAACAGTATAAATTTTAATAATCTATCCCGATGCAGAACGAACAGGTTTTCCGTCTCTTTCCAAATTAGTGCCAATAAAATGACCATTAACTGGATTAACATTATCTTCTACTATATCAGAACGATGCCACTTAGAATATTTATAAGCGCCATTACCAAAATTCCAAAGCACATACTTAATTTTATTATCACAAGGACAAATAAATTTTTCAGTACGTCTCATAAGGTCTATTTGTGCTTGTAAATCAATACCATCAATACTTAAGCCAGCATTTAAAGCTTGTTGCGCCGCAATACCATCTTTATTGATTTTTTCGTATTCTTCTTTTGTTAAATTAGTTTTAATCCAATAAACTGGATTACCAAATTCATCATTCTCATATATGAAGGGATCCCAAAAACCTTTAATTTTAATGTTTTGAAGACCATAAAGACCACCCCATACTAAACTTTGAGAAGCAGGGGTAAATAAAGCATCCTAAAGTGTTAAAGTAATCTCCTTACCATAGTCCCAAATAACCTGTTCTGCATTACCAAGACCGCCGCGGGCAGATGTTTGCTCCGCGGTTTGCTCGGTAGAGGAAACTTTTAAAGTGTCAAAATGAATTACTGGTATATAAACTTCATTCTCATATTTATCATAAGTAATACCATAAAGAGTTACATCCGCAACATCTCTAATTCCATACTAATCAAATATGTTCACTTTAATCGCCTCCTTTTATCTTATTCTGTTACAACCTCAGAAGAACCATCAACTGCGTAGAAGCATCCATTTTCGCCACGAACCATCTTAGGTGCAATTTCATAAGCAGTAATTTCCATCATTGCTCCAATCTTTGGTTTAGCAACCTCAAGGTCAAGATTGAAAGTAGTTGGGTCGCCCTCAGCTTCAAGTGTAATTGTCTGGTCAGACTTAACTTTAACCTGTGGGAACTTAATCTACATACGCTGGTCTTCACCAGTATCTCTATCTCTGATATAAGTTTCACCAACAAACATATACATACCTGGCCACTGGTCTGCCTTAACCACAATTTTATTACCCTTAATCTGTTTACCTGCCGGCGCAATAGTAAGAGATTTAACGTAATATGGCTCACCCTGATGCATCCAATAATCATCAGCAAATGGTTTCATTGTACGAGGATTTACATAAGCCCAAAGTTTACCTTCTGTCTTTTCATTGATGTCAGAATTATCATAATCTTCCAAAATAGTAGTGTCTTTACCGACAACAGCATCTGGATTCTCAGTATCTTTATCAAGTGGAGCCTCTACATACTCAACCCAACGTTTTACACCATCAATAAGCTCAATGTTAGTAGTGTTCTCAATAGGAGTTCCCTTTTCACTAACACTAGAAACACTTATAAGCTTACCTTTCGTATATAGATGACCTTGTGGCTCAGCAGTGACATTTTCTTCATTAACTTCATAAATCTTCTTAACCCATTTTGCTATATCTGATGGCTTAGCTCTATAAGCAGCCTTAATGCTTAATATATCATTCTCGTATTTAGTAATAATAAAATAAATCATTTCATTAATACTTTCAAAACGAATCCACATATCAAGACCCTTAAATTCAGATGTTATAATCTGCTTAGCTGGCTCATACCAAGTAATCTCCCTATCACTTGTACTATTTATCTTATCCTCAGTTGCATTAGTAACATAAGTGTGATATACATCATTATTATCAACTACAATTGCAAGAAAAGTAGCCTGAGTTAAAGGAAGTTTAATGTCAGAAACATTGGAAGGTGGGAAAATATGTGCTGCATTAGCACTGTCTTCATCAACAGAAGCAACAGTATGAGCAGACAAATTCTCCTTATACTTAGTCAAATATTTCTGTAAACTTTCTGCAACCTCATCCTGTCCATTATTTTGTCCATGCTCTGCAATATCCATCCAAGCATCAAAAATAATATAAGGCTTTGCTTTACTATTTTCTACTGCTGGACCTACTCTATAAATTACTGCATCTTTGAAATTAGAATAAGCTGCCGCCTCACCATTGAAAACTGAAACCTTTGAGTTCCAATCAATTGGATAACTTCTACCTTCTATATCAAAAAATCTATCTGGAACTTGAGCTACTGACCTTACACCAGACTCAAGAATTAAACGCCATCTGTAACTATGACCTAAAACAGTTCCAACACCCTGAATTTTAGTACCATCAACAACTTCAGATTTTCTCAAAAGATCTATTGACATTCCTTCTGTACCAGTTTGTGGCAGAAGTCTACTAATTATATGTTCACTAGGGTCATTACTTGTTCTAGGATAAATAGCTTTTTCCATTCTGGAAATTTTATTTACTGGATTGCGGCAATTGCAAACCTCAGTATTATAATCAATCTTTCCGTCTTTCCAATCGGCACTTAAAATACCGCCCCAACAAAGACCAAGAGAAGCAGGAGTACAAAGGGCATCTTCAAGAGTTACGTTAATTTCCTTTCCATAGTCCCAATTAATTAATCTGCTATTACCTGAGCCACCTTGTGCCCAAGTATTGCTTGCCGTTTTCTCAACCGATGAAACCTTTAAAGTATCAAGATAGAGAGCGGGGACATAATAGACCCCGCCACTACCATCTTTCTTTTTATGGATACTGTAAAGTGTTACGTCGGCTACATCTTTTATACCGTACTGGTCAAAAATGTTCACCTTTTAACACCTCTTTTTGATTAAAATTCAGTTGCTCCGATGAATGACTCGTCCTCTTCACTGTCGTCACTAATCTTAAAGAGTTCAGCGTCATCAAGAAGGTTGAGGTTCTCTGTACCCTTAACCATTGTTGAGCCATCATTCTCCTCTTCATTCTCAATAACATCGTAAGATACAAGTCTTACCATTTTTCCATCATCTGGACGAAGAACTGTCATGTTGAAACTAAACACCGTTGGGTCTCCATCGGCCTCAAGTGTAATAGTCTGCTCTGAACCCATCTTAGCCTGTGGAATGATAAACTGGAATCTCTGGTCTTCGCCTGTCTCCTTACTTCTGATATAAGTGTCACCTACAACTTTGTAAGTACCAGGGAATTTCTCAGCAGAAATTTCAATTACATTACCAATAGACTGACCTTCATAAGCAATTGAACGAGTGAACTTAAGGAACTTCTCGCCCTCTGCGATTGGAGTACCATCAGCATAAGGCTCCATTGTGTTAGGGTCAATAAATACTGCCTGTGCAGTTTTATCAGCCTCAGAAGGAGTTCCCTTACTATTACCTGCCGGTACAATAAAGTTTCTCTTAGCAGTTACTTTTTCAAGTCTATCAATAGTCTTAGCTTCCTTAACACCTTTACGGAGGTCACCGTTCTCCCCTGCGCCAAAGATAGCACTCATAGAAGCAGGAGTAAAGAGAGCATCATCAATATTCAGAGTAATCTCCTTACCATAATCCCAACCAATGAGATTTGCATTGCCACGGCCACCTGTTGCATAAGAATCACTTGCCGTCTGCTCAAGAGTTGAAACCTTAAGAGTATCAAGGAAGAGAACAGGAACGTATCTGTTAGTCATCTTCTTTGTCTTGTGAATCTTCATCTTACCAACTGTGCAAGTAGCTTCAAATGACTCATCATTAACTGTAATATCAGTTGTATGAATAAGTCCATTCTCAACGAGAAGCTTAGCCTGACTGTTTGTTACATAGCCCTTATCATTAATCATCCAAGCAACTCTTTCAATATTCTGAGTGCCATGACGATTTACTACAAAGATAAGACCCTTATCTCCAAGAACTACAAGAGCAAGATACTCAATACCCTTGAAAATCTTATCCTGATAATAAAGAACATTGCCAGCCTTATCAACAAACTTAAAGATACCTTCCTTATCAAGAGAAAGCTTTTTAAAGTTCTTATTTCTCAACAGATAGATGTAAGCGCCAGCTGCTGTGTCAACTGAGCCGTCAACCTTAACATAAATCGCTCTGTTAGATGTCTTACCAGCAGTATCGACTCTAAGAGCCTTACCAAAGGCAACACCAGCACGACCGATTTCACTTACAGCAGTTACAACATTTTCAAGAGGGTACTTAGAAGTAACTTCTTCACCATCTTTATTTGTTGCAGCAACAAGTGCGCCTGTCTTATCTACCTTATAATTATAAATATTATCAGCATTTACAGTGTCTTCTGTGCCAGCTTTCGGGTCTTCCTTAGAACCTACTTTATAGCCACCGAAAACAGATTCAATACCAACCGCACCATTGGCTTCGCTTGTATCAAGTACAAGTTTCTTCTGTCTCAAAGCGTCAATAGCATCATTAATACTATAATGAACACCATCACTCCACATTTCAGCATCTTTAATTGCTACGTCAACGTTGTCACCAACATACTCCTTATAGCCATTCTCGCCAAAGAATGTGATTGAACCAACACCCTGCTTTCTTACATAATCTTTACCAAGGAACTTAGGATTAAAATAACCCATTTCATCCTCTACGACAAGCTCTGCGTAATCATTATAAGTTACATCATAAGCCTTAGCTTCAAGAGTATCTCTCAGCTGAGCAATAAGTCCATTTACCTCTTCAAGGTCATATGTGCTTTCATCAAACTTGCCTGCGAGACCAGCAACTACAACTTTTTCTGCTGACTTAGGTGCTGCAGCAAAATTATCATTAAAAGCAACGTCACCAAAGATTTCGTCTGCGTTTTCAAAAACGTATCTTACACCAGTCTTAGCGATGATGTTCTGACGTCTTGCAAATAGCATACAAATCTGTTCTGGATAAGTATACTCATGAGTACCAATTTCAAGATTCTGGTCTGGAATAGCACTGTCTTCATTCTCATAAACACCAGTTGCCTTTTCATCCTCATTTTTAAGGTCAACAACTGCTGTTACAAGGAATGTACCCTCAGAATTATAAACTGTAGTATCTTCATCTGTAATAACTTCTTCTGTTTCAAGTGTCTCAACAACTTCAACGTTGATATCCCCTGCTGCAGTAGCAGTAGTATTACCAGAAGCAAGAGCAGCCTTAATCTTTTCAGCACTATAAACAATACCCGTTTCCTGCTCTTTTGCAAGACCAAGTTCAACTACAAAGCCCTTAGAAGCCTCTTCAACTTCTTTACCCTTGTCAGCACTAAAAGCGTTCTTAAAGATTGCTTCAAAATTTGTCTTAATATAGTTTATAGCACCATTCTTAAGAATTTCATTATCATTTGGCTTACTAGCCGCACTCTCTTTATAAACAACCTTAATCTTAGTATCAAGCTTAACTACATCATCGCAGTCATAGTTTGTACCCTTATTAATAGTTGCTTCTGTAAATACGAGAGCATCGAAGCCTTCCTCATCACCGACACCATTAATCATAGGATAAACAGTACGGAGTTCAAGAGCACCCTTCAGGATAGAGCTTGCGGCAATTTTTCTCTGAGACTCAAAAGTCTCTTCTTTCTTTTCAATACGGTAAAGAGTAACATCAGCGACATCACGAATACCATACTTTTCAAAAAGGTTCTGATTAGCCATTCTTACTTAACCTCCTTATTTTTCCTCGGAGCTTTCGCCCCAATATTTTGTTTTCATTTTCTTAGGGTCTGCACCTGCACAAAGCATTTGCAAATCCTAATCCCACTTCTCTCTCATTTGATAACGCTTTATAAGATTATAAAATTTAAGAAGTGAACAATTCATTGTATCAATTCCGAAAGTATCCGCTATTTCAAGGAGTTCTAAGAAAGACTACCCCTCGTTGTTTTTCTCAGCTTGCTTCTTTTTAACAGCAGCAACTTTCTCTCGTAATAGTCGCATTTTTCGTTGTCCCGGTGATTCATTCTCCGGAGGCGGCTCTTTAATCTCTTTTTTGTTTTGAATTTTCAAAATAGTTTGAAAATCTCCAAAATTTTGAGGAGTAATAAGCCGCTTTTCTTTTGGACTGCCTACGACAATTGATTTCATTTTAGGAAGAAAAAGAACTTCCTCTTTTATAAAAGTAGAAAATATCTACTGGAGTTCTAATAAATATCTATCACTCTATTCCGTACTTTCAAGGAGATAGGTAAGAGGATTAATAGACTCAATGGGAGGTTCTTCTCCCGTTTTTTCTTTTATAAGTGCAGAAATATCTGTTTCTGAAAGGAGCAGAGTTCCTAGATAACCTTGATAAGTATTACGCCCCATTGCCATAATCTCAGAAATAGTTAAGGGATAGACCAAACAAACTCCTGGTAATTGGCTCGGTTTCCCACAGTAAGCTTGTTCTTTAATTTCTTCAAATTGATTAAGAGAAAGCATTTATAGTAAAGGACATCTCATAAGAACCCATTTGATTTGTCATAAGGGCTGATGTAAAGCCATTATATTGAATTTCGCCCAAGCCATTAATTCTTTTACCTTGTAAAGATTTACGAATTTCAGACATAATTGCAAATGGTCTTAAAGTATTTCCAGCAATACGCCATTCATCAAAAGGACAATATACATAGATATCTAAGGATAAATTTTCATTATCATAATTATCTCCTCCAACATTGCCACCAGTAAATAAGAGAATTATTTTAGATTTTGTATTTTGTTCGTCTGGAGTAATAAGCGGAACTACTCTTATTAACTTATTAAAAATTTCGGCAGGATTTGGTAACTCAGGGTGCTAATCTTTGTTAAGTGGGTCTAAGTCTGTATTTTCTAAAAGCATAAGTAAATTTTCATTTTGTAAAAGCTTCTTAGCAATTTTAATCAAATTCGGGCCAATTTCTTGACCATATTTTACAACTGACTCCATGTTATCACCTACCTATTAAAAAGAAATTATCATCTTCTCCAACAGGAATTTCCTTTGAAGACATAGGTTCTTCTGCTTTCATTAATTTTTCTTTAATAAAAGTATAAGCAACATTATCAATACTGATATTATCCTTACCTGAAATTTCCCATCGTTTATCCTTATAAATAAAATGAACTCCTTTTTTTAAAATTTCACAATCTGCTGTTACAAAACCGCGGCTTGTGTCATTTTCACGATAGCCACCAGCAGAGAGTGTGAAATTATCTTGTATAAACGATGAAGTAGCACTAATAAACTTAACAGGAATAACTTCTTTTGTTGTTCCATATTCATCAGTAATATTAATCTCTTCATCAAGACAAATGCACTTAAAAAGTTGATAGCCTTTGGTGAGATTTGCTTCTACAAACAACACGAGCCAAATTCTATCTTGTACTTCATTTTTTATCTGTTGTCTTATATTAAGTATATCGCCCGTTTTGAGGGCTGCGGCACTAGTGGACATAAGTAAATTGCCAATTAAATTACTCTCATTCCACTTATTTGGCTAAAGGGAACAAATATCATTTCTTTGCTCTTCATTAACTCCATAAAGTAAAACCTAATATTCCGTCTTTTTTAAAAACAATCTATCAAATTCTTTCTCTTTACGAGTCTTAACTCTGTCTTGTTGAGTCTGTCCATCAATATTCATTCGTTTTAAATAAACATCTTCAAAATAATTCATTCTATTCTTATCCTATCAAATAAATTCATACACTCAAAGATTGTTTTACGATAATATTTATAAGACAAATACCTACAAGAAGAAAGCTTTGCATAAAGAGTATAATAATCAATCGTCTTGCTTGAATCATTATATCCCTCTAATTCAATTAAAATAGTATCTAAAAATTTTTCCCATTCGCCATTTTTCTCTCTTTCTTTTAAAAGCCCATAAAGACGTTTTTTCATTTTATCTTTATAGGCTTCTATAATTATTTCTTGATTATCACTCATTTAAATCGTTTCCTGCCGCCGGCAAGACGTCCATAATGATAAGGTTTTTTATTTCTCGAGCGATAATAAGTTCTTTCTAAATGTGCCGCATTTTCAAAAGCTTGCTCTTTAAGAGAGATAAAATTTTTAAGCAAATTCGCCTGAGAAAAATCTTTTTCATCATATTGAGTTTTTATATTCTCCCAAGAATCTACAGTTCTACTCAACCACTCATATTTCATATAAGTGGCAAGTATCTGTACTTCGTCTTGAGACATATTAGTGTCCTTAAAAGACTAAGTTTCTTCATTAATTTCCAAACTACAACGTGGAAATTTAAAATAAGCAAGTGCCGCATTTAAGAAGGTACGCCAGTCTTTCATAAACCATTCTAGGTCATCTTTGGAATAGCAATGTGACCAATCATCTTCATTTACTTTTCCCAAGAAGGCATTATAAACGTCCATTAATGTAATCATAACTAGCCTCCTTTATTTTAAATTAACGAGCAGCTTTATCCTCTGCTTCCATGTTTTGTTTGCGGCTAATACTAGCAAGAATATCCTTACCTGTAACCTCTTTTAAGTATTTACATTTTTCAGTATTAACAATCTCATTTTCCACAGCGTAAGAAATTAAGTTATCTACCTGTACTTTTGAAAGTTCAGAAACTTTTCTTTTAAATACGCTAAAAGGAATAGTAGTTAAAAGCTCTTTCATTTCAGTCTCTGTTAGAACAATAATATTAACAGGCTCTTCTGTGCCAACAGGCTCAAGACCCAAATCAATCTTATCCTTCATATTTTCAATATAAAGAATACCACTGTCAATCATATTCCTAAAACCAGGATCCCAAAGCAACTGCTGAACCGTATCATATTCAATTGCCATAGGCTGATTTCTTTTATTCCAAACACGTCTTACGCCATAGGCTGGCTTGTTAACAACAACTTTACCATTAACCATATTCTTAAGAACAATCATTCTTTCTGCCATTTATTTTTCCTCCTTTTAACTCAAAAGAAAATGGTGAGTGAGCTATCTCACCCACCATTTCTTTCATTGGTATTTATTTATTTTAAATTAAGAATTAAGCAAACTTTGTCTCGTACTTAGTTGGATACTTTTCACTATCCTGAAGGTCTGTATTAACATATACGCACCAGTCATAATTTGTGAGAATAGCAACGCCAACTTTCTGATAAGCTTCAATCTCAAAACTTCTATCTCTGTTCTTGAACTCGTCTACTTGTGTATCGCCTTCAAAAACAATCTTAACAGGCTTTGTTCTACCATTAGGGAAGATATAAGCTACTGCTGGGTTAGCAATTGTAGTTGTATTTGTTTCATCTGTATAAGACTGAGGAATCTCAACGATTGGGTTACCTCTGAAAGTCTTAATTCTACCTGTTCTTGCAATCTCATCAATATTAAGAGGATTGTAAACAGGAGTTGCAACACCATTTGCAGTGCCACCAACTGGATATACCATTGGAAGACCAATAGCATCTGCACCCATTGCTGCAACGAACTCTGGAGCAGCATAAATTGTTACACCATTACCATAAGAACCAGCTACCATACAGAGGTCCTGCATAACCTGTGCATCGAAGCCTGCAACAATTGCCCTGTTATTTGTTGGACGATCATCAGCATTTACTGCCGTAAGAAGAGCCTTCTGGATTTCGCCATAAAGAGCTTCCTGGAGACCTTCAAGAAGAATCTCTGTTGACTCTGAAATATCCTCATCACCGCAGATATATCTCTCAAAGTCAATATAAGCAGCGCCACCAATTGCATGGCCACCTACTTCAAATGTATTCTTATCAAGTCTGAAAGACTCATACACACCAGAGAGAGAAACTGCTGTTACAAACTGCTTAGCACGTCTACGACCTGTTGTAACTACAAACTGAGCTTTCTCATTATTAGCAACTCTCTTAATCTCAGCGAAAGTACCCATGAAGTCCTCAACTGACTTAGGAAGAATTTCTGTGTAAGCTTCCTGCATAATCTCGAACAGGTCAAGCTTATTACGTCTATATGAATTATAGTCGTTAGCAATAGAGTGAATTTCGTCTCTCAGAGTTGCTTTAATATCTTCCTGTGAATACTTTGTAGGGTCAGGATTCTTTTTGCAGAAAGAGCAAACGATTAAATCTTTAATTGCGCTTTTATCCATACTCATTATTTTCTTACCTCCTAATCCCAAATTACTTAGTAGGCTTATTTACAAACTGAATCTTAAAGGAAAGAGTCGTGTCTGCATTTGTATAAGCCTCAACAATCTGTGCGTAAACTCCACCAAGAGCCTTATCTACTGATGCACCAATAACAAGCTTACCTTGTGTCTTTTCATTTGCAGGAAGCTTAGAATCATCAATTACATAAGCATAAATAGGGTTTGAATCTGGAGTCTTAAGCTGCTCCTTAACTTTCTTATACATCTGAACAGAAGGAGAGTCATTATCTTCATCACTTACTGTAAATACTGTATCATCCCAGCATACAGAGTTAGTGCAAATTCTCATACCTGGCTCAACATAACCAATTCTTGGTAGATACTCACCAGCAATCATTGCAAAGTTTCTACGGCCTGGAGTGAATTGATTGTAAATCTTCTCTGTTGAATAATTAATACCCATAGGGAAGCCGGCATCACTCATTGTCTGATTTGGAAGAGTAGCTGTCTTATTAGCCTTGTCTACCATAAGGAAAGCACCATTCTCTGCATAAATCTTGCCGTCTTCTGCTTCTGCTGGAGTCATTGGGAAACTAGCAGCGAATTTCTCTTCATCGAGATAACACTGAGCTTCAACCATACCAGCACGTGTGAACCAAACCTGGCTAGGCTCGATTTGACCAAAACCTTTGCAGTCAAAACGTCTAATCATTATTTATTACCTCCGTTAATATGTTTATTTAACAGTCTCTCAACAGCAGTACGTCCTTCAAACTTGTCTGCTGTGTTACCACCTTTGGAATAAAAACGGTCTGGCTCTCCACTCTTACTAAAGATGGTTGGGTCGTGTTCTACTGCAGCAGTGCAAACTTCTTTTTTGAAATCTACAACAGAATATTTATCCATATTCTCCTTAAGAGCTTCCATTGAAGCATCATCAAGGTGCTCGCTATATTTAGAAAGCAACTGCTCCTTCTGGTCTTTTTCAACACCAGCTTTAAAAGCAGCAAGCTATTCTTTCTCATTAATTAAGTCATTTTTACTATTTTCAAGTTCAACTTTTTCAGACTCCAGCTTAGCATAGTTAGTTGCTGCTTCTTCAAGAGCAGCCTTATCTTCTGCTGCCTTAACTTCATAAGAAGCAATCTTCTCGTCAAGTTCAGTTTTCTGTGCCTCAAATTCTGTTGATTTAGTTGCAAGGTCAGCTTCAGCAGTTGCCTTAGCCTCCTCTGCTACTGTAAGACTAGACTTAAGAGTCTCTGTTTCTGTAGTCATTTCAGCGACCTTAGCTTCAAGAGTACTATAATCAGCTGCAGCCTTTTCGTAACCACCGCTAATTGTCTTCATTGCTTCAAGTGCTACTTTTTCAACTTCTGTTACATCAAGCATGAAGCAAGGCTCAGTTCCTATTATTGTAACTGTGTCCTCATTCTTTGTGTAATAAGCTCTGATATAGCCACCCTCTGCAGTATTTTCTTGAGCAACAGCGTAATCATCATAAACGTCGCAAAGCCAATATTTTATATCAGCATAATCTTCAACGCCTTCATTTAATGCCTGAAAGATTTTGTGGGCTTTCTCGCAATCAGAAAGTCTGAATTTCAATTCTGCCATTTGTTTTTCCTCCTTTGTGATATTTTTAATATAACTAACAAAAGGTTGTAAGTCATCTTTTATTAGGTTATAATAGAAAGCCGAACCTTCAAAACATGGTTCTGTTGCCATACCAAGAACTTGAAGTCCAAAAAGACTACCTTTAGTAAATTTAAAGAAAGGCTTTCCATCGTCATAAATTTCCCAAGTACCATCAAATGTATATGGATTAATTTCCATAGACTAAGATGAACCAGGGATTAATTTTGCTTCGGAATAAAGAGCAGTATAAAGAAGAACATCTGCACAAGCATATTTACGAACTACACCGTCACAATCTTCATGTTCTTCCCAAGCAAAATTTGGGTCTGCCATTACAACTCCATAAATTCTTCCTTCATTATTCTTCTTGCCGTGGTCTTTAAAGTCAACCTCATCAGAATCAAAAATTCCTTTAATCGGAGTGTAAGGGAGAGAATTAATAAGTTGTTGAGCAAAATCCTCTGATATATAAGTGCGGTTTCTATTTAGTCCCCTATAAAAAATTCGTACTCTACATTTGGAGAGCGCCTCATTATAAGGCTCAAGCTCTCCATAAAGAGTAACATCTAAATTACGGGGAACAGTTTTATCATAATTTTGATTAAATTTTAAACTTTCCACTATTACTGTTCACCTTCCTCTGTCTTTTTATTTGTGTCAGATGATGCCGCGGCATCGTCTGATTGAGGGTCAGTATGAGACTGTCCTTTATTTTTCTAGTCTTCAGCGTCCTTCGCCGCATTAACTTCACTAATTGTCTTATCTGATTGAGTATAAGAAGTTTGAAGCGGTTTAAGTATATCATCAAGGTTTAGTAAATCATTTTCAAGCAATTTTAAATTTGAAAGGCTAGTTTGGTCAAGTCCTGTTGCAACTACTGGAGTAATAAAACTATAACCAAATGAAACAAGGTCTCTTGCCTTATCAATATATGTATCACTATTATAATAACTTACAGGCAGAATAATAAAATTAAAGTCAACTTTCTTATTCTCAAATTTTGTATTTGTAAGAACAGTAAAGAAATGAGCAAATTTTTGAGCTAAGACCATCGTCATTGCCAAGTCGTTTTTCTCAGAGACTTCCAAACCTGTATCTGTTGTTGAAAAGAAAAATTCTTTTGACAGGCCGGCAGACTCATAAATAAGATTTTGAACTTCTCCAATTTGAGTCTTTTCATCATCTGTACTACTTAAATCAAGCAATGAAACCGTGTTATAAGTTGTGACAACATCAACATCTGTATTATTCTAAAGCATATCAAGTACACCTTCGTGCATCTCTTCTGCTTCATCTGGTTCAAAAACAAGTCTTGTGCCATCAACACCAACTTTTTGAACAAGAATACGTTTAAGAGCTTGCTCATTTCGCTGCTTATCCATTATTTTGTAATCTTCTAAATCATCAATAAGAGGAATAAGGTCTAAAAAGAATGGTCTCTCTTCTGAAAAACAAAAATAAACACCCATATCTGCTGGTAAGAATATCCATTGTGGACCACTCGCATATTTGAATGTATTATAAGCCTTTCTAATTAAACGAGGATAGGTTTTAAGAATTTCGGTTCTTAGGCTACTATCCCTAATAGTATCAAAAAACTTTAAATTAAATTCAACAATATCAATTTCATTTATATCCTTAAAACGGCTACGACAATATTCAAAAGGCAAATCCTAAAGAACAGTTTTACTACCTTCTGAGTTAAGTAAGCCATAATAGCCACCTTTGATAAAAACTTCTAAAGCAAATTTCGTACATTTATTTTGAACTTGAAAATTAGTAAGAAACTTAGCAGCATCATAATAGGCCTTGGAAACTTGTTTATTAGTCATTAAATCTTTTTTATTCTTTAAAGAAGGAACTAACATCCAGCTATAAGTTAAAAAAGTCGCATAGTGAAGAATAATACGTTTATATGTGCCATTAGTTTCAAAATAATGCTTAGAAAGTTCTGCCTGGCGCACTGGGTCGCCACCTTCTACAATAGAATCAATTTCTCTTCTATCATAAGCCCTACTTCTAGTTTTAGCATTTTTTCTGTCAGTTTTAACATAAGCTTCTTGTGATGCTGCTGTCATACCCTTAAAAGCATTTTTAAAATTTGTTAATCTTGCTGTTTCTTCTATCACTTACGTCTTCCACCTCCTGAGCGGGTAAATGTTAGCCGTCTTCCGATTCCTCTATTGCGGCGATGGGCAATTTCTTCATTTTCCATTTCACACATTCTCCACACACCCATCTCAAGAGCGGAGAATTTATCTTTTGTCATTCTCTTATTAATCATTTCAACGGCAATTTTATTCTCAACTCCCGTTGGTTTTGGCTTTAAATTCATTATTTCATTAATAAGTTGAGAAGTTAATTCGTGCGGCATTAAACGCGCCACTTTTTGCTCTGGTTTCATTTTGCTACCAACTTTAGTAGCCATTAATTTCTCTTTTGCTTTACGCTCTGAAATTAAGAACGACAAACAACCAGAATAAATTTTTGAATAAAGTGCAGAGTGCATTTGACTATTTATATCACTTGTTGCTTTTATACCAAAAAGAACTTTCTTGGCATCACGCGGCTGAATATCAAAATATTCATCACGATTAGAAAAACCATAGGCCGGCAAGATTTCTCCTGTGCGAGGGTCTAAGGTTGGTTTAATCATTAAGTCAGCGAAACCAATTCCTAATCCATTTATATCTATGATAGTTTCTTTTGGATTAAAAGCTTTTATCAATCTTTTAAGTTCAAGCACCTGATGGTCAAATACTTTTTCATTCTCAGTTTTACCAAGAACATAAACATTAACAAGACTGGCGGTGTAGCGGTCTCCACCTGGAAAAACTTTAAGAATAGTTGCAACAGTTTGACAACCTCTTCTAGCTACATCCACTGATATTAAGTAAAAACTTTCCGTACCTTCTCTAACAATTTCGTGTGTTTCTGGATTAACCAATCTTCTCCTAGAAGCAAGCTTATCATAATCAAACCAAGCTTCTGATGAACTTCCAACAAAACGGCTCATATACTCTTTTGCGAAACCTTGTTCACTAAAAGTATTTGACATTCTCATTTCATTTAAGAAGTCAGCAGACAGAAGTCCTGTTTTAACAGATACTTTATAATCCATTCCCCAGCAGAAAACCTTTTGAGGATAAAGGATAGCAAGCTCCATCATTTCGATTGTTTTATCATAAGCGAATGTATTTTTATCGGATGCAGATGAAATCCACAACTGAACTTGCTATGGTTCATGAGGATTTTTATCTTGGTTTGCCATTGGGCGGTCAACATTCAAAAGAGGAAGAAGTATTTCGTTTACATCATCAGGGTCATGATCCTTAAGTACCCTCGATTTCTCGATATTTTAAAGGGAATGGACTATACAATCACATTGCTGTGTCTCTATTATAGTCTCTGAGCGTTCTTCTCTAAGAGAAGCTTCGTTGCGGATTGTCCAATTTCTAATCTTATTACCTTACCAACATAGTTAGTGTTGCCGCGTTAATGTCACCATTAACGTTTGGTAATTAGAACTCTAAGGATGTTCCCGCAGTTTAAGAGATTTTAGTTCCGCCATCTATCATTCCAAATAATGTTTAATTTAACATTTGAATATTTCTATATTTCCCATTCTTCAAATTTCTATTTACCTATCTAAACAATTTCTTCTTTTGATAACATTTTATATCTCTGTAAAGCACTATAAGCTTTACCAGAAGTTTTTCCTTTTATGCCATTAACTAAAAAAGATTTATGTTTGTCAAAAAATTTTGATAAAGCAGTTTCGATCCCTCGACTATAACTAGATGATATACATAAGCAATAAAAATAATCATCTTCAGTTAAATGGGTCGGGATTCTATTCTTATCAGCTATTTTACCTTTTGTATTAAAAATAGTATCAAATTTATCCTGAATTTCTTTCTTTTCCTCTTTAGTTAATCTATCTGCTTCTTCCTTATACCATAAATAAGTTTTTTCTCTTAAAATAGCTGATACTGTAGATGAGTCAATATTTAAAACCTTTGCAATTTTTTCTGTCATTCCTTTCCAACGGCATCCTATATAAATTAAACAATAGTTTTCAAAACTGAGATTTCCTCGAGTATTGCCTCCATCTCCTCCTAAAGTTAAATTATATCCATTGCAATAAGAATCATACTATTGTATAAATGCTTTTTCTAAAATATTTAACTCGTCCTTATTAGCTAAATCATATTTCTAATATTCAAAAGAAAAATTGTTTTTACCGTATTTATTCCAAGCACTTTGAAGTTTTTTATTCAAATGTTTATTGCCTTCTAAATCTTTAAAATGTTCTTTTTTCCTTCTTTCTAAATCGATAGTCTGTCCGACATATCTTTCTTTAGTTTTATTATTAATAATACTATAAATGTAACCAACCACTTTATCACCTCACCATTAAGTGAATTTTAAATACATAAAATTCAACTTTTGATTCTTGTTCGACGGAACTCATCTAAGATACCGGCAGTTGCACGATTACCACGAGCTGAGTTTAATGGTGAGATAATGTCTAGGAGAGAACCATTACGAAAACTTAGTTTTACGTAATCATTTCCAAAATTACCTTCTCCTAAAATTTCTTCTTTTAAAAGTGGGAAGATTTCCCATAATTGATGTATTTTTTGGTTCGCTACTTTAGCACCCTGTGCTTTACCAGGACATCCCTAAAATACATGACTTCCAGGTCTAAAAATACAAATTAAATAAAGAGCCAAAATACAGATAAAACTCTTACCGATAGCTCTCGGCGCAATAGTTAAAACTCTTCCGTGTCGTAAGCAAGCTCTTATAAAAATAATCTAAAAAAATTTTAGCTTAAACTTTGAAGTTGTAGGAGTAATCATTTTTAAATACAAGTCAGGATAAACTGACCAAGTATTCATAATCTACTCATACAGTCCTCGATTTCTTTCAATTCTTTGTTTTGTGATAACCGCGCCCTTTTCAAGTTCAATCCCATCTCGATAGAATTTTTTAGACACATTTTTCATCACAAAATGAACAGTATTCAGAATGGTTTGCGGCATTAATATCTAAACATTTTCCATTAAATATTTACCTCAAAATCTTCTTCCGTAATAGGTGAAGACCCCTATTCTTTCATATATTGCCTAAATTCTTCTTCATTAAAAGCGCCGCCTGTCATTGCCGCGCTAGTCTTAAGATTGTTAATTCTTAATTCAATTTCATCTGCGACTCCACTCTCATTAACATACAAATACTGTAACCAATACTTAATATCTTTAATGCAGAAGTCGACTTCATCTCTTACAGCGCCATCATAATATTTATTGACAAAACCAGTCTTTTCCAAGTAAGCCATAAGTTCTCCAACTGAATTAAATTCATTAGCATCCTTAACTGCTTTTGGAGTAATATTAGCTAATTTCGACAAATCATCGTAGGCGCGCAAGTCCTTAGAGAAATCTGCTCTTTCTCTAATCTTCTACTCAATAATAAGTGAAATCTTACAAAGTTTAAGAGCTTGGTCTTCATTTAAAGCACCAACAATATTTTGTGATTCAAGAAGTCCCTAATGAAGATTTTCAAGGTACTCTAGTTCCCCATCATCATAATTAGGTCCCCACTTATTTCGCAGTTTTCTAAACTACTCTTCCCTCAATTCTGGAATAGCATCTTCAACTCGATGTTCTTCCTAAAGTTTTAAATAAACTTCATTATACATTCCCCAATCCAGAGTCTCATATTTTTCATTTCTAAAGATGCTCATATAACGACCAAATGCATCTTTCACATCGCCATTATAAATTTTTTGCCATTGAGCCGGCACGAATGGAACATCCGCCCACTAGCAAAGTTTATCGACTTGGTTCCATCGTTTATCCTCTGGTGCCGCGGCAATAATCTTATCAATACAAGTCCTACAGATTGGTAAACTACCAGTATGAAGAGGAGAATTACAACCAATAAAGTTGGCTATAGTTTTCTCTTCTCCACACTTTATACACTTTTTAAGTGCCATAATCCTCATCTCCTTGTGCCATTGTCTAAATTTTAAAAGGTTTGCTTTAATTTTATGGTCGCCGGCACATCATAATTTATAATTTAAAGTTAAAAGAAAGTTGGGTTCTCTTTTAACTTTAACTTTCAATCAGAGAGTTGGGTTCTCTTTTTCTTTTTCTTTCTAAATAGCTTTATTGTCTTTCTGAACATCTTTCGCTAGTTTCAAAAGTTCTCTCTAAATCTTCCTAGACTTTTTCAAATAACTTCCCACAATTTCAGTTACATAATCTTCAAATGGGTCAATTTCTTCAACTTCCAAAATATTTCCAATCGCAAGTAAGTCTAAAAGTTCCAACTTTGAAATTTCTCTCAGAAATTCAACAGCCTTTTTCTCTTCTCCTTTCTTTGTCATTTATCTCTTAACCTCTTAATTCCTTATCACATTTCTTACAGCGGCCAGTAAGACCATCGAGTGCCTTTGCTTTTCTCACAAAATTTCGAGGGTCTCTCAAATACCACTTTCCACATCTTGAACACTACTTCCAAGCTTTTTCATAATCTTTACAGAGCCACTCATCATAATTAAGCTCAACCGCATCCTTAATCTTCCGAACTGCTTTGTTCCAAATAGTACTAATATAGTTCTCTCTGTGGCTAATTCCAAGTTGAGATTGGAGTTCTTCACAAATCTATTTGTTAGGGGTTTGGTTTTTCTTGAGTTCTACAATCAAACGTTGTTGCGGCGAAAGTCCTGCTTTTTCAATATAAAAGTCAAGAGTCCACAATAAGTTCCAAAGAATTGAATCTGGATGATATTGTGCCGCCGCCTCAATTTCCTTATAAAACTAAATCATCCAGTACAAATGTTCTTCTTTTCTAAAGTCCAAATAAGGTTTATTACCTTCAAGAATTTTATCCTCATTTGGTATCGCGGCACTAGTTTCGCCCTTATCCTCATGTGGATTCTAAAAATAAAAATCATCCTTATGATGGAAAAGACCTCTTGGTAAAATCGGAAAATTAAGTTGGTCTTGAACTGGACTTGGGTGGAATTGAGCCTTGTTCTTTTTTGCAAAAATTGTAGGACGAACTGAATCTACTAAGTAGTATTGTTGGGTTCTAAGTTCAATTAATAAATGATTTAAGTAGTAAAGCTGGGTGGAAGTAAGCTCAGGACAATTCGGTTGCCGCGGCTCCTTACCTTCATTCTATTTTTGAATAGCACCAAGTCTTTCAATTTCGGTCCAAAGTTCCCTCATATTTGGAATATCTTTATCTTTCTCCTTATCAATTGTTGGTTTAACATTTTTCCAGTGTGTTGGAGAACTAGAAAATGAACTTTCATCAAATGTAGGAGACTCCATTAAAGCATCTAAACTTGTGATTTTATCCTTATCTTTCCTATATGAGTTAAATTTAGTTTTAATTTGAATTTCTTTTCTATCGACAGAAGAAGTTCCGTCTTCATCTTTTCCATAAAGTACGTAATTTGTAATTGTTTCAAGCTCAGATTTGGTTAAAGTTTCCAGAGGGATTGATTTTATTGCTTCTAAACGGTCTTTAGAAGAATAGATGGAGAAATCAAGTTTAAATTTCTACATCATCTCACCTCCTTTAATTAAAGTATAACACGAATGATGAAGGAAGTCAAAGATTTGAGATAAGAACTCGTTCGAAATTAAATGAAAACCTCGATCAACATTAGAAAAAAATTGCTTGTAAGAATTTTGCCAGGGGAGTTAGTCTTAACTAACCGTATTTAATTTCTAAAATTTACCACCCGCCCATATTTTAGGTAAAAAAGACTGGCAAGATTTACCAAATTCAAGAGTTAGGAGCAGCTAACCTATAAATCTTATATAGGCGGGTATTTGTGCATTATGTATATATAAGGGGCGTTTTAAGGCTTTATATTTGTACATTATTTTTTAAAAAACCTATTGACAATTTGCTTGTAAAGGTGTATAATAAAGTCATAAGATTAAGGGTGATACAAAAACCACCGCTTAATAAAATTTTAAAAAAGGACGTGTTTAATATGACACAACAAGAATTTATAAGCCTTAAAAACAAATATCTTGTAAATGGTGTAAAGTCCATTATAGTAGGTACCAACCTTGTAGCACTCGAGCCTTTACACAAAGACAAGAGCCATAAAGCCTACAGACCTACAATGCAAGAGCTTGAACAATTAGTTGATGATAGCATGGTATCATTTTACAAATTTGAGATAGCTGAACTCACTCAAGAATTTTTTGAGATTTTTTTCTCAGAAAACTCTAAGGGTGAATACGACTTTCGTATTAATAAGACTGGTAGCAAGGTAAAACGCAAAAATAATCACTTTTTTTATAGTGACGATTTCAACGGCAAATATAAGATAGCTGAAATAAGCTATCACGATATTAAGGCAAAAAAAGATATAAATTTTGGTTATAAGAGTGAGATAGCTTTGTTTGGCAAGGCTGAGAAAACACATAACTTAATTGACGGCTATTACAACGGTGAAGCTGTACAACTCAAAGTATCTATCGGTCACGCTAATTTTGATAAAAAGAAGCAGACCGCAAATGTTATTTACTCATCAGCTAATAATTTTTAAAAAAAATAAGCTATAAAGTGTGGGCTTAAAGCCCACACCGATTAGCACAATTAAAGAGAGGTTTTAAACTATGAATAACAAAAAGCTAATTGAACTTGAAAAAATGAGTATTATAATCGAAAAAACTAGCAACTATATCATAGAGCTTATACACAATAACGAGAAAAAATCCCGTGTTTGTGCGGCTTATGGCGATTTAAGAGTGTACGCAAAAACTTTCTATGATATTTGCAATTTGCTAGATAGCTCAAAAAGTAGTGCAACTGCACAGAAGTTAGCTGATACAATTTACTACACAAATCCAGCTATTGATAGAGCTATTCAAGCGACCTTAGAATACATGAATAAATAAAAAAAAGTGCGGTCACTTTTGACCGCACAAGGCTATAAAATTTGGAGGTTGATATTAATGACAAAGATAAGTGAATTTTTTAGAACATACAAGAAGCTTTTAGATACTTGCAACGAGATACAAACACTTATAGAAGCAAACTGTTTAAAATCTCGTTTATGTGGACCGCTTGCAGATTTAACATTGTACAATTATCAAATAGAAGCTTTTTACGATAGTTGCGAGATTATGTTACCACAAGCCTATATCAAGTACCGCAACGCAACGCAACTATATTCAAAAACTAGAAATATGATTATGGACTATTTAGATAAATAAAATAAACCGGTGATTAATTTCACCGGTTCTTTTTTTCCTTTTGCCTATCCACAACTTCACACTTTATTAACATTTAAAACAGTCCTAAAAATTGGATAGTTTTAAATTATTTTGTTAATATTTTTAACAAACATGGGTCAACTATCCACGAGTTCATATATTATTCACACATTAAAGCCTAACTGACCACAATTTAACACTTTATTCATAAAATAGTTTAGCATTTGTTCACAAATACGTTATTTCTCATTCATAATTATGTGTTATAATAGTAATGTGACAGGGAGATTATGAACAAATTATGAATAATGCCTGCTCATTTTACTGAGTCGTGCCGTTCTACCGCACCCCGATGAGGTTAAGGTCAAGCGGCACAATAAGGTAAAAGGAGCTGGAAAAAGCTAGAAAATGGGAAGTTTTAAACTTCCCAATAAGCAGGTACTCTTGCTTTGAATTTGCAAAATCCATCGCTAATGCCATAAAATGGGCAGTTAGAACAGGTGTGTTTATTACAGAAATTTTTAAGAGTGTTAATTGCTCTATATTCTTTTTGAAGGTCTTTTTTGCTCTTTTCATACTCACGACATTCCAACTCAGTATCAAACTTTTTTCCGTCAAAGGCATAGTAAGTAACTTCTCTTCTCATTTAAAATCAATTCCTTTCTTTAAGAGGTTTTCCTCTTTTCTATGATTTAATTATACCATATGCTACCCCTCTTGTCAAGAATAAAAATAAACAAATTTAAAAATAAAAGTTTGTGTAATTTGTACATTGACTTTTGAGGGAGAAAAGAGTATAATATAATTAAAATGAGAGAATAGACAATAATAAAAATTTAAGTAATATAAATTTTAAAGGAGGCAATTTGATAAATATATATTTTGATAAAGATTATAATTTACTCATAACAAAAGAAGAATAAGAAGATAAAACTAATTTTGTTTATGTAGATAATTATATTGAATTAGTTGGCTTATTCGGACTTACTATAATAAATAATAAAGAAAGAGAAATATCAGACTTAAAACCAAATTTTTACAAATGGAATTTAATTAAGTTAAAATGGAAAGAAATGAATTTAGAAGAAAAAGAAAAATTTTTAAAAATTATGAAAAGAAAATCAAATGAACTTTTGACTTATACACAAAGATTTGATGAAAAATAAAAGTTAATGAGAAAAATTAATTTTCCTTTTTAAAATAATTGATTAAAAGTTTAAATTTAATCAATTATTTTCCATATATTCATAAATTATTTACATTGTGCCGCAATAAGGTTAAAAATTTTAACTAATGAGAATATCTACTTGTTCATAAGTAATTCACAATGTAAACGATTACATAAGTAAAGAAAAAAGGAGAAATTAATCTCCTTTTGTTAAATTAAATAGATAGTAATTTCAAGATAATTTACTTTAGGAATAACTACAGCTTTTTTAACTTCACTGTTTAAATATTCCTCTATTCTTTTAAAAAACCTTTCCATAGTAAAACGAGTATATCGTCTATTATATCCAACCATAGAACCAGTATTGTCAATTACTTCTATCGTTGTATTAAGTGGGAAAGTTGTTGTTTCAAGGTAATCTCTTAAAATCATGTAAATCAATCCTTTCTTATTTACTATAATAAGTATAACATAAAAAAATAAAGAAGTCAATCAGCAAAATGCACAAAGATAATTAGAATTTTTGTGCAAAATTTCAAACAGAATGTAAACGATTACATAGACTAACCCACCCCCATATTCACACAATGTTTACAATTAAATTTTAAAAAGTCTTGACAAATCAAGTATAAAGGTGTATAATAGTATTAAAGAAAGACGAAAGGACTTGATTTAAATGAAAAAAAATAAAACTACAAAAGTTAAAGGAATTATTGCACTTGTCATAATTAGTGTTGTTTTAATAGGTAGTTTTCTTACTATTGCTATTATGATAGATTGTCACGAGTGGAATAACGGAAAATGTCACAAATGTAGCACACAAGTAGAATTTGTAAATGGTTCTTATGACTACAACACAAAGACAAACCGCTTTTATTATCGTTGTCCAAAATGTGGTGATGTTACTACAACAGTATTTAAACATTCAGAGCGGAATTAATTCTGCTCTTTTCTTTTTTATTATAATGTAAACGATTACAATGCCCACTCACTACTTGTTCATAACTTAGTAATAAAGTGTATTATAAAGATGTAAACGATTACAATATAATCAAAAAATGTCGCCTTACGGCGGCACTTTGTTAGCAGAATAAGGAAAAAATATAAATTGCCATTGCAAAAGCAATATAAGGAGCAAAGAAAATTGCTATTTTCTTGCAAGGGCGAAACAACTCAGCAAGACGATAAACAAGAATAGTTCTCCAGTTTTCACAACCATAACGCATTAAAATCTTTTCACACATTTAAAATCAATTCCTTTCTTTAAGAGGTTTTTCTCTTTTCTATGATTTAATTATACCACTTTTTAAAATGAATTGCAATAGGCAAAATAAACAAATTTAAAGTTAGATTTTTAGTCACTTTGACTATTGACTTAAAAGAAAAAATATGATATAATGTAGATATAATAAAGAAAAGGAGTTGTTTATAAATGAGAAAAAATCAAAATCTATTTTTTACTGATATCAGACCAGTATCAATAAAACAGTCACCAGACTTAGACCAAGCAAATTTTGCGTATATAGAAAATGAAGCAGAGTTTTTTAAAGAACTTGATAAACTTCAAATACCTTATCGCAAGACCGCTTTTAGTAAAGTATGGCAATATGACTGGGAAGAAGACGGTTGGACACAAGAAATAGACCCAATCGTAGAAGTATCAATTTATAACAGTGCTATTCAAGTGATAAAAATGCAGGAAGAAAAAGACAACAAGAAAAAAGTAAAGAATGGTAACAACGGCAATACTATCATGAAAATAGTGGAAAATCTTACCAGCATTTCTGAGATTAATGACTTTTGTAAAAAGTTTAATCTATCTAATGAACTTATGGTAAAAATGATTGAAGAACTATTGACACAAAACTAAAAATCGTTGGCAATAAATACAAATTCGTTTTTATTGTCGATTGACATTTAATAGCAAAAAGAATTTCTCTCTTTATGAGAGATTTTCTTTTATACTTTTTAAGTTAAAATTTTTAACACTTATGACTCACCGCAGATTCATAATTTATTTACTTTTAGACTATTGACAAAATGAAAAATTTATGGTATACTTATTATAGTAAATAAGAAAGGACTTGATAAGAATGAAAAACAAAATTTTCAAAATGTTTGACAGTGTAATAACAATTATGTGCATTGCATTTGTTGTGTGGATAGTTGCGAGTTGGGTAAACATCAATCAGCATAACAATCCAATGCAAGAAGATTACAAAAACTATGCAAAATGGAATATGTTTGAAGTTTTTGAGGTGTTCAATGTTGAGTAGGCACAGCGTAACAGAACGTAGGTTCAAGTGTCCTTTTTGTAATTATGTTTATACCGCTTATAAAAGTTCTGCAAGAAGAACAAAAGAGGGACATTTGAAAAAAATTTATTGTCCTTTTTGTAAAGATACTCATAATTTTATACAGTTGTCAAGATACGAATAGAGTTAAAAAGAGGAATTTATTTCCTCTTTACTCTTATGATGAAATGTAAACGATTACATAGTGCCGCCGCTCGTTTACATTTTATTCACATTTGTAAACGATTACATAGTGCCGCCGCTCGTTCATAATTTATTCACATTTGTAAACGATTACGCCTGCTTGTGCATTTTGCACAATTTTAAAGAAAAGAATTGTGCAATTTTTTACTTGACAACAAAGTAATTATATGATATAATATAAGTACAGTAAGAGATAAGATTACTGAATTAAATTTGAAAGGTTTTGATTTTATGACATTCACATCTATACTTTTAGCCGTTCTTGCAGGTATCGCAATTTGGCAAGCAATAATTTTTATCGGCAATCTTTGTGGGATTGAAGATAATGACATTTTTGTGTATTTCATTACTTGCTTTTATACCGTACCACTCCTTATACTGCTACCACTAATCAGAAAATTAATTATGTTTACTTTTGGTAAACTTTATGTAAAAGCAGATTTTCATGCTAATGGACACGTTGATACTAGCATATATATGGCAAAAATACATAAAAAACTTTTTAAAACAAATGTTGAAGATAATTACTATGTAACTTTTGAAAAGAAAAAGTTTAAATCTTTACCAATGAAATGCGACATTTATCATAAAAATCAAAAACGTTGTCATAATGAAAAAATTGACAAATATTTAAAGAAAAGGGATTAATTCCCTTTTCCTTTTTATGGAAAATGTAAACGATTACATAGTGCCGCCGCTCGTTCATAATTTATTAATAAAGACGTTATGCCGTCGTAAGATTATGATAGGCAATTTCAACAAAAACGTTGCTTAAAATTTGTGCAAAATGACTATTGACTTTTATGCCTGCTTGTGGTATACTTATTATAGTAAATAAGAAAGGACTTGATTTAAATGTTACAAAATAAACTTGTTTATGTAGTAGGAACAAAACTCTTTTATAACATAAGAGTATTTGAAAATTTTGACAGTGCTTATGAGTGCTTTAAGAAGTGTATTACAACTGAAATTAGTCGTTGTGAGCATTTAACAGATAAACAAAAAGAACAGGCTTTCAACGAATTTGATTACTATTGCTCTTTTTTTGAAAAGCAGAATCATGAGCATATTACAGGTTCAACTTTTTATGAAGTTGAAACTGTTTTTAGAAAAAAAGTAACTTATTACTTCACCACAGAAATTTTAGAAAGGTAGGTAAATTATGGCAAAAGGTAAAACAACAGTAACAAAAGGTGTTATTTACACTGACGAGAACGGCAAAAAACACGTCCTTAATAAAGAGGAATTTCTTGCCAAAATGAATAAACTTGCGGCAAAAGGTAAAGCCAAAAAGGACAGCGAGAAGAGTTAATCTTCTCGTTTACTCTTTTAGTTAAAAATTTTAACTTAGGTACTGCACACTACTTGTTCATTTTCTTTTAACAATTCAACTATCCACCTTTTAACATTCTATTCATATTGTAAACGATTACATTTCAAATAAACAAAAGAGGGAAAATTTCCCTCAGATGTAAATAAATGTATGACCAAACTCATTTACAAAAATTTCCTTTATTTCCTTTTCTAGTATCTCTTCTTTTTCAAGTTCCATTGCCAAGCCGATATAAATGCACTTATTATTATTTTGTGCAATTTGTACGCTTATCGTACAATATCCATTAAGAACATTAATAAAATCTTTTATACACATTTAAAACAACTCCTTTAAAAATATAATAATATAATATGTGTTCATTGCTCCTAAAGTAGAATTGACAAGAATTGAATTAAAACTACTTTGTTTAATGCCGTCAATCAATCCAATTACGCAAGTATAAAAGAAAATAAATGAACCTAACGGATTGTTTGTAATTGTAAGTATTGCACCAAGAACTAACACCCACGCATTTATTTTAATCAAAGTTTTCATTGTGTTTCCTCCTTTACTATAATTAGTATAGCATAATTCTATCTAAATTGCAATAGTTAAAATAAACAAATTTTAATCTTTAACTTTGTGTATTTTGCCTATTGCATTTTATTTAAAGATATGATATAATAATTACAGAAAACAAGAAAGGACTTGATTATTAATGAAAACATCAACAACACTTTTAATTACTCTTATCCTTTAGATAGTATTGATTGTTATAACATGGGGTGAGGTGGCACTTATACTTCTTGTAGTTAAGTGGATAGGTGTAAAATTTGCCTTCTTTAAATGGAGCGTTCTTCTTACTCTTATAGCAGTTTTCTTCAAAGGTATTTTCAAAAGTAATTCTAGCAAGTAAAAGATTTTCTCCCTTTATGGGAGATTTTCTTTTTAGTCATTTAGTTAAAAATTTTAACATTTGCACTTTCCACCTATTCATAGTTTATTCATAAAGTCAACTTATGCCGCCCCGTCAAAATGTACAATTTTCAACATAAAACTTTGTGCAAAATTACAACTTGACAAGATTGTGATATTATGATATAATTATATTAAAGAAAAACGAAAGGACTTGATACAATGAGATTTAAAGATTTGAACGAGTTTAAAAACGACACAAAAAGAATGAACGTCATAAGAGAACGTTTGTCAAAAATCATCTATGAAAAAATGAAAGAAGAATTTACAGATGATTACGTCCGTTACATTCCTAAAGAGATAGGCATTACACCAAATTGCTCAAAAGTAGCAAAAAATACAGTTGTAGTTGATGTGGGAGATGTTACCACAAAAGAGGGCTTTGAACTCGGTGCTTGCGTGGAAATTACTGTAAAAGTTAAAAAATGGAATGGAGTTGAACTTACAAAAAGTGGTAACACACAGTATGGCGTGACACTCGATGACTATGACGAGAAATTGGAAAAAGAGGAATAAATTTCCTCTTTTTCTTTTATCTATTTAGTTAAAAATTTTAACTAATTGTCTACTCACCACTTATTCACATTCTATTTACATTATGCCGCAAGGGTGTAATCGTTTACATTCAACTATCCACCCGTTTACATTTCATTCACAATGTAATCGTTTACACTTTCAAAAAGGAAAAAAGAGGATATTATTCCTCTTTTTCCAACTTTGTGAGAATATTTTCCAAAGCGTTTACTACTGTAAAATCTTTACTTACTTTTACAAATTTTCTTTGTGTTTTTGTTTCCCACATTTTACCAACTTCTTCACTATCATCAATTAGGTACATTTTGGAAGCCTTTTTGATAATTGCTTTTTGCTTTGGTGTGCCGTATGACTGACAAGAAATGTTAGCAATAAATGGAAGATTTTTCTTTACCCATTTTCTTTTCTTTTCTGCACATTTCTGCTCATACTCAGCACTTGCAAATTTTGGTAGCCAAGTCACCACTTCAAAACGAACGTTTCTATTTGCCAGTTTTTTCATAAAGAAGTAAAGGTCATCTTTGTCAATTTCTGGAAGAAATTCTCCCTCAAATGCGTTAGGGTTTTCAGCCCTTAACATTTCAAGCCAGTTCTTTTTTCCGTAAAGGTCAAAAAGTGTGCCGTCAAGGTCAAAGCAAATTGTAATATGTTTCATAAAAATCAAGTCCTTTCAAAACTTTTTCTGTTCTTTTCTATGATTTAATTATATCACATTGCAAGCCATTTGTCAAGCTTTTTATTGTAAATAGTTTATGAATAAGTTAAAAGATTTGATTATGCCAACAAACGAGCATTTTAATAAGGTAAATTATAGAAATTGACTTGCCACTTGTTCATAAATAGTTTACAATTAAATTTTCAAAAAGGGGTTGACTTTTCTTTTATAATGTGATATAATTAAGGTACAGTAAAGGAAAGAACAAAACCTTTACAAGAGAAATTGAAAGGACTTGATTTAAAATGTTTACAAGAAAATATGTATGTGTGCTTGACGTTGAGGGAATGAGCGGAAAAAGACCTTATAACATAGGCTATATTATTGGTGACCTGCATGGTAATATAAAAGTGCGTCGTTCTTTTGCTCTTATGCCGTTTATAATGGAAAACCTCTCAACGGCTATCAAGTCGGCACAAGAAACAGCAAGAGAAATGACCCACAAGAACATCAAGGAAATTTTGGAAAATCCTAGTAAATATCATTGGAATATGCCACAGACTTTTTTTGATAGGTTCATTCAAGACCTTGTGGAAAATGATGTAAAAGAAGTATGGGCTTATAATTGTGCTTTTGATAAGTCGGCAATTTTAAAAGTCATGGAATATCTTGACAAGGATAACATTCTTTTACAAATGGGTGTTAGTTGGCTTGACATTTGGTCAGCTATAGTAATGACAAAATGCTGTTGTAAAAAATTTGTAAAGTTTTGTAAAGCTCATGGCTTTATGACAGAAAAAGGAAATTGTAAAACGTCTGCTGAGGTTGTGTGGGGATATTTAACAAATAATTCCAGCTTTAAAGAAGAACACACAGGGCTTGCCGATTGTGAAATTGAATACCAAATTTTACTAACGGCAAAATCTACCAAAAAGAAGATTGACGGCACAGTTAGAAGTCCATGGAAACTTGTTAAAAATTTTTGTGAACAAAATAACATTTAACTAAAAGGGGAGCAATCCCCTTTTTCTTTTACCTTAAATAATTAAAACTTTTAACCAAAATCTTTACTTACCACATCTTCATAATTTATTCATAGTTAAAAGTTTTAACTAAAACACTGACTCACCACACATTAATAATTTGTTCAAAGTTAAAAGATTTAACTTATTAATTTATCTTTAATAAAAAGTTCATTTAAAATTCATTGACAAACTTCAAAAATTATGGTATACTTATTATAGAGAAAAGGAAAAGGAGAGAAAAAGAAAAGAGCCGAACGGCACAACGGCTTATAAGTTAAGCAAACAAAACAAATTCACAAAATGTTTACTTGACAAATTTAAAAAAGTGTGCTATAATATAAGTACAGTAAAGGAAAAGAATAAACCTTTACACAACAAATTTTAACCGCTCAAAAAGAGCAGAAAGTCGAGGTAAATTATGGCTAATACAACAATGACACAGAGAACATTCCTTGAAATGGTAGTAAACGCAAACATTTCAGATGAAATGACAAAGTATGCTACAGAGAGAATTAAGCACCTTGATGACGTTAACGAACACCGCAAGGCTAAGGGTTCAAAAACTCAGAGAGCAAATGTAGAGGTTAAAAAGACAATTCTTGCAAGTCTGGAAGAGAATACTGTTTACACGGCTTCTCAGGTGGCAGAAATGGGAATAGAGGGAATAACTTCTACTCAGAAAGCGTCCGCACTTCTCCGCCAAATGACAGAAACTGGAGAACTGACAGTAACAGACATTAAGATTAAGGGTAAAGGCAAGGTCAAGGGTTATTCCCTTGTTTCCCCTGCTCAGGAAGTTTCTGACAGTTCAACTGTAGAGGAACTTGACTAGGAAATTTATGACATTTAATCGCTTAAAATAAATGGGCGTAATTTACATTTATTGAAAAGAGGACGGCAATAGTCGTTCTCTTTTTATTTTTTGTGAATTAGTTAAAAATTTTAACAAAATCCACTCCCCTTTTATTTAAAAATTATTCATAAATTGTATTGTGCCGCCGCAAGTTCATAAATTGTTTACAAAAGAGGGGTTGACAAGACGATAAGAATGTGTTATAATAAGAACATAGAAAGGAAGAGGATAAGATGATTAGTCCACTTGTTCTAAAAACGCTTAAAGACCGCAATGAGAAAACAACAGAGGAAAAACTTGAAAGGAATGTGAAAAATATGACAACATATGCACTTGTAGACACAAAGGACACAAACAACGTTAAAAAGTGAGAAATTCTCGATAAGGTAGAGATTAACAAAATTGACCTTATGGACTGTATAAAAATTCAAAAGTGGTATGAGGACAGTTGTCCAAATATCAATCCTCTTGCCCTCTATCTGAAAATGTGCCACTTGCAAGAAGAAGATTACGATTTTCCATATGTTGGAGAATCAGAAGAAGACCGTCCGCTTATCATCACAATCATTGAAAATGGCGAAATTTTCCAACCATAAAGAAAGAGGGATTATCCCTCTTTTCTTTTTATTTAATTAGTTAAAAATTTTAATCAATGCTCACTGTGCCACTGCTCGTTCATAGTTTATTAACAAATACAGCCGCCACTCGTTCATAATTTATTAACAATTGCCGCCGTCTGAAAAATTTAGAGTTTTAGTTAAAAAATTTTACTTATTAAAAAAACCTTTTTAAGTTTATGTCCAATTTTTTGGACAGCCGGCAGGTTAAAAATTTTAACTAATTAAATAAAAGAGAACGCTTATGCGTTCCCCTCTTTGGCAAGTTTTTCCTGTCTTCTCTTTTCTCTTAGTTCCTTATCTCTTCTGATTTTTTCCTCTTTTGCTTTGGCTTTTTCTTCCTTTTCTTCTTCTCTTTTTATTAACTTTTTCTTCCATTCTTCTGCAAGTGCCACAGGGTCAAATTTTGGTATAATTTTCTTTGGAGTTTTGCGGTTCTGGAAGTCTTTTACAGTAGGGGAAAATGTGGCAAAAATTGGTTCTCCCATATCTGTTTCATCAACTTTTACCGCTATCTCACTATCACCGATAATGTAAACATTTTCCTTGCCGTAGTGGGACTTGAAAATTTCTACCATTTCCGCCACTGCTTTTGCTCTTGACTGGTTTTTCTGAGTTGTAATTGTCATATACATCAACCGCCTTTTCTTTATTTTCTATAATTATTATATCACACTAAAAGGAAAATGTCAAGAGTTAATTGTGAACTCTTTGTAAATTCCAAGTAAATTTGTTTTGAACATAATAAGGTAAATTATGGATTAGAAATTTCTGGACGAAATACAAATTTTGCCTATTGTAATTCGAGGCAAACTAATGTAAACGATTACATTCGCTTACCAACAGTTCATACTTTATTCATAAGTGTCAAGTGGTTGACAGATGCAAGCCAGCAGACACTGGCGCGCCACGGCACTAAGCGATGATAAGTGACGATAAGCTGGAAAAAGCTGGAAAAGCTGTAATTTAAAAGGAGCTGCAAAGGAGCTGCAAAAGCTGCCTTATTGATGGCATCGAAGGATAAGTTGGATAAAGGATAACCAGGAGCTGCGCCGCGGCAAATGAGGAAGGAGAAGAAAAGTAAAGAAAGCTGCGATTTAGTTAAAAATTTTAACTTTTAAAACGCAAATGTTAAGAGTTAATATATAAAGTATTAATAATCATTCAAAATTAACAACAGGGGCTTCATTTAGAAGATTATCCTTAATAGATTGAGGAATAACACCATCTTTATCCTCTAAAAGAGAACCTGCTTCGCCGCCATCTGTGTAATAATTAACTTTTTCAATAACAAAATAAGAAATTTGTTCATTAAAATTGTTGTTTTTCTTTGTTTCAACACGATATTTAATGAGATTTAATTTACCAAGCCAGAGGATTGCGAGATAAATCTTTTTATTAGTAATTTGATGTTTAGTATATCCCATAAGTTCTCTAGCTTCCTTCAAAGTAAAAGGACATTCACTATAACCGAAACTGATTGCTTTTTCTTGTAAATTAGCTAGAAAAAGATAAAGCTTAAGCTCAAGCTCTGTAACCTAATACTTAGAGATAATCTTATCAACAGTTTCTTTAGGAATAATTCGATATTGAGTTCTTTCTTTGCTTAGCTCATAATATCCCATTGTATATTTCTTTCTCTTCATAAAAGCTTCATCCCAAGATTGACCATATTCTGCTGCCGGCCCATGGTATTTTACAAGGTCGCTTTCTTCGAGAACTCTCCAATACTTTTTAATAGTCTTGTAATCCATGTGAAGCATTGTTCTAATCTGATTAAGATTAAATTCAGTTTGATTGAAGCGCCGCGGCACATTTCTACCCATAAAGTGCGAGAGACATACAAGGTAGGTATAGAGTCTCATTGAGTTTTTTTGAACTTTCTCATTTTCAGAGACAATAGGTAAGCTTTCAGAATTTTGTTTAAGTTGTTTTTTGTTACTAGTCAAAGTAATCACTCCTTTAAAAAAATATTGAGAGTTTTTATCTCTCTAATTATAAGTAAATTTGTCTAAAAAATACTCTAAGAAAAAAATATTTTATGCGAACGTGCTACCTAAATTATGCGAACGTGCTACCTAAAATATTATTTATGCTACCTAAATTATGCGAACGTGCTACCTAAATTATGCGAACGTGCTACCTAAAATTGCTTCCATATCTATGGAACACTCGCCTATAACCTAGACAAACAACTCAGCCACCAGTCAAATAGTTGACTTCTTTTTGTTAAAATTTTTAACTAAAATGCCGCCCCTCTTCTTTATTAAATTTAATACTGACCCCGCCCTCTTTTCTGCCGCCATACCCCTACCCTCCTTATATGAGTTAAACAATAACCCACCCCGATATAAGCTATAATGTTAAAAAGCTAAATAATAGCTGAATTGCAAAAATTCGCCAATTTTTAAGAGTAGTTATTGGCATAGTTTGGATGCGCCAAGTAATTTTACTGTAATCGTCTAACGCCGTTCGGCCTTGTCGTTCGCCCACGTTCGTTCTTTTTTGTTCTTCTTTTCTCTTTTTTTTCTCCTTTCTTCTCTTTCTCCTTCTCTCCTCCCTTTTTTTCTTTTC